TGGTAAAATTACATTTGATCCTGATAGCGTACCTCTAGGTCTTAAAAAATCTAAAACAGGTACCATGACAGATGGTACGAATCAATCCATTATGGTTCCTATCTATGAGGCAAGAGCTTCTGAAAAAGGTTCAGGTTATAATCTTAATGGTTTTGGTTTAACAACGATGTATAATTCGGATGCTGATACTACAATCATTTCTAAAACAAAAGCATTACCTTATGGTTTGTATCTTGTTAACAAAGTAACTGAAAACAGCAGCCCTATTAATGTTAGAACATTATCAGGTGAAACCTCAGTAATAATTTCTTTAAAAGAGAAAGCTATTCACCCTGCTACTAATGGTAAGATTGACTTTGAGAGTGTGTTTAAAAACTTATGGTTTAACGAAACAGATAAAACAAAACGTATTGCATATAAAGAGTATGATGGGTTGTATTTCTACAGAAGTAACTTTGAAACTGCTCTTAAACTTTTTGTTAATGAAGAAGTTAAGTATCTTAGCAATACACCTGCAGCATGGAACGACGGCATCAATGCAGCATCTTCATCATGGTTTGATTTTACAACTACGGATGCTACAGCAATTATAAATGATATTTACTTAATGAATCCATTCGTATGTAAATCATCTACGGCTGTACAGTATTTTACAATTAGTAAAGATACTGAAAGTTCTACATTAACAGGTACTCAAGCTGAAGTACAATTCTCAGGTTCAACACCTATTTATTTATCAGGTAGCGACGATGGTACATTAACAGACCAAGCATTTGAAGATGCTTTTGCTGTTGAGTTAAAACGTTATTTAGATTCTGATGATACGGGTGTTATGGATACGGCTATCAATGTCGATTCTATTATGTACGATTCAGGTTTCTCTTTGCCTATTAAAATGGCTATGATTAACTATATCACTGTACGTAAAGATACTGCTGTAGCATTAGCAACCTATCTTGCCTCTATGGGTGAAAAATACCAATCACTAACAGATGCTGCTGCTATTGGAACAGCCTTGGAAACTCGTTTGATGTTAGCTCCAGAGTCAACCTATTTTGGAACAAGTGTTGCGAGATGTATCATTTGTCTGGGTGAAGGTAATATTAAAAATTCTGACTATACCAATTTGGTACCATTGACTTATGAACTTGCTGTTAAAAACGCAGCTATGATGGGTGCCTCTAATGGACTATGGAAAATCGACGAACTTTTTGATACAGCTCCTAAAGCTAAGTTAGATTATATCATCAATTACAAACCTGAAGATATTCCTGAGTCTTATAAAACAACATTATGGAATAACGGTCTTGTTTATGCACAACCTTATGACAGATCATCTTATCATGTTGCTGCATGGCAAACTGTCTACAGTGATGATACCTCAGTGTTAAATAGCTGGTGGGGTTCTTTTGCATTAACAGTGTTAGCTAAAACAAGTGATAAAGTTTGGCGTATGAATACTGGTAGTACAAAACTAACAGATGCTGAGTTCATAGATAAAGTTAAAGCGGATTACAACAAAGAGTTAAAAGATGTGTTCGGAAGCTTATTTACTGTTGTTCCTGTTGTCTATATTGACGACAATGACACAGCCAGAGGTTACAGTTGGCATGCTATATGTAAGCTTTATGGTAATGTTATTAAGACTAAACAAGTCTATAACACAGGTGTATATCGTGCATCTGATCTTACATCAACTAGCAACTAAAGGATAGCATATGGCAACTAAAACATTAAGCGACTTATTGATAGCTAAGGGTACAGGCTATTCTGATACCAATACAGCAAGTATGAATTTATCCCGTGGTGGCCAAAGTGGGCAGATGCCTGTTCTTGGCGCTATGGATGGTGGCGAATACGCTCATGTTTATGTAAGTAATCAAGCGTATGTACGTAGAAATGTTATTCCTATTCTTATTGCAGCTCCAACAGCATTTACTTATTTACCAAACTCTGAAGAGTGGATTAAAGCGTATAAGCATTTGTTGGAAACAGCGATGGAAACTATTGATGGTCTTAACACAACACTAACGGTTGATTCTGATGATCATCCATTTGGTGGTGGTGGCGAACAACAATCAGAACCAACTAACAGTACCTATTCACAATCCAGTATTACTTATACTTGGAAAGAGAAGAGTTTAAAGTCTGTTGTTAAGTTCTGGGATAAAGTAATTCGTTACACAATTATGGATCCATTTACTAAGAAACCTTTAGTAGCAAACTTAGATGCTTTTTCAAGTGCATTTACAGGTGCGTATACTCCAGATTTCTATGCGGGTACTATGTTGTTTATCGAACCAGATATTACACAACTTGTTGTTGTTGATGCTTGGTATTCTACTAACTTCTATCCTTCAACCGCAGGTGACAGAACAGGTTCACGTGACTTACACTCAGCAGGTGATACTAAAGATATTAGTATTGAATTTAAAAACATTACTATTAATAACGAAGCAACGCATGCTCTAGCAGCTACGATTCTTCCAACGATCAACACTCTTAAATATATGCCTGACACTAAGATCATTGTTCCTACAGCAATTGATTCAAGTGTTACCGCACAAACAGGTGTTGGGTATTCTGACACGCCTTCTGCTTAACTTGATAAATGATACCTACGCTATAGGGATCGTTGATTCTAGAGCCAGCTAGATAGCAAAAAAATAGATAAACACACAACTACATATCCATTTCTGGATATGTAGTTGTTATTTTTTACAGTTTGACTTTCACCAGCAGTTATTTTAGATCAATACCAAGAAGGTCTTTTGTAAGCATCGCTTCCAAACCTTTGATAAATTTTTGTGTTGGTTTTGCATAAGGATCAGTGATAACGGTACGAATAGTTGATTTTGTTACAGGCTCACCAGAACCGAATCCAGGTGTAAAGGTTTTCTCACGAGTAACAGTATACGCTACAGAGCCATTTGCATTTGTAGTATATGGCGCTTGAAGTGAAACAGAATCAAGATCTTTGTTACCTTTAAGAATCTTCTTACCTTCTTCAACAGCTTTTTCACCTGCAGCATCAATGTAAGCTTTTTGAAAACGTTGTACATCTTCCAGAACCACTTTTGTAATACCTTGACCTTTAGCCGCTTCAACGAATGCTTCTTGATTATCAAGAACAGCTGACGCTACTTTACCGACAACTTCAACTTTAAACGAACCCGTAATCTCTACTGGTTTTTTCTCTTCTGACATATTTTCTCCTCACCGGTGATTTTTTCTAGAGCGTATACACTCTAACTAAATAATATAGTGTTAAAATTTATTAACAATTAACACAACCTCTGTTCTAGTTACTCATTGGCTTATCAGTATCAAGAATAATTCTTAACAATGTAAGCGTATTTATCATAGTAACAACACGTTTGTAAAAATAACCTAACTTGGTAGCTTTAGCTAACATTGGTACAATAAGACTGTAATGAACAATATCCTCATATGCACCAGGCTGCTCTTTTAAGAATTCGGGAGTTAGGATATCTCTATTTAAAACTATAGGTTCAGATTTATTCTTATCAAGACGTTTTTCTAAATCCATACTAATTAAAGTAGCGATATTGATATTTAACAAAGTATGTACAAGATTCATAAATGTCGATGGCAACATAGTATCTTCTGATGTAACAATATCTCCTTCAGGATCAATACCCTTCTTAAGATATTTCTCATAGTGTTGTTCTACATCTTTGTATTTTATAAGCGATGTGAGCAAGTGCTCGTTCTTATAGAGTGTAGCCTCGGCATTTAGGATAACAGTACCTGCAAAACGATTATTCACAGTTGGCTCGAATACATCAAGTTCATTTATCAGATGTGAGATATTAAGTTTTACATCTTCCATACTTTTATCATCATAGGATAATTCGAAGGATTCATCACTTTTGCTACGAGTAATAAATTTTATATAGTGTTCATACTTAGGGTTATTCAAGGCTTGTGTGTAAGCATCGGTTACCTTACCGAAAACCAGATGTAAAGAGTTCCTGGAAGTATTGATACCGTCATCATTATAGGCCTGAAGCACTTTACTAATATCATATCTTGATTTAATAAAAGCAGCTGTAGCTATGATAGTACTAATATTCATTTTACTACCATTAGTCATAAGTAGCTTTTCAAGTATTTTATCAGGGTTAATGTGCAATATACCATTTGAAAATCCAGATAAAAACGTGTAAGACTCATCCCTAATCAGATTAAGATATGTTTCTCGTGTTCCTGTAATAGGCTTTGTATTACCAGCGGACCTAAAGAAGTTTTCAGCCTTCTTAATAAAATCAAGAAGAGTTACTACTAAATATTCGTATGTAATCGTTAGTATCATTTCTTTATCTTCAGTGGTGATTTTAACATCTTTGATCACACCGGCACCGGTTTCTTTAAGTAACTGTGTAAGCTCTGTGTAAAGTTTAGATAACGTTTTCATATGTTTAATATAATCTTTACTAGGATCAGTTTCAAGTTCATTTTTATAAACATAAGCTTTACCAAGTAACTCGATAGATTTAGAATGCAGTTTCATAGCCTTGTAAAAAGACACTAAAACATCTTCAAAACAGATAGCCTCATCAACAATAGTATTTAATTTTTGATGGGATAGCGTAGAAGGGAATGGGTCAAACGGACTGTTAATTGTTAATACTAACTGGTGTTTTTCGTTATTAATATATTTCATTAGTTGCCCTTTTCTTTATTTAAAACAAGAACACCACCGAAATCAATATTCTGTAATAGAATACCTCCTTGCGCTTCTTTTAATGCTAGGAATGCTTCGCACTCTTTTTTAGTTTCAGGTGTAACAGTTACAAATACATCATTCATAAGGCCCTTTACCAATTTAAGTGTAGCATTAGGTCTATGATTAATCTCAGTTGTTAACACTGTTACTGCGTTATTAATAAGCTTATTTTTACATAACCCAGAGTAACTTAAAGTAGCCTCTATTTGTTTAACATCTGGAACTAAAACTTTATTAGCATAAACAACACCATATGGTAAAGCTAATAGTGCTTCTCCATCGCTATACTCATCGTAGTTATTCTTACCAGCATAGGTTGTTTCAGCCTTATCAGCGTAATAAACAATGAAGTCAGCTCCGGCACTAAAAGATTTAAAATACTTAGTGACACCACCAGCATAAAGTGGAAACCAACCAAAGCTACATGTTACATGCGGTTCAGTTTTAAATACCTTATTAGCTGTACTTAATCCAACGAGATGTTCTATAGACCCAATTACAAAAACCTTAAACCCATTCTTGGCTTTTACGCACACATATGCTGTTTCGCGACCTACAAACAATCCTATAACATGGTTAATAGATTGTTCCTTGTTAGAAGGTTTACCATTTTTAAGTATTACTGTAACTCTAGCCCCTTCAGTAACATCATCGGCTATAATGATATCAGTACCTATCTCCATCTCATCAATGGGATAGTTTGTTACAACATTAGTATCAGTATCCTTAATACTGATTATTATTTTTTCAATAACATCACCAAAGGCTGCATCATGTGTTGCCAGTCTAGTAATGTTGATATCCTTAATTGCTAATCCCATAGGATTCTCCTTTAGTAGTTTATACTTAAATAATATATGTCTATACAATAGTCTAAACTGTATTTTTTGATTTATAAATATACAGGAGGAGCTTATGGCTATATCCACGGACAGGCTATCATTATCAAGCCTAACCGACATACCAGTCGGTAACTACTCTACAGCATCCGATACTAATGCTGTTAATAATACTCGTTCATTATCCGATAGTGGTAGTGACATTATGAGTGGTATTGGTAGTAATGTCAGAATGGGTAATCAAAGTTTATCATCATCTTTAGGAATGTTTGATACATCGTGTAACACCTCTGGACTATCTTCTAACCAACGAAGTAACTATTATACTTCTCGTGATTCTAGAAATTTAGGTTATGGTGGTTCAACGTTATGTAGTAATGGACGTCGTAGTAATGGTATGGACGGTGTTTTAGGAAATGTTAATAACTTAAGTAGTTTTGATAACGTTAGTGTAAGATTACCAACAACCAGTATCATGGGTCTTACGAATATGATTAACTCTACAGCTACAAGCTTATTTGGGTCAACCATAGGTGGTTTGATATCAATACCTGTCTGTTTGATAGGAAGTGTACTGAGTGGCCTCCTAAGTGCCTTAAATAAGATAGGTTCATCATTATCCAGAAAGCTAGGTTTAACAAACTTACTTAATTCTAGTTTAGCACGTTGTTTAACTAAAGCTGTTAGTGGTATTATGTCAAATAGTAGTGTTACAACAGCTACAACAGGGAGTGTTATTAATCATGTTAGTAGCTCTGGCGCAGCAACATCATCTACCTTTATAGATGGTATGCTATCAAATGGTACAAGTAGAGATACTATCTACAGTGGTTTAGGATATTCTTTAAGTGGGACAAATGATAATAATACTGAGACAAAGCTTTCTGTTTTAAATTCAGTTGTAAGCACAGATCCAGCAGGTTCAGGTTCATTATCTCAAAATTATACTAAATCAAGTCTAGATAACGTTATAGGTAATCTAGATAACACAACAAACACTAACACTACCTATGGCACAGGTGACTATAAGAATGTTGTTACAGGTTTAAACAATGTTGACTCTTCTTGGAATAAAGACTCTGCAGGAGATACAAACTATTATAGAACTAATGGTAATAAAAGATTATCATCCCTATCGGCAACAGATGTTACTGGTAAAAGTTCTACAGATACATCTGGTACTTATAATACCAGTCTTTCAGAATCAGAAACTATCTACGCAATAAACGCAGTGGCGTAAGTAACACAGACTAGGACATTAGTCCTAGTCTGTGTTATTAGTATTTGTTTAACTGGTTAACGTTAACAGTATGATCCATAAGAAGACCACCTAGGATATTATTTAATCCTCCTGCACCCATTCTAACACCCATAGACGCAGGTGATATCATTTGATCAAAAGACATCAATAACCTAGAAGCTCTTAATTTAATCTTAGGAACAGTATACTTACTGGTTAGAATATCTCTAGAACCTAGTACCGCTAGATAATTACCCATAGGAGTATTGTCATTAAGCGCAACACCAAATGAACTAAAAATACTACTTGATACTGGTGCAGTTATTTTATTACTAAAATCTGTAACTGTAAAACTAACATCAATAGCAAGTGGTCTACGTGTTTTACTAAACCCTAAGTTAGAAGTTCCTCTGGTAATACTTAAACTCGTTATCATACCCATCTTAATATTTTGTACACCTTTACAAAACGCAGAACATAAATAAGGCGAAGCGTAGGAACTCATACCTGCAGATAGTGGTAACGTCCCTGCTAGTAGCATACAAAGTGGTATATAAATATTTTGCATCTGAGATATAGTATTACCGTAAGGTGATATCAATTGTATCGTATAAGATGCTGACGGCATGCTCATATCTGAATCTTCCCATTTTTTAGGTATATCTACGAAAGCGCTACCTGTAGCTGTAGCTATAGCACCAGATAACCCAAAAGACACACTATCTAATGCACCAGAAAGAACATTCTTAACTGTAGCTAGCCCAGCAGTTACAGTATCATTAATATTACCCCCCTCTAGATCAAACTTAATATTTCTAGCAGCGGTAGCGACACTTTTAATCTTATCTGCTAATCCTATATTGCCGGTAGAGTTACTAAAAGATTCACTTACAGGACCGGAGTAGTCAACAGCAAACACAGCATGCATAGCACCATCTCTAATACTAGAGTCTAAAGCTCGTGTTAACTTATTTAAGTAACCCTCTCTATCCGGATCATCTTTACCAGGATAGGTACCAGCATTATCTTTAGTATAGTTTGGCTTAGTAGTTGTACTATCAGCAGATGTTGTTGTGGCTGTTTGCGATGTAGTTGCCGTAGACGTATCGTTAAATCTTTCTCCGTATAACTCACTACCTTTAACCATCTTATCTAGAAAATCTTGAAATTTTACAACTGTTCTTTCAAAGGATATAGCGGTATTCATCATGGATATTAAACTTGATGGACTATTCTGAGAAGATGTTGCGTTTTCATTTTTAACATAACCTACAAAGTTAAAAGCACCATCAGGATTTTGATCATAAAGTTCTCGTTCATAATAGTGTTGGTGATTAGCAATGATTTGTGGTCTAGCGGCTATGGCATAAACATCTATATAGTTATTGTTACTTAGTAACATTGGAAATTGTCTACGCATCTCACTTAGATCTTCTTGATTCAATCGTACCGGTAAACCCATACGTTGTGCTACAGTAGAGTCATTCATTAGCTCTGGTATTAATATGCCCATTTCAGTAGCTAATGTAGTTACCAATGTATTAACAGTACCCCAATAGGCATGCATGGCGGGTTTCATGTAGTAAAAGTTAAATTCTTCACTGCCTAATATCAATTTAGAAACTAACTTTAATGCCCATATCGATAAGGTTATCATAGGGAATGCGGCAAGCATGATACCATCTCCAAGAAATTGACCTACAATATAACCAACAGGAACCTTACCTGTATTAGCTACAACACTATCGGTATAATCTATAGCTCTAGTAAAGAAGTTAGGTAAACTGTTAAATTCAGCTACACCAAACGTAAAATAAATTAATTGTAAGTTATCATCTATAGCCTCAGAATAGTAACGTCCCATACCGTAATTACCTTCATGAGATGGAACTGTAACTTCGTTACGTGTAACCCTACTTCCACTACGTATATCAGCATAGCGTGTAAATTGTGGTCTGGCATTAATGGCGATATTACCACCTAGTGTTGTATCTGAGAATTTCCAGGCTGTTGTTGTAAAGTACCTATTAACAGCATCTATATCTTCTAATTGATCATCTGACATAAAAAATCTAAAATCAACCCAATCTTTATCAATAACTTTAACACTGTTATTATTAGCACTTTCTTTATCAGTTGTTGTTTTGATAACGGAACTTATATCATAGGTTGGGTATAAATCAGTTATCCCTAACCCAGTTGTATCTTCAGCCATTTAAAGCTCCTTATAATCTCATAATCAAAAAAATAACTAACTTAGGGCTTAAGCCCTAAGTTAGTTACCATTTACGTAAATGTTTAAAAGCAGGATCTACAGAGTATTTGGCCCTAAGTTCCATTGTGATTTCATTTAGATAAGCACTATCTTCAATCGAGAAGTTACCGCCACCTAAAATCTGCTGCAGTGAAACACCGGATAATAAAGCTTTAATATCAAGAGTTTGTGTATCTAAACTTTCAATAGTTAAACCTAAACTATTTTTTAAAGTATCCGCCTTATTAGCATATTTAATACCAGGTTCTAAAACCCAGTCCCATGTTATAATAGTGTCTAATGCTTTATGATTTACACCACCAATAATTTGGTTATTAGTAATGCAACGTATAGAAAAAGCAACATTACAATTAGGGTCTTCAAGATCTTTAGCTAAACCATCACCCATAGCTCCAGTAGGTCTTAACCAGGCAACAACTTTAATAATGTTACCTTTACCCGCTAATCCTGAATCGGTAGCAGTGGGAACAAGATCAACTGCCTTAATATGGTGTGACACATTTGTTAATTCAATACGCATGTTTCTAGCATAATACTGAGCGGCAGACATACCAGGTACAAAAGCAGGATGCCCTGCTTCACCTTTAAGGTATCCTGAAGTAATACGACGCATGAATGCACTCGAACTACCTTTGATCGTTTCTTCTATATTGTCTTTAAGATAAAATTCTCCAGCAGAGTTGAAGCAGTTAAATGCTCCAACGTCCATCTTATAATATCCATCAGCATCTTTCTCCAGTTTCTTGTTCTGAGGAAGGACATCGATATTTGTAAATGATATTCTTGGTAAACTCATGTTATCACCTTGGTTATTTTCTTAATATCTCTGAAAGTTTTGAGGTAGTTACCTCATTATCTACAAGAGCTGTTTTAATTCCTTGTCTAAAATACCCACCTATTAGTTTAGCAGCAGTTGTATTTAAACTATAGAAGACGTTATTGATTCCAACGTAAGCAGGTTTCTTTTTAAGATCTTCTACTGTTTTAAGGGTCTGCCTAAAAAAGATACGTTTATCATCAGGATCTCTTGCTATGATAGATGCTAATAATTCAAAAGTTAGCATGTTCTTACCAATACGGCTATTAGCATATTTCATAGTCTCTAAAAATAGATTACCGACATCGTCGTAGTCTAAGAAAAAAGGTATGTTACCTTTAATAAAAAACTCATCAAACATCTCATAAAGAAAACCATCTGACATAACAAGATTGTTATTTGCAATAACAACGTCATTTTTTCTAAAGGTAAGTATCTTATAATCAGATTCATAAAGTACAGCATCATGAACGCTGTAAGGGGATAGCCCCTCAATAATAGGGGCGATTGAGATATCATAGTTATCATCTTCGTCGATAATAGCATATACTGATAATGTTTTAACGGTACTACCAAGTACCGCTAGATTCCTATTGATATAACGTGTAGGAAAAACAATCTTAATATCTCTAGTTGCTATAGTAACATCCCCTATAATATTAAAACAACTTTTAATAGCTTCACTATTTCTGGTTAGTTTATCAGGATAAATGACTTCCATTAGATACCTCTAACATCCACCTGTGTGAATAGATAGTCTAAAATAATGTCAAGCACAGCAAAAGATGCAGCTTTCTTAAGATCATTGTCTTTAAACAATTTAAGATAACTAAGCATATACTCTGTGAATGCAAAATAGTTCGTAGATGCAAAATACACCATACCAAAAATAAGTCTGCTTATCTTTTCAACATCAACGATCGTAGCACTATCAACACCTGATAATAATTCATCAATCTTACTCTCTGATTCAGCAGGTGTTAACCGTACGTAATCCACTAGATATTTTGGTAACAATTCGTTAAAGAATTTATTAACATAAAGCTTGTGAATAGCTTTGTGATTTCTGATATTAAGATCAATAGACTCTAATCTACAAAGGTTATAACGTCTAGACCACTCACCTTCTAATATCGCTGCGTTATTCAATAATGTGTCTATGTATTTTTCACTGTCTTTTTGTTCAGATAGTAAGAAACCTAAAACAGTCTCAGGCTTACCACCCAATTTTAAGAACTCATCGTATACAGCCGGATTAACATAAACGGTATATCTATCAGGAATAGCGGAGATTACTTTCTTAACATCGATCTCGCCTTTATAAACGGTGATGGCAAACGCTAAGAAGCCTTTTAATTCTTCCAAAGTCTCAGTCATGAATTTACGATAAACTGTATTATCCGTAGTATCATAAGATGGCTGATTTTCTCTTAAGAAAGTGATAGCTAAAATATTTAAACATAGATCAGTAATGTTTACAGGTGATCCTGATTTAAAAATATTGTAATTAGTATTATCGCTACTTATATTTGTTAGAAACTTATTCCAAAACTCGATCATCACATCAACACTTAGTGTTGCTAGGAACTCTGTCGCAGGGATCTTAAGATCACCTACAGGTTTAAAATAGTCTTTGATGGTCTCAGGAGTGGGGATACTAAATGAAATACCAACAGCAGAAATACTACCTTTTAAGCTAGAACTAACTTTTGAATTTAGTTCTTCTGCTATACTAGGTATAGTACATTCTTTAATAATGTACTTAGTGACTTCACTGGTATCTCTTAAACGTGAGATCTCATCGGTGACAGCGGAAACATATTCACCTAGTAAAGGATTTATTTTCATCCTAAATAAGCTTGTTTCATTTCTAAGTTTGATACCTACCTGTGCCACAATTTCTTCTAAGTCAGCATTGCCACCAGGTAATTGGCTAACAGTAAAAATGCTGTTAGATTTAATATCGAATAGAGAGCCTTTTTCAGCTAGTTTATTAGCTAAGATTTCAATTTCTTCCATGGTCACACCTTCAATCTATTTCTTATTTTATCTACAATAATAGCTTCTACTTGTTGATTAAAAGCATCAAGTTCAGCCACGTTTGATGGTTGACTAAAAGCCTCGGTTCTATCACCAGATACAACAGCATCAAGTGTCTTCTTAGAAACACTTACCATTAGACGTAAATTGGTGGTGTTTAACTCTCTTAAGTTCGATATCATACGTCCCGTCCTTTAATTTAAAATATTCATTAAAACATTAGGCTGGTTTCCCAGCCTAATGTAGTATAACATTATTTAGAGCCTTTAAGTTCTTTATACGTTTTAACCATAAGGTTTTTTAAAGCATCTAAAGTAGAAGCTGTAGTTCCCATAAGATAGGCACTATTAACAATTCTAGCTGAGACACTTCGTATACCAAACCATAGATCAATAGGCTCACCTGATTCCGTAGTCATTTCATAATCGGCAACAGTACCAACAGTAAATTTAAGTTGATTAGCCAAAATAGCCTTATCACCAAGACCCATATTATCAATAAGATCAATATAGACTTTTACCTCTACTTGATTTGGTAATAACGGAACTCCTGCAATAGAATAACTAGAATTTACTCTACCTGTATGACCTGCACTCTTAAGTAAATCAGCATCAGCTTCTGTTGCTAAAGCTAACAGTGTCGGACTAAGTTCTTCTAAAGCACAGTTATAAAATACGTGTACCTTATTTACGATACCTGCTATTTTTGATTTAGGCGTATTCATTTTTAACTCTTGAAGAATACTTAAAGTTCTTTTGTCCATATCACCAAGATTACTAAGCATCTCATCTGCTATACTGAATAATGGTGTTGTAGCTTCAACTCTATCACCAGGTTTTACAAGATTATGTATATTGTCTGTACTACTAATAACTTCTGAAGTATATTTTGTTTGTCTTGTTTTAAGAGACTCGCAAAATCGTTTACTAATTCCACCACTATCTTCATATGTATCTGGATCATCTATAAATGCTGTTTTAACCATAGTACCTTGTTTATAAACAACACGTTTACGATTAAAGATATCAGGTTCAAAGAAAGCAATATCATAAATGAGTGTATCGTCTTTTCCGAACACGTCACCTTCAACAAGATTAGGAACCAGATCATGTCTATAACATGAGCCGGATTCTTCTTTAGAGGTTGTCCATGAATAAATAGGATACTCTTTTTCACCTAGTTTTTCATACATAACTTTCATACTAGAAGAAGTTACTTTTTTAACAACTCCATTATCTTCTGCAATAGTTACGAACCTACCTTTTACCTTAATAGGGATAATAGCTTCATGTCCCGTTCTTACATACGGAGCCCTAGAATTAATAATAGGAATAACATGTGCTGCTTGAATACCAGCAAAATTTAAACGTTTTGCATCATCATTTATGGAAAATGGACACAATAGGGCAGTATCAGATAGTAACTCTCCCCAAGAAGCATTTGCTACATCAGTTACACCAGGGTTACCACGTATAGTCGTTAGGTTAGGAGTAGCTGTTAAATAAGAAGAAATACCGACATCTCCACTATCTTTAGTAGCTTCAGATGTTATACCTATTTCAGAAATATGAATAGGCCTAGTATCCTTTTGCATTCCCTCACGGGATCTCCCACCATAGCCAAGGTATGTCGTATCATCGCGTTGCTTCAAAGAGGCTATAGGATTAGTATCATCAACCATAACAGTAGTGCTATCCTCAGTTATATTAGCAATAACTTTATACTCTGGAAATACTACTCTAGACTTAGTCCAGTAACTTCTGTTCTCATGATCGCGTACTGCCTTAACTAATTCATTATAGAACATACCTGGTACACGCTCATAACCTTTAAATGTCATCTCAGTAACATTGTTACTGTGTTTATAGTTATCATCTACGAGCATTTCATTGGCTCTTAGTAATAGCCCTTTAAAAGTTAATGGCTCACCCATCTTTTTCAATATAGTCTCGGTAATAGGATCTACAAATAAAGACTCCATTAATTTAACTTCATTAACATACATATAACTAAACCCGCTACGTATGAAAATAGTTTCAAAAGATTCTTTATTATTAAAAGCCTCAAAGTTAAATAGTTGTGTTAAAGACTCTAGTTCACTAAGACCTGATAAAATAAGATCTGCATCGCCATAGTCTTTTTTAACATAGACTAGTTTATCTTTAAACATAAAGCGATGTTCACCTACCGGCATCTTCTCTCTTATCTTTACACCAGGGTGACTGGTAAAGTCTACATATCTAACTTCAACCTTTAAAATGTTTAAAAGGTTTGTGATACCCATGTAGTAAGATAACATTAATACCGTAGGAACACTACGTTTAAATACTTTAACAACAGTATGCTCTGACGGCATATCCTCTTTAGTAATGCCGATAACATCATAGAGTGAAGAATACACTTGAAAAGTTCCATCAACATAATGATACAGTTTATTATCAAAATCAACATAAACTGGAACAGCATTCTCTGTACCTATTAGTATATACTTATCGCCCTCAATCTTCTTAATCTCTTCAACGGTAGTGTTAGCTAATAATGTGTACCGTAGTTTATAATCAAATGAGAAGATAATATCGTTGTACTTAAAAGATCTAATATAACGGGATAGATAACCGTAAAGTGATGGCTGTTTACAATCCTCATTATCAACTTCTGCTAAAACAAGATCTCTTAATCCATCATTCAGATCATACTTTGTCATGATAAGATTTCGTAACCAATATCCTATATCATTCTTCTTATAAGCAGCTTTACTTATAAAGAGTTTACCATAGTTACTAGAAAGAGATACTGTTGTCGCATCTATCTTACGTATCGGAAAATCAGCACGCTGAGCCCGCATTCTATATTGGTTTCCGGATAAACGAATTGTACCATCCTCATTGACAACAGGAAAAGCTACTTTAATAGTAGAGGCTTTACCATCTAGTGGGATCATTCTAAAGCTATGCTGATTATAATCACCTAGGATAGTAGATGAATCAGTTACCTTATAGTCATCGATGATAACACCCGCACTTTGCATCTTATAGATGGAGCGTACAATATCTTTTTTAAGCTGATGTTTGATATAGTTTTTATTAATAGTCCCTATAACATCTTTTTGTGTTTTCTTGTCAATAACAACAGGATTATCAGTAATAGCTAAATCTTCTTCAGGCAGTGTATAAACATCTAGAGCACTATTTAGCATATCTTTTAACGGCGTTACATCTCCTGGATAAGGAGAAGGTAATGACTCTTGAGATATAAGGATGTTATTGTATTTGTTTACCTCAGATTTAGTCAGTACACCGTAATCCTGTAAAGCGCCTATTTGAACTGCTAAGGTGACTTGTGGCTGCGCTACTTCTTTATAGATCTCAGCCTTATTATCATAAACAACATGATCGCTACTACTAGCAAGATCTCTTAACTCACCTGCTGTGATATCAATACCTTCGTCAAAATCATCTACTAATTCTTCAGGAAGATCAGTATTCGTTGTAATAACTTCTTCCGGCGTAACAGGCTCATGTTTATCTAATTCTAGATTAATATCTACTGCAGGATTGTTTACAACTGGTATAGGTGCATTTACATCTGTTCCAAAAGTATCTATCTTCTCAAAGAGTTTATCAGTGATAGCGATATCAGGCTGACTATCACCATCTTTAATAATCTCATCAATAGGCTTACTTGTTAATCTGTTAATATTAAGTAAAAACAGATAGAAGAGTTTACGAATAGTGGTAGCTCTATCAGCATGAAGTTTTGTTGGTAGATTATATTCTTTTACAAGACCTGCTAATATACCAAAGTTTAAGAGAACTATTTTGGTATCTACTATAAACATGAAATCTATATTAGGATACTCACTTTCTGGAACAGTTGCCAATAGGCTTGTTTGTTTTAATTCTGGTGTTAAGAATCTCCAAATATCTACTAGTGTAAAATAAGGATAGATAGAGAGTTCTTTAAGATGTGATGATAATATCTTTTCAGCAAACATATCCAAACGATTACGTGTTGGCAATGATGTAGGAAGATTAATAGTAACAAAACGATGCCTATCTGTTTTATAGGTAGCATCAGATAGCTGTGAACACATCTTTTGAAAAGCGTTATACCATTTATAATATGGATTAAGTATGTTAGAGCTATACAGATAGCGTGAATTTAATAAGCCATAATTAACAATCGCTAGAGTAGTATTAGGCATTGTTAACTCTGTTGCTGTAGGTGATAAGAATTTAAAGTAAGGTGCGTTTTTAACGAGTTCGCTTACTGCTTGTGATGTCGATACATTATTAGTCCTATGAAAGTTACCTAACGTACCCTCACCGATATATTCAAAAATAGTTTTGATATACGTTTTCTTAATATCTTTTAAGTAAGAAGAAGTATTATCTATTTTAACAGGTATATCTGAAACTGTAAACCAGTAAAGTATTGGATTTTTACAGAATTTAAACGTCGCGCCGTCTATAATTCTAGGGCTTACAAAGTGTACTAAACGTGTCGTACCCACCGCCCGGTATAGGTTATTGTATTCTGGAAAGACCATGTGTATTCCTTCATGTTTTATCAACTATACCCCAGTTTTAAGATACTTATATAATAGATAGATCGATTTCAATGAGAGTTAAAGGAGAGGACTTATGTTCAATAATGTTATGATAAATTATGACAGTAAAAATGATGTATACTCAGTAACAGGTTTTTTCGGAAATAATTTTAGGAATAGATCTATACGTAAATTAGGTATACAAAAAATAGATGCTCTGTTTATTAAGTTTGGACTAATTGGTTTTAGCTTCTATGGATTTTTTATTCCAGAAGTTATTTATGTCCTAGAGAATGTTATTATCAGTGACTCCGTGTACGGAGTTAATATTAAAGCCTTAAGGGCTTTTCTTGTTAAAATAAAAGAGCTATCAAAATATGATACTGTTGAACCATTAGATACATCGGTTATTAATGAAAAAATGCATTATAAGATACTAGAAGATCAGCAGGCTGCTTTTGATAAATATGAGATAAATAAAAGTAAACTTCATTATCGTGGGTTACTTTTTGATATGGGAACTGGTACAGGTAAAGCCTTAAGGGATGATACACCTGTTAGAGTACCAGGCGGTTGGAAGCCAATAGGCAGTCTTATAAAAGGTGAGACAGTTATAGGTAATGACGGTAAACCTACTAAAGTACTTTCGGTACATCCTCAAGGTATCGTATGTTTATATACTGTACGTTTTGAAGATGGTCGTGAGATAGTATCCTGTGGTGATCACTTATGGAAAATATATCCTGAAATGGATACGTTTGTTAATCAAGGTCATTATGAAATAATGTCAACAATGGACCTTATTGATTTCCTAGCTATAAATGGAAATAAAGCCAGTATAGACTTAATTACCCCAGAGAAAATAGATTCTATTTCATTACCAGAGGATCCTTACTTCTTAGCAACGACAGACTGGTATATACCTAATGAGTATAAGAATGGTAGTGTATTACAACGCTGGAGTTTATTGCAAGGTATTTTTGATAAAGCAAATATCACGGTTAACGAAGAAGGTGAATTCATATTCACATCATATTCAGAAATTCTTGTTAAAGATCTACAGTCTATCATTTTTAGTCTTGGCGGAGTAGCAAAGATAAACAACAAGAAAAGACTTTGTGTATTAAAGTTTAAACACCCTGAAGCATATAAGTTTTTTACATCAAATGCCCATATGGATTTAATAAATACTATTGAGCCTATTAAAACAAAAATGTTATTAGGCATAGAAAGTATTGTTAAAACAAAATCTGATTACGCTACTTGTATAGCAGTAGATAATGTAGATCATTTATTTGTTGTTGATAATTACATTACTACCCATAATACATTTACAGCATTGGCTATTTCAGAATGTGTTAATACTGAAGTAGCTATCTGTATTATTCCTAATAACTCTGTTGATAATGTTTGGATAAAGGGATTGACAACAGAGATTTATAAGAAACCACAATCTTATTATAATGTCAAGAATGAAACAGGTTATAAGAATGAAAAATTCATTTTAAGTAACTATGAGTCAATAGAGAAACTTTTTGATATTTTACCAGAGATAAGTGGTAAGAAGATTACTGTCATCATAGACGAAATACATAACTTCTTAGATGCTAAGTCTAATAGAACAGTAGCTTTGTTAAAGTTACTAGATCTTATAAATACAGAAGATATTATATTACTATCAGGAACGCCTATTAAGTCAGGTGTTGCTGAATTAGCAGTATTGATCAGTATGTTAGACTTACGCTTCAGAGGAGCTGTTGTAAAACGTTTCTTAGCATTATATAGGAACCCTGGTAATGTTTTTAAAGAAACATTACGAATGCGGTACGGGGACTTCTCAGTTAGAGTTTCTAAAGATAATGTTGGGCCAAAACCTATTGTTAGAAATATACCCATGGTACTAGATAATGGTGTTGATTACACATTGCCAGTTATAGCTACTAATTTAAAAATATTTATAACTAGGAGAATGGAAGAACTTGAGAAGCAAGCAGAACTCTATGCTAAACTTTATACGTCACTTTATGAGAAAGCTAAGGCGATACAATTAAAAAATAAAGTGGATCCTAAGTTTTTTAATACTTATGAAAAGAATATTAGAGATATCGTAAATGGCTATAAACGAAAACAATTAATGTTTATGTCGCAAACGATTAAAGATGCTAATGTTTTTGAGAATAAGTATTTGCTTCCTGTTTTACAGGGAGATGAAAAGAAACTGTTTAAAGAGGCTAAAACTATTTATAAATATCCTTCTTTAAAAGTACAGGGTGAAGCGTTAGCGGGGGTTATAGGTAAAGCTAGAATTGAATGTCATAGGGATATGGCGTATCATTTTGATTTCACAGAGATTATAGAATCTACCGAAAAGAAAACACTTATTTTCAGTAGCTATATAGATGTTTGTGATGCTGCTCTTAAAAATGTAAGAAATGAGGGATACAGTCCTGTTAGTGTCTACGGTGAAAATGTTAAACATTTAACACAAACCGTTAAGTTATTTACAGAGAATGAGAATGTTAACCCATTGATAGCGACTTACAAATCACTAGGTGAATCTGTTCCTGTTGTAGCGGCTAATATTGTTATCATCTTAGATACCCCATTCAGGATGTACATATACGATCAAGCGATAGCCCGTGTGTGGCGTAGAGGTCAAGATAAACAAACATATGTTTATATACCACTATTAGATACAGGAGAAGTTCCTAATATTAACAGTCGTAATATTGATATTATCGCGTTCTTTAAAGATGAAGTGGAAAAGATAACAGGTTACTCATCTGATGTTGATATTATTAATGAGGCGGATATGAATGTATCGACAGAGGATTATAAAGAGATACCCCCAACGATACAGTACGGAAGAATAGGTTTAGAAGAGTTGATGAAATCATGGTAAGAGAAGCGGATATCCGCTTCTCTTACTTATAACTTCTTTTTCGCAGTATACACACAAGGTTACTTAACTCATTAGATACTTTTAATAAGTGTCTTTGGAGTTTTTCATAAGTGTTAACAGGATAATCTGTACCCATTACTTTTATAGTAAAGGTCTCTTTAATCTTTTTAGCATTTTCGTAACAAGCACTTTCGGCAGAGGTCATGTGTCGTTCAAGATGCTCGTCTTCGATGTTCTTTATGCTAGTCTCTATTCGTAACTTTGCTGAAATTGAAAGACACGGCATTAATGATCCTTAGAATATTAATATCAAACAATATTCAATGATTATTCAAATTCTTATCGTAAGGAGTCACATATGAAAAAATTGCTTTTTTTCATGGGGTTAATGTTTTCTAGTTGTTTAAGCTTTCTTTTTGCGGATGATGCAAATAGCACAGCCGTTGTTCCTGATCCGGCGTTAGCATCTACTAACGCGCTAATTACTCAAGTAGTGATGGTTATTATTGTAGCCATTCTATTGATTGGTTCGTACTATCTGTTTAAGAAAACACGTTCTAGTGATAGCTTTAAAGCGAAGTTAAATGAGTTCGGTTATGACGAAACTCATTTTGAATCTTTAGTTATGGGTGCGATTACCTTTGCAGAGAAAATGGCTGAAACTGCTATTGGTGCAGCTGTTTCTAAAAATAAACACAGTATTGACTTCTTAAAAGAAGTTGACCCAGGTCTTATTAATACTTATGGCGCAGCCGTACAAACATATGTTAAAGATAAAGCAGTTTCCATTGGTAAAACAGGTTGGACTGATTCTGACGGCGATGGTGTACTAGACACGCCCCCTGCTACAAAATAGATAATGCTAAGATAGTACTGGATAATCCAGTACTATCTTAGTTGATATTATCACCATGAGAGGATCATCATGAATGCAATACTTTATGGACTTAATGAAATCCATTTTAGAATACCTGAAGAAGTTTTAGAAATAGCCTTTATAGATAATACACACAGGGTAAATCAAGTCATCAGTATTGATGAACGAATAATGTGTAAGGTTATACGTCCTAAGGTATTAATAGACTGTAACATTGTTGGCGGTATTGACCTAGTCGTACCCTTTTCACCTGCGAATGTTCGCAGATTAGAACCTACTAAATTTATTCTAGAAATACCTAAATCACTTACTAACGGTGCCAGTATCGTTAGTGCTAACACTATTCTTTCTACTAACACAATGTACGCTAATTCCTATTTTTCTAATAACAGCAATATGTGGTATGATGGTTTTAATAACTTAACGGTTTCTCCTATGCTAACAGCTGGATTAAAAATGATGAATGCGCTAAGCGATCTTAACATAGTCCAAACAGCGCGATTAGAAGTTATAGGTGAGAATACTATCATTGTAGAAGAACCTAACTTTATGATTACAACAGGTGTCCTAAAATGTACTGTAGAGAATAGTAAGAATCTTGAAAATATTAATCCAAGATCTTATCTAGCTTTTGGGGATCTTGTTGTAGCATGTATCAAGATGTATATTTTTAAACATCTTAGAATAAAGTTAGATAAGGGTTATGTTCTAGGTGGTCATGAGCTCTCTACTGTAAAAGAAACAATAGATGAATATTCTGATGCAGCACAAATCTATGCAGATGAATTAAAACGCTGGAAGAAAGTTGCCTTCTTTAATAACAACATATCTAAATCAGCTTTTATAAAAAGTATGTTACCAATCAACAGTTAAGAAAATAACACTACAGAGACAATGTCTCTGTAGTGTTATACATGTTTCTTCAATTCATTTTCTAGAGAGGTAATTGTAGTTTTTAATGTGGTGTTAAGCGAGAGCTGTTGTTCATAAAGAGTTTTATAAGATAAATCAACAGAAGATTTATTCTCTAATAAGGCTTTTAGCTTATTATGCTCTGCAGCAGTTACGTAAGTAATAGCCGACATAGGAATAGCCGTGGCTACGGTCACTATACCCGTACTCTCTTTAACAGAACTTTCAAGGTTAGCCTTAAGTAAAGTAAGATCATAATCCATTGGTAAAGAACCTAAATTCATACCTATCATAACCTTACGATATCTATAACCTGAAATGTCAGGAAGACTTTTTATTCTATCTGCCGGGACATAAAAGTGATCGCCGTTTGTTTTGATTAAAACAATGATAGGTACATTAGTATCAAGATCCTCTTTATACTCAGTAATTGTTAAACCTATTGGTGTATAAATAGTATCGTAGGGTTTCTCATCAGAGTTAACCAACTCAATAAGAGATCTTACCGCTGTAACCGTTAACTCCTCTGTAGCTCCTATCTTATCTACTGTATCAAAAGGTGCTTTAAAACTAAAGACACCTTTAGTACCGATAGGCGGTATAACATATGTATTAGGCAGTGACATTTTGTGCGTCCTCATACAGTTTTTGTTTAAGAAGATAACCTTCTAGATCCCAGATTTTATCTCTAGCATTAGTTCTAGCAACTTTCTCGCCTATCTCTTTATTAAAATTCTCTATAGAGGCACAACTGCTATACCCAACTACGTTAAAGCCATTTACAAGTGTTAAACAGCATACGGTAACAGTTGTCTCTGGAAAGATTAAATAGCTCTCTTTAATAATAGCAGCATCTATCAACTCTGGCGTTAAACGTGGTGCCCAAGCTTTTCTTAATTTTAATAACGCCTCAACTGTACTCTCATGCATATTTTTATCCTTTATATAAATGTATTTAATTTAGACTTTATGCCTTCTATGGCACTCTTAGTCTCTGGTGAAATAGTTGTATGCCCGCGCATGCTATCTATGTGTGACTGTGCTATTAATACAGAGCATAGATCAGAAAGAGTTTGTACTAGATTACATGTACCATTATCAACAGAGAACTTTTTAAGCTTTATATCCATCTTATTAATAAGACCAATCTCGTAGTTACCTTTAACAGAGTCTAGCTTGATATAGTTACCAAGTGTATCAACCAAAAAGAATGCACCTTCTTTAGTATCAAACACCATATCAAATCCTACTGGTTCACTATCAGCAGTAGAAGTATGTATTTGTACTTTTTTATCAATAGCGTCTAGCAATACGTAATAACCTTTAGTTATCCAGTCAGAAGACTTCTCAGGTTTACTAGAAGCAAATACGATATAGCGATCACGATCTCTTAGATCGTGATCAGAACCTAAGGTTTTCCAACCATACTCATTACCACCTGCTAATACATAAAGCTTAACCTGCTCACCTACACGTACTTGAGGTGGTGAGATAACATTACTGGTATTATCATTCAGCCACCTTGCGGTTATAGCTCCTGTTTTATCTACTTTACTAATACTGGCATTTCCAGAAGAATCTGTAGACTCAGAGGTTACAATATTTTGTTTACCAAGCTCACCATCCATAGTAGGCATAGTCTCTGTAGGTGTTACTTCTATATAGAGACTATTAACTTCTTTATTCTTAGCTACGATACCTATGCCATAAAAGGATATACTTTTATCATACCCCATGTTATTCCTTTTTTATTTAAACTAGTAACCCATCTCACAAATCATCATCTTAGGTTTTCTATAAAAGCCTAATGACTCTAGGATGTTATAGAATACGGTACAGTTATCAAAAACAATACGTTTAATATCAATAACCGCTTTGACTTCTTCAGGAATACCACGTGTATTCACAATCATAACAGGAGGTTTAAAAGTACCAATACTATCTTTATCATAATCATCCAGTAGTTTCAACCAACGTTCACGTATATCAGTATCTTTGATACTTTCCATAAATGCTTTCAATTCATTCTTACCTTTTATTTTTAAAGGTATTTTAACAACCATGTACATAGGATCACCTGCTGACCCATATTTGGCAGCAAAGACCTCTCGCCATACAATGTGATGCATATAAGGAGATTTGTCTTCATCGTTCTTGTAGCTATCTTTATTCTTAACTTTTTCAAGCTTATACATACTAACAGCGCCGCTATCTATTTTACGTATAATCTCTCTTTCTATATCTGCTATTCTTTTAACATAACTAAAAAGATTAATACCTTCTCTTTTAATAATCTTATTAGAGACCTCTATCATCATCTCTTCACTTACTTTAACAAGATCTTGATCAATAGCAGAAGCAATAAGATGGACGCCTTTACGTTCTAGTTTCGGTTTAGCAAAAACATTACCTTCTTTAACAGCGGTCATAGCAAAATAATGTTTATTCTTATTAGCCGTAATAAACACTGGCCAATAGAATTCATTTTTCATCTTAAGAAGTTCTACCCTATCAGGATCAATATTCATATTACGTGCAAACTGTTTAATGTTATGATCCATAGCTTGTGTATTAAACATCATAACACATGCCGCAACAGACGACCCTACCGTTTCAAAGTTATCCTCACCACAATACCAACGTACCCATTCATCGTAAGAGCCACATGTACTATCAGTATCTGATAACACGATAACATCACGCAGCATCTCTCTAATATAGGTAATATCCAATGGTAAAATATCTGTTGTAAAGAAAGCTTCTATTAAAGGTTTATAATATATCAACCACGTAGAAATATTACGTGTTGTAGAGGCTAATGTTTCTAATAATTCTGATCCAACCATCTTATCGTATTCTATATTCTTACCTTTGATTTCATTAGCACAAATAAAGTGAGCTGTAGTTGTAACACCTTCAGGTGAATGGTATAAATCATCAAGTTGGTTAACGGAACCTTTTTCAACACGTTTAATCATTCGCCTTATTAGGATACGCACAACATCTTCATTATAGTTACGCATATTCCACATATCGTTAGTATAGAGCACAGCAGCTCTTTCAGCATCATCAAGTTTATTTAAATAATCAAGTACCTCTTGATCTGTCTCAGCGTTAAGCCAATACCTATCAGAACTTAGTTTAATACTTTTAAGAATCTCTTCTGGCGTAGGAACATGTAAGTTATATTTGTGTAAAGCATAGTTAACCTTAGCTTTACTAATATTACTTACAATAGCAACCAAATAATTTAAAACTACCTGGGGTGTTTTAAACATCTTATTACCTGCTACCATAGATTCAGTAATGGCATTACCAATACTAGCGACACAACGTGTCATACTGGTTAAGGTATAGTGCGCTGATGGATTGAATAAGATAGATGATTTACTAGCATATGCTCCTGATAATGAGTTGTTTGCAACCTTACGAGTTTTCTGCATAACCTCATAGTATAATGCTTTATCTTTAGCAGTAGCTTTTTCAGAAGGAGTTGCTGTTTCAGATTCTGAAGCTTGTTCAAACTTATGAGACATCTTCTTATCAGATTTACGTGCAGCAATGTTGATAGACAAGAAGTCAGCGTGTAGACTTTTCTCTTTGCTAGGATGCATGTATGTTGTAAAAGAGGGTACGACAACATCTCCTGAAGCTAAAACATTTTTAATATAATCTGTAAGTTTACAACTACTAACTTCCATATCACCATTTTCTTGTTTCTCATTATAGGTTACTTCTGGATTTTTTAATTTAAATGTTTTTAAAGCTTTTTTAACCCATTTATTAGCTAGCTCATCTGACATACCTGTCATCTTACTAATATAAGAGGTACTTTGTTTAAAATACTCACTTACAGGTGAAAGATGAATATCATAAGCCGTATTGGCACGTTTAAATATATACGGATCATACTTTTCATTATATAGATTATTAATATCTGTTACTTCAGAATCCATATATTTCCCCTTGTGTTTTAACTCATATTTTCATACTAGTGCCTAAATCAAAAAAGAAAGCTGTGAGGAAAATTGTAACAGAGTAGATCCTTAAAGGATCTACTCTGTTACTGTAGTATAGGTATAACTAATACCGAGTTCTTTTACGACATTTAAGACGTTAGCGATATCCGTAGAGGTTACACTAACGGCAGTTAACACAAGATTTGTTTTAGTAACTTGTACGATACTGTAAGGATTGATATATTCTTTAGCAAGAATAAACTCAACACCATCTTGAGTAACAAATTGTATAAAAGAACAATCATTTATAGAGTTTGGTAATCCAGAGATATACGCTTTTAAAACCTCATGTGTTGTGACAACATCACCTTCAGTTATAGCCTTCTCTGCAAGCATCATCTGTAAAACTCTGACGTTTTTATAACTAGCATTTAATATAATGGGAGCTAGGGTTTCAAAATCATAACTCTTACCTAACTCGAAAGTTTTTGCTTCAGCCACGTGTCACTCCTATGTTTTTTCTAATTCAAGATTAATAGTTTCAAGCTCAAGATTAATGAGCGTATCTTTAATGTCGATGATATGAATATAATCGGTTATACGACTTATAGGGATATATTGTAGTAGTACATCCAAAGTAGTCTTGATAACTTTTTCACACTCAACCAAACCTAAGGGAGTTTTCTGCAGGGCTAACCTATAAGTCTTATCTTCTAGAAGAGCTCTAAAGTCATCTCCAACAGTGTCATAAATACGTGATGGACCAAGATGAAGTACTTCTTCGTAAAATACTTTAGTAAACTCTGTATGCATCATGATACCGTTAGATGTCAAATACATTGTTAACATCTCTGGATGTGGTATATGAAGATACTGTTTATCATTCATAGGATACTCCTTACAGTATTAGTTTTAATTTTACAAAAACAATATCATGCTTATTATGCATGATATACCATTCTTCAGGTATTGTTATTAATCTACGGCCAAGATCATCTGGATTGCAAAGAAGTAAAATACGTTCAGTGATTTCACCTATCAATTTTTGATAATAAAAAGGTTCAGTATAAAGTTTCATAAATCCATGATGTGATACATCAGGTATCTCAACAATATTCTCACTTGCCCAGGTTGCGTACTTCAAAGCAAACCAATCACTTTTACTTGCTTGTAAAAAAGTATTTACATCTGCATGTTCTCGTATGGCTAGGAGGTACTCTTCTACTAGAAATTTAAACGTCATAACAGTATCGGTAATGGACATACCCTCTTCTTTAAAGAGATGCTCATGAATGATAAAAATATCGGTTAAATCAATAGTATATCTAATACCTTCCTCATATTCAAACTTAGTCTGCTTATACTCCTCAGCACCATATAAGGTTAAGGATAAATCGGTCATTTTAATTCCTTATCTTATGAATGCTATCATATACTCTATCGGCAATATTAACAATTAGCTCACTGTTATATTTATACTTTCTCTCTGATAAGAGATAGAGTTTAAACGTACCTGTCATATCGTCATACAGCCAGCATTTTGGAGTAACAGAGTTATTGTCTTTAAAGCATGTGGATGTAACGATTCGAATACGTTTTAAAGCTTGTTCAAAGACAGGCGATAGTTTTCTTAATACTTTCTCAGTTACTTTATATCCAAAGGTGTATTCCATATGATAACTAATAATAGAGAACCCTGTATCAGCATCAGTATTTTCTTCAGTTGAATCCATCGCAACATATTCTAATAAACAAAAAGTAATATTAAGAAGTGTGCCCTTGTCATATGAGTAGTTTTTAGAAAGTACCCCCATAATAATATTGGCAAAGTCAGATAGATCTACTGCTGAAAATTCTAGAAACGATATCTTATCCGGCACATACTGAGTCAGTAGCGATGGGTAAAGCGTCATTATAATTCTCCTTAAGAAAATCAACTCTAAAGATAGCAATGATACTTTCTTTAGTAAATACTTTATACTTAAGAAACACAATATCCAGTGGATTAGGTCGTATCTTATTAAGTATAAATATCTCCAACGTATGAACAAAGTTTAAGAAACAATGTTCATAACGTTTTTTAGGTATGAACGTGTATATATCACTTAGGGTATAGTTTTTAACAGAGCCATATAACTTTTCTAATACGATGTTTGTGAACAATGTGTACGTGTTGCTATCCTCTGTATGTCTATACTTATATAAGGGTATAAGTTCCAACTCTATTGGACTGTCTTGGATCATATTGCCAGTTAGACCCATAAGCCTTGTTAGGTTAATTTCAATAACGGTTGTTTTAATTTCGCGCACAGGTAACCCTTTTTATAAACAGGTTACAATAAGGTTGCTTCTTATGGTTATCTGTTATTAACGAAATATCAGCATCAAGATAAACATAATACTTCATGCACATGTTAAACTCAGATGGATCCTCAGCTGCGGATAGATCTTTATATCCAACGTTATTATTATGTAGCAAATCATTAACAGCTTGTCTCAATAAGAAAACATATTCGTACACCTGACTCTCTGTTAAGGATATATCAAGAATATTATACGTTATAAAGTGTATCTCTGTAATATAAGAGTAAATAGAAATAAAGGTATTTACAAATTGTTGGTTAACTCGGCATACTGATAAATCGTCATAACCAAAGGTAGTGATAAATCGTATAAGACCTTCCAGTAAACCAGCTTGTATCATATTCTTTTCATCTGAAGTTAAAACTGCGTATGCAGTAGTGCATAATGGCAGGAACTTCTCAGGAAGTAATTCAAGTAGCATATCCGCAGGTATAACCAACATCTCTTTTTTAGCTTTCTTAGGGCTGTACATATCCTCTATACTGTAAAGAACATCTGGGTTATTAAGATACTCGCTCACGTATCACCTCCGTAGCTTCATCTAGTCTAATTAATCCTGCTTCGCCATAACTGTACATAACAACATACTTGCCAGTAACATTAAAATCAATGATGTGCGTTGTAAATGCAGCCGCTAAAGAAGCTATCTTATTTGTAAATAATTCTTCAACAATCTTGACTATAAAGGACACATCATTCAGAAGTTCACTATTCCTAAGATTAACAGATGAGTTATCTTCGATATAGTCTAATACTATATTAACATGCTGTGTATTAACTCTATCCCTATTGGCATACACGATAGCTTCTTTTTTATCTAGCACAGGATTACCAAAATATAGCTCATAAGCATCACTGTTTACAACAGCCATATTTTTAAGTATCTCTAATACGATAGGCAATCCTATAAAAGGATAATAAGGCGTGTTAACTATCTTATGTGTTTCAGAGTATGCTATTTTTTCTTCTACTGTTAAAGGATAACGTGTAGACGCTGTAAACCACCAGTATTTTGAAGTTGGAATATATTTTTTAAGTATATTTTCTATAACGATGAGCTCATTGTCAATATCAATAATGACAGTTCGGTGCGGAGCTTTTTGTTCACGAATAATATAGTTGTTTTCCAAAAGCATTGGGTTACGCGTATAGCGTATAACGCAGAGTCCTTCTTCTTCACGGTATTCAGTATTGTGTACATGTGATTCACTACCCATAGGTATTACCTTTCAGTTGTTAATATTATGAATATTTTTGTATTGACAGTTATAGCCCGTATAAAGTAAGCTTTATTAAAAACTAATGGAGTACTTGAAAGTATACTAAAGATTTTAGATAGCATAGTTTCACGTATGCTAGTATAGAAATCATAAATAAGATTCCTACCCCGCATAACACTAAAAGATCTTGGTGTTAATGGAGGTTCATAGTTTACTGTAAAATATCCAAACATGTTTAAACTATAGACAATTGAGTTCAGTACAATAGTATCAACATGTTTTTTTAGTATTCCAATATTGCGTTCTCTTAGATTGTTTATGAGTGAAAATAGTACATCATCGATATCTATTACTAATAAGCAATCTGTTGTATTATTATAAGTGACCATAGATACTCCCCCCTCTTATCATATATACACCTGAAATAGAAAAAATATTCATAACACTATAGAGAGGCTTCCCTCTCTATAGTGTTAGTTTGACATTAAATAAACATACCGTCATCGTCTGCAGTAGCGCTGTCTGATCCAGTAACACCATCATATACGATAGAGCTGATCACTTCTTTTTGTTTTGATACCATCTCGTTAATCTCACGAGTAATGGCACCGAAAACATTACCATAGCTGATAAGATGTAATGGTAGTTGTTTTTCAACGATCTCAATGATTTCTGGGGATTTAACATAGCCGTACTTGTGATGGAAAGTCTGAATGTTAAGATCAGGACTTATGTTTGGAATCGTCAATGTCCTAGCTACCAATGGGATAGAACCTGTTGGTGGCGTAGGGACTTTAGACACTAAACTCAAACCATAAATACCTGGTTGAATATCGATAGAGGTATACTCGTCCATACACATGAGGTTAATCATATCTTTATTATCCAAAGACTGATTCTCACCAGATAAGAAGATTGTTAACCCGGTTAGGATATTTTTAATCTCCATATTGACTTTTTCCTCACCAACATTCATCACCTTATCAGCAGTCGTGTTATTAAGATAAATAAAGCTGCATGCTTTAGCTGCTTTTTTAGCAAATGACTCTAATGTTTTGATAGTGTTGATGGTGTGATTACCGTGTAGGAAATCTCTAGAATCGCCAATACCGATATAGATCGTAGGAATGTTTCTCTCAGCAAGACCTTTGTAAATAATAGGTCCTATAACTGATCCAGAACCACCACCAAGGGCTGACATAACAATATGAAACTCGCCATCTTTAAGATGTTTAAAACCTTTGTCATCAAGATAGTTAGGAATACCTGCTTTGATGTCATTTAGGTTCTCACCTCTTTCACCACCGGAACCATTGATAACACCTTTAGAGTGTGAATCACCACTGATAAGCCATAATGGGTTCAGAAGATTTGAATCTTTATAGTCAGCATCAGTAGTATCAACAGCGTGAATATCTACTTCAGCATAACCAAAACCTACTGGAAGATTAGCCATGATAACTTTACTACTAACAGAGATGGCAGCACCACCGCACGCATGAATTACAATTTTGTTAGACATTGATATTCCTTATTTTATTTTTAAATTAGAAAGTTTCCTGGGATAAGATCGAACATTAAATCCTGGTCACCACACGTACTGATATAATATTGTAACCCAGCAAGATGTTGGGAAGAAACAATATTATAAATAGGTTCATTTCCAGAAGGCATTATCGGAGCTAGTTTTAAATACCTAGCTGCGACTTTACGATTAAATAACGCCTCTTCTTCAGCACTCTCAATGATAAGATTTGGCTGATCCATTACCATACGATTAACTGCTTCAGTAATGTGTTTTTTAAACGTATCCGATAATGGTCTAGGTATATCACCATACACCATGGCAGTTATTCCAGAACGATGAAGTTACCTGGAACAAAGTTCAAAGCAACTGTAAGGTTTTTAGACTCGCTGAGATAGTACAAAAGATTTACTAATGCTTCAATAGAGCAGTCTTTTGATAATTCGCTTAGATTTTCAATATCTAAGAATTCGCTAGCAGATTCATAATCATAGGCTGTCTCTTCGCCCATTGGTATTGTTGAAACAACTTTAAAGTCTTTTACATTGTGTTCTAATAACTCTGTAAATCTTTCGCTCAGCGTGTCTGTAATCTCAGTTCTTTCTTCTTGCGGTAATTGGCTAAATAATAACATGGACGCACTCCTTTTGTTTTTTAAATGCTTTTTTAAAACACTCTGGACACTTATGAGGTGGAACTGAAAGTGGCTTAGTCGATGTACCACAATTTGAACATATGAAAATATGCTTTAATTTGTGCTTATCATCAACATGTATAACCTTTTCCTTCCGTAGTTGTAAATCTCTTAAGCCAGAACGTTTACTTTGTATATAACAGCTATAGCAATAGCCGCACCTTTTTTCTCTTAAAGCAATATCCTCTATAGAGGCTGCTTCAAAAATCTCACTACAATCGACACAAACAAACTTCACAGACATTACTGTTCCTTTGAGCTGTTCTATGTTAATAATATATGTTCAAAAATTAATACAATTCAAACTTACTGGCTTTACTATTCCAGCGTGTTCTTAAAACTCTATAAGAATGTTTAATATTATCAGATTGGGTAACCCACTCTAAATTCTTATAGTGGTTATCGTAACGAATACCATTCTTATGATTAACATAATTACAACCAGGTTTCTTTTTACAATATAACCCAGCAACGATACGTTGCGCCTGTATATGTATCTTTCTTTTAGTTATAGACGTTAAAACATATTCTACATAACCATCGCGAGTGACAAAGGGTGACATGGGTTGCGCAACCCATGTCTTCCCACCATCTTGTTTAATCAAATAGACTTGTCCGCTATCGTTACAGGCATATCTCCTATCAAAACGTTCACTATCAAGGTTGTTTAGAAATTTAACATCAAGTTTGTCAATTTCTACTAACGTTGCCATTACTGTGCGTACCTCACCATCAAAGGTTTAGTTATCTTTACATTGACACCTTTAGCATCAACAACTTTAAATCCAAATTTCTCATAGTAAGGTATAAGACTTTCAGTTCTAGCTAAAAGCATCACATCTATTTTCTTAGTATCTACTTCGGTTAATATATGGTTTAGTATCTTAGTACCAGTTCCTTTAACAACACTGGCTAGATCTGAAATAAAACCATATCTCTTAGTTTTAGAAAGAGGTGAGTAAATCTCTGTACCTTTATTAAATTCTCGGTATCTACCATATCCGTATATATCACCTTTACCATTAGCAACAACATCAACTTCATCACCTTCTCGGTATATTCGTGTCTCTAACCATTTTTTAAATGTTTCTACAGTTTCATTATGACCAAAAGAAGTATTATAAATTTTTGTTAAAGCGGTGCAAAGTTTATCAACAGGTATGAAATCTGTTAGCTCTTGAAATTGATATACCTTAGATAATAGACTAGTATCTGATAAATGAGCCATAACATATTCTAAAGTATCTGTAGCTATAGTATAGGTAGCTTCACCGTCTGGAGTAATATAGTATTCTTTTGTATTAAGAATCCTTTTTACTTCAGCTATAGACTCTGCTGTTAATAGCCCATTACTGCTCATCATATCGCCATCATAATCTGCGCCAGCTCGCTTTAGATGGTATTGTGAAATTGACATAGAGTTAACGTACTCATCACCTAGTTTAGGATACTCATAAACTGTTTTAGAAATGTTGTCCATACTAAAGTTAACAGTTCTACCGTTTATAGTTGTTTTAACGTATTGATAACTTGGATAGATACCGCCCAGAGCAGCGACAGGATAACGTGTTAAGAATGCTGGGTATTTATCTTTAACATCGTATATCGCCATGTAAACAAGCTCAATATAGGTAATAGGCCTGATATACTTTCTATCTGTTTTTTCATCAATATCATCGGTGTTAAAATAGTACTTAACATTTTTACCGTCATCGTAAATTAGCATAAGATAATAACCATTAATCTTAACAGGTAAACTTTTAAAACTATCTTGTGCAAATTTATTAAACAGATTATTTAATCCGTCTAACGATATCCAGTCATCTCTCTTTTTAACAGGAATATCAACAATTTCAGTTTTCATTGTTTTGGGGTTAACTAATATTGCCGTGTTAGTTGTTGGGTTCATAAATCGACTAATAAAAATGTTAATAACCTTATTAGCAGCAATAGGTGTTATACTTTTTATAAATTGATAAATACCAACAATCGTATGGTTCACACCTGTTTTGGTCGGAGATTTTAAATCTGTAATATAGTTAGGTGTTGATGTAATAACATTACGTGTACCAAACATGATAGCACGTTTTGAAAATTTACTTTGTAAGAATTTATTCTTACCATCCATAAGATCGGCAAAGTGATTATAGATCTCGTTAAACGCCATCTGTAATCTAAAACGCATCGGATCAAGTAGTGCTAAGTTATCATCATCTAGAGTGGTGTTTTTAACCATACTCGTAATGGCGAGTACTTTTCTATAGAGAGTATTAACTTCGTCTTCTTCACCCCTTCCAGACTTGTTAATGGTATAATCTCTAAGTCCTGCTGGCAACACGATCATTTTAGTAATCGTTTTGGTAACATCCATTCCGTTTTCAACTATTTTTAAGTTATACTGTCGCTTACTACTATCATTCTCCATAAAAGAAATCTTACCTGCGAAGTAATGATCTAGAAAATACTTATAACCTGTTTGTCCTTCTTCCTCATCTGTGACAGGATCAAAGTTACGTGTAATCTTATTGTATCTTACTCTTTGTTCACCTGACATGATGCTAGCGTAAATTGATCCAAGTTGTGATATAGAATCATATATCTCAGGGTGAATAACAGATACCCCTAAATCAATATAGCCCGGTAAAACTTTACGCATAGTAGATCCAACTGGACCAAATATTTCTGTAGAAAATAATCCTTCTTTATCAAACACTTGCGTATTAGGTTCAAATATAGTAGGTTTCTTTACTTCTTTCAACATCCTAGAGTTTTCAGGAGTCAAAACTAATAGTAGTTCTATGTTAAATGTGCTGGGATTCTTTATAAATCTCTGTAATATCATCACGTTTCCTTGATATTAAGTTAATATTCATGGAATCATGTACACAGAAATTAAGGAGGTCATATGGCGAAGAAAAAAGACTCTATCGAAGATTTCGATATTGACGATGACGCAGGCCTGTCGAAAGATTTAGAAGGCTTTGACGATATTTTTGATATGGATGCTGAAGAGCCAGAACCAGGCTCTAGAGAAGCTGTTACTAAATCTGTCAAAAGTGTTGGAAAAGGTTTTAAAGAAGCTGGTAAGGAAGCTCTTAGTATTAAGGGTGCAATTGACTTAGCAAACAAAGCGATGCCGAAATCTTTATCTTCTGAGATAAGCGATATTCTATCTGTTCATAATGAACTTTCTGATAAAGTTAAATCTTCTATTGCAGATGTTAAGAAAACTTCAAGAGTCACTTTAGCTGCAATGGATAGGATTGCCCCTAAATCTGGATTAACACGCAATATTATAGAAAAGATAAAAAGTAAATTAGGTACTGAAGATACAGGTAGAGGTAGAAATGAACCTGATCCTGAAACGGTAATGATTACAACTGCTATGAATGAAGTATTCGGAGAGCAGTATAAAAAAGAACGTATTGATGATCTTATTAAAGAAGGTATCGACGAAAAACGTTATAAGTCTACTAATGAGATACTTGCAAGTATCTCATCTTATACTGGTAGAAGTTTTAAATACGATATTGAGATAACGGCAGCATACCAACGTAGAGATTTAGAATTAAAGTACAAATCACTTTTTATAGCCAAAGAACAATTCAGTCTTTTAAAATCTAGTCTTATAGGTTTTAAATCACAATTTGAAAGTATGATTCATAACACTGGATTACCAGATGTTATTAAAGCTCGTAACTCAGAGTTATTAAAAGAATCTGTGATGAACAGATCACGTCAAGGTGTGACAGATCTATTCTATTCTGATATTAATCCGTTGATGGCTTTAAAACGTAACCTAATGTCTACTATTACTGAAACAGCTGAAAACTTTAAAGACGGCATAAGTGGTGTCGGTGATATGGCTGAGATGGGTGAAGGTCTTAATGATGCTTCCTCTATGATGGGTGGTAAAGGTTTTATGGCTGGTCAAATGGCCGGGCAGTTTGCTAGAGATAAACTGGCTAATATAGCAGGCAATAAACTAGGTAAAACTAATCTAGGCAAGAGAGCCGTTTATGGTGCTAAGAATGCGGGTATGGATGTTAATGAATTTTTCAAGAATCAAGCCTATTCTGCAAAAGGTGATGGTCTACTTGCCGGTGCTAAAAGAGGAATCTTTGGAACACTCGCCGATCTTAGTAATCCAAATAGGACGCATACTCTTAATTTTAATACTGAAAATCTTAATGATGCGGCACAATTTGATGTTAAAACCAAGAATTCAGTTGTTAAGGTTATACCTGGATTATTAAGTAAGATCTACGGTGAGATTAAATCATTACGTCTAAAAGATTCAACTCCTGATAAACACGAATTGTATTATGATCATACTCGTAATAAGTTTACAACCTCAGATGGTATGGTTGATAATATAAAAAGAGACATCGCATTAACGGTTAATAGAAATGTTACGCCGGCTATGGAAAGTTTTATTAATAAACTAGAAACAGATGGTGGTCTTAAACTTAGTGCTAATGAGAAAACAAGTATTAAAAAAGGCTTGATGTCTTATTTTACAGCAGGTGGGTCTATAGCCCCATCCTCATTAGTCTCAGAGAGATTTTTAGTTAACTTTACAGGAAGACTAAAAAATAAACTAACCTCTGCTATTACTAAGATGCTTGATCAAGGCAAAGAAGATCCTTCCTATTTAGATTATATACATTATGATTTAAAAGGTATCAAAAGTGGTATACCTAATATTAACGCTACCTTAAGTAAACTACATGATTTAGGATATAATGATGTAGGTACACGATTAGGTGCGATGGGGTTTGATGTTCGTACAGATGGTTATAAGTATAATCAGGACAGTACAAAAGAGTTACTTAAAAATTCTATAGGCGACATCAGTAATTATGATACCGAGAATGAATTAAAATACCGTGCTGAGCTTAAAGCTAAAGAAGATGCCAAAAAGAATACTGTGAATGGTAAGATAACAAAAGGTCTTAAATCAGCACGTGGATTTTTAAATACTGGCCCAGAAGTTGCAGAACAAGCAACTGTAGGTGATAGGTTATTGGATAGAATAAAATCTAGACGTACTAAACACGCTACAGATACTAATAACAGAACATCCCTACGTGAGGCGTTCTTCTCAAGTGATGCTTATAAATTTGGCAATGCTAAAACATTAGGAGAGTGGTTATCTGGATTAGGGTATAAACAAGATGAGATTGAGAAACTTGTTGAACCAGAAGTTAAAAAACCAGAGACTACTCCAAAAACTGGATTATTCTCACAGATTAAAGAAAGGTATATTGATAGACCTAAATTTGACTTTAGCAAATTAAGAAACTTTCGTGCTGAGTTTTTTGGAAGTAATGAGTTTAAAAATAAAACCATTACTGACTTTAAAACATGGATGGAAGCTCAAGGTATTAGTCAAGATATCGATATGAATGAATTTACTAAGACCGTTATAAAAGAACAGTCTGAAGAAGTTAAGAAAGAAGAACCGATACTTAAAGCAGCTAAAGATAAATTTAAAAAGGTTAAGGTTACTAAACCTGAAGAAGTTGATCAGCTTAAAGAAGAGTTCTTTAAAAGTCCTGAGTATCAAGCGGGGTATATTAAAGATTTTAAAACCTGGGCAGAAAACACAGGCTTTGATATTAAGAAAGACTTTATGGCCTTTAGAAAAAGACAAGCTAAAACCAATATTAAGAATGCGTTTAGTAGTGCTCGTGGTCTGGATAGTAAATTATTCCATGGTGCTGCCGGGTTAGCTAAAACAGGTATTAAGACAGCCTTTAAGATTCCTTACTTTGCTGCTAAGTATGGTTGGAAAGGTGCTAAGGGTATTGGCAATATTCTTATGTCCGATAAAATGAAACAACTTAGAGGGCTTGATAAAAAGATAATAGGAAATGTCCCTAAAGCTGTTGGAAAGGTACCTGCTGTTTTAAGAGGTATTGGCAAGTTAGGTAAATTTGGATACAAGGCAGCCAAAGGTACTGTTGGTGGTATTGGAAGTATTCTTAGTCTTATGTTAGGTTTTGGAGGTAATGCCCCTGATGATACTGAAGAGGAACCTAAAGTTAAAAAGCCGACTAAAGATAAGAATAAAGATACCAAAAATCCCTTTGATAGAGACGGTAGTGGTAAGCGCGATGGAGACTGGAGAGATAGGCTAGGAATATTTGGTAAGAAACCTAAAGCTTCAGATACGGCTATTAAGACAGCAGGTCTTACTAAAGATAGCTCGGGTATATTTGACTTATTAAAAATGGCTCTTCCTTTATTAACAGGAGCTATGGGTAAAATATTTACGATAGGTGCGAGTATATGGGGTGTTATTAAGTTACTCCCTGCACTATTTGGTAAATTCTTACCAGGGCTACTTAAAGGTGCTGGAAGTGTATTAGGTTTTGCTGGTAAAGCAGGTACTGCTGTTGCTGGTGGTGTCATGGGGGCTTATGGTGCTTATAAAGGTGTAACTGGCGCAGGTGAGGTTATGAGTAAAGCGGGTAGCACCGGTGTTAAAGTAGCCGAAGCCGGTGGTGCTGCATTGAAAGTAGGAGAAGCAGGAGCTGAGGCTGGCGGGTTATTAGCAAAACTGAAACCTACAAAGTTATTAACAATGATGGAATCTATAAAAGGTAAAATCATTAAGAAGTTAGGAACCATTGCTGGCGGTAGACTAGCAGCCGTTATGACTGCTAAGATTACAGCTAGAATGGTACCATTCTTAGGTCAAGCTATGATAGCCTATGACATCTTTTCTATAACAAAACTAATGGCTTCAGACAACTTAACATTATCAGGTGCTATTACAGAACATTATTTTGGTTTTAATATAGATGACCCTAGTGATCCTATCTTAGACGAAAATGGCAATCCTATAAAACCAGATGAAGATCTAGACGTTAAGTATAAAGATCCATCAGGTGCTAACGGTGGTAATGGTAAAGATAATGTTAGCAGCCCTCAAAGTGAGAAGGATAAGAAAGAAAAAGATAAGCAATCCTATTATGATAAAGTTAAGGACTATATGACTAGCTTTAAAAGTAAAGCCGGGGCTGCTTACGATTCTGCCAAAACAAGTGTTAAAGAAACCGCTAGTAATATAGCTGATAAAGCTAGCTCGGCTTATGATTCTGTTAAATCTGGGGTTGGTAACTTTTTTAGTACAGGTAGTTTCAATAATAATGCTGTTAAAGGTGACAAGTCTAAGATTCTAGAAATGTTAGACGGGGTAGCTTTAAAAACAGGTGTTAATGCCAACATATTAAAAACTTTTGCTGCTATAGAGTCGGGATTAAATCCTAATGATAAAGCTGGAACCTCTTCGGCATCAGGACTATTTCAATTTTTAAATAGTACCTGGGCTACTATGTTACAGAAATACGGTAGCAAGTATGGAATTGATAAATCAACCTCACCTTTTAATGCAGAAGCAAATGCTACAATGGGAGCAGAGTTCCTTAAAGAAAATGCTAAGGTCATAGAGAAGGTTAAGCCTAATCCTAATGTTACCGATTTATACTTGGCACACTTTTTAGGAGCGGGTGGAGCAACTAAATTCTTAAAAGCCCCTCCTGATGCTATTGGCGCAGATATGATGCCTAAAGAAGCAAAAGCCAATGATAGCATATTTTACACTAATAAAGGTAAAGGCCGAGCCAGATCGATTAGTGAGATCTATACTGAACTAGAGAGTAGATTAGTATCGCGTGCTTCTGAATATGGATTTAGTCCAGGTGCACAACCTGCTAACAATACAAGTGATACTAATAGTACAACGAGTGATGTTAATGGCAATACTCCAGTTGGACCAACCACTCCTACACCAAGCGACGCAGGAAGTAGTACGAATAATACTGATACTGCTCCTACTTCTAGTACACCGCCTGTTCCTAGTGACGCAGGTGCTGGTAAACCTGCTGGCAATACAAGTGCTCCTATAACAGATGTTCCTACGGTTAATCCAAGTTCACCTACAGCAGGAATAGCAGATGCTGTTAATAAAACGCAAACACCTGATACGACATTTAATGCTAAATCAGATGTGGCTAAATTAGAAATAGCAGGAGATAGTAACAGTAATCTTAAAACGATTAGTGGAACATTAACAAGATCGTTAGATACACAAACTAAGATGGTTAATTTACTAGAACAGTTAGTTGCAAGTAATGCTTCTTTATTAAATAAAACATTGTCTATGAATAGCGACAATGGTAATACTTCTGAGACTGGAAATACTCCGGTTAATAATACTAGCAAGCAACCGATGTCTACAGATATGGGAACACCTGCTGTGAATTTAAAAAGAAAAACAACGTGGTAGACTACAGAGACTGGGATATCCCAGTCTCTGTAGCTTATTTCTCATCGTTAACGAGGTTCTCTATATTGGTACCTTTAAAGAGTTTAGACGTAGGGTCTTTCATGCAGCTCTCTACAAGAGCGTTAGCAGTAGCTTTGTTAAAGTTATCTGCTTTAACAAGTTCATCGATCTTATTAACAACAAACACATACTTCCACATCTTCACATCTGGAATACTAAGTTCAATAACAGAGTTGAACAAAGTCTCTTTACGAGTTTCACGATAACTCGTATAAGGTAGTGTATTGGATTTCATACTTACTTGCAATCGTTTATCCTGTAGTATACGTTGTGTAAGTATATAAGCTAAGATAGCGAGATAATTATTAACACGTTTAGGAAGTTTAGGAACACGAAGAATATCATCTTTAGTCATTCTGGTTTTAGGTAAAAGTTCAGCCGGATAACCTTCTTTACAAAGAAAGTCTATAAAGTTACGAATACTGCCAGCAGGACCACAAATCGTTTTTATAGCAAAAGGATAGCTGTAACATAAACGTTTACCTAAGTCAGTAGTTGATCGGCTATTGATATTAATATGCGCTTCTGTTTTAACCATAACAGGTTGTAGCATATCATTTTTGTTGTTTTTCATTCGTGATCCCTTCGGTGTTAGTGATTTCATTAATGACATTTTTACCGTAATTTATAAAGAGGCTGAATAATAGAATTAAACAATAGTACTGTAAGTTTGCTGCTTGCGTGGCATCTAAAGCATTTACAACATTAGCCTCATTGGCTATAACATAGTTAGAGGATGTGGCTTTCTCAAGAACAGTGTTCTTAGAGAGAAAACCTATATCTTTAACAAGAACACGATAATCCTCAAAACGAACATGGTGCATACGTAGCAATAACGCATATCTGCACATAAGATCATCGAGAAGAGTTCTTATATCAATATCTGCTATTCCAGAGATACTGCCTAGACTTGTTACTGATAGGATACTTGATGTATATTTTTCATTAATAATATCAAATATCTCTGATAACTCAGATAGCTTACGATGACCCTGTGTGGTATCAACACCATCCAGTTTTATCTTAATTCTAAAATCAGCACCATTAACATGCAATGAGACTAGTTCTCTAAAGGCTGCTTTACATCGATCATATACAGTTATCTCATCCATCCGTCTTCTCCTCTTTAACTCTATTTTCTTTTAGTGCGTCTAGTAAAGCTGACTTCTTCAATTCAAACTCACCATCATTTAGTAACTCGTCATCCTCAATACCATTACCATCTATCAGTATTGTTGTTATGATAGGTTTAACCGTATAGGATGGGTTATATACTTTTATAGATACTTCAATTCTATCAGCACCATAGAAATTGATAATAAGATCTAAAAAAGTCTTCCAAGTCATCTCAGGAGCTAAAATGTTTTTATACAGTGTTGCACTTGACACTGTCTTAACATTCTCAGCTGTTGATAAGGACTTCTCTTTACGTTTCTTTGCAAGATAACGCTCCACGAGATAAGGTACACCTCGTACTAAATTGCCCGTCTTTAAGAACTTACGGAACAACAAACTTAAAGCACCGTTAGCAGTGTTGCTAACAGGAACCTTATCTATAATAAATTCAGACGCCATACGTCCTCCTTCTCGGTTAATACTTTCAGCACTTAGTGTGAATCATGTATACTTAATAGAACCTCTGTGATATGCTCTATGTTAATGATATATGTTTGAAAAATAATAAAATTCTTTCTTTCAAGATCGTTATCAGATTCCAACCTCATCTTACTGTGCAGCTCTATAAAAGATGCAGCAAGATCTATCCATTTATGTAGATCCCTAACAGGATCTTTTAATAGGCTATTTCTATTACAAAACCATTCTGTAACATTTATTGTTTTCATAATCTCATTATTAATATTCCCTCGATAATGATGTTTTGTATAATCAGCTCTAGAAAGAATATCTAGTTTATAGGTATAGGTAATAATGTTGTCAAAGATACTGTTAATCATAACCCCTCTGTAGATGCCGGAATAGGGGTAAAAATCAATAGTTTTTAAACGTTCTAGTTTCTCTATTAAGGAATTAGGTTTCTTAATATTAGTGGCGTAGCCAATGGTTTTAAATACTTTCTTAATACTGGAATATATACCCATATGTACTCCTTTTCATTAATAAGACAAAATACCAAAAGTTATACACATGACTCACAAGAGTCATGTGTATAACAAAAATGGATAGTTACGTATTTCAGAAAGCGCAACATGAGCAATAGCCATAGAGTCTATCTCATGTTCTGTTAACTTAGTAATATCAACCATAGAAGTGTATTCTGTAATCGTTGAAATTCTGGTTAACATGTCATCCTTATTAGCTCCACCACCAGCACCAAAACCACTTTTAATACTCTTAGGAGAATATCTAAAGAGTTTGATATAAGGGTTGGCATTGATAGCTGCGTTTAAGATAACTGATAAGTATTGTGATAGCTGCATTACAGCAGTAGCATAATTTACATTTAAGAAAGCTTCTTCAATAGCTAAAACATCAGGTTGAAAATAACTCATTATGTTACCCATAACCTGTTGGAGTATACCTATTCTCGCTAGTTGCTTATCTACTGCATCACGAGGTATGAGATTATCTAATCCTATGTAATGTGTCTCAATATTTACTATTGTAAAAGAAACACTTACAGGCACGCCATCATGAGCTTTCATTTTATTAAAAGGTATAAATTCGTCAACACGTACCGTTAGGACGGTAACACCAATATTCTTACCAGGATCAATAGCAAGTAACTTAAATGTGTTCATAGTAAGAGCGGCTCACTGCCACCTATTTCAATAGCACGTACAATACTCTCAGCATTAGCCAGTTGTACTGCAAGATCTAATGATACTTCTACATGGTGAGATATTTGCGCTACTGCTAGCTCAGGTAGTCCGTCTGCTTGTGTTTGATCTATACCCATAACTAATCCTATCTCAGTGATTTTTAATTCACTTATACCTCTTAAACTAAAAACTGTTTTTAAATCTTCCATCTCTGTTAATGTTAAAGCAAATTTTAGTTTAGCTATGTTAGTAACATAGTTAGAAGTTGTAATGTCTGTTGTATCTACTGATCGTGTTTGAGGGACAGGGTTTAATAATTTATCTGTATCTGTTGTAAAAACACGAAGTACTGTCTCATCATTAACGGTTACTATTTTATAGAAATAATCCCTTAGTTCTATTAAGGGTATAGCTTTTAAATAATAACAAGCATAATCTACATTGTTAATAGTTTCTATAACTCTTAATCTGTAGGCACTGCGCTCATCATTACTAAGATCATTGGTAAGTGTTCGCATTAAAAATGGGACATGCTTAAACAAAGCTGCATCTACGGGAGAATGTTTAGAATAAGTATACCCAGGGTTGCCTACAATAATAGGATCACCGCCGACACCTATGGCATAATAACCTAATGTTGGATATAACGAGTCTGCTAACTCAATATTAGGAATAATATCAAATTTTTCATTTAGAGTTGTATTTGCTAATGGCGTGTATTCTTTCCCTAAAAGCCTGCTTAACTCAACATGTATACCGTACATAGTACGCTGTCCATTAATGGTCATAGTAGATCCTTAGGTAATTGTGCGTTATTAACAAAGTCCTCAATATCTAATGGATCAGGATTAAGCTCTAGTTCACCGTGAACAATTTCAACATCAATAATGTCATCTGTTATGTTAGGAATAGTTCCAGTACCTGTAAGTAGCATAAGATCATCTACTTTACCACTACGCTTAGCTTTTAATGTAGCTATAGCGATGTCAACAAGCTTACCTGTATTATTAACAGAAGTGTACTTTAATCGTGATTCAGCTCTCTTATGGATACTCGCATCAACACCTGTCAATAGTTCATTTATAACTCTGATATCTCGGTTATCTGTAGGGTCACCATCCTTAAAAAAGTTATCCACTATTTTGAATCTTAAGTCGATTGATTTATCCAACATTTGTTGGTCTTTAGTGGTTAAAAATCCACTATCTTTATTATTTAAATTTCCAGTTTCGCCAGTAGGCTCGGGAACTGGGTTTTCTTCCTGCACTGCAAGTGTATCAATTTCTTCATTCATAGCCAGCCTTTACTGTGATATTCAATTAACTGTCAATATTTTATATTAGGGGTATTTAATAGAAATAGATTTAAGGATAAAATCATGGCTTCTAAGAAAATAGTGGAAGAAACTGCTCCAGAAGAATACGCTGTAATCTGCTACAGTGATGGTTCAGCAAATCCCAAATTTAAATCTTATTATTTCTTAATGTCGCACACTGATAATACTTAACATACACACAGCTGTGTACGCGAAAGGAATTCACTTGGATAGAACAAAGTTATTTATAAAAAGAGCTAATTTTATACATAATAATAAATATGACTACAGTAAAACAATATACACTAGGGCACATGATAAAGTTATAATCATATGTCCCATGCACGGCGCTTTTGAGCAAAAGGCGTACGCGCATATACAAGGAAGAGGTTGTTTTACGTGTGGTGGGAAAACAGAGGTCACGAAAGAATCTTTTCTAGAAAGAGCTAAAATAACCCACGGCGATAGATACGGATATGCCGAAATAGACTTTATAAATAGAGTAACCCCTGTTAAAATAAGATGTTTCAAGCACGGTTATTTTATGCAAAGCCCGAAGTTACATATGAGCGGTCACGGGTGTAGAAAATGTGGCGAGGAATATGTAAGTAAGTTAAAATTAAAAACTAAAGATCAATTTATAGCAGACGCTAAAAATGTACACGGTGAAAGATATTATTACGATAACATAATCTATACCGGAGATTGCAATAAGATCATTATAACATGTTTAGAACATGGTGATTTTGAGCAAAATGCAAGTTCGCATTTACAGGGCGCTGGCTGCCCGTGGTGTAAAACAAATTCTAAAGGAGAGGATAAGCTAGATATATTGCTATCTTTTAAAAATATAAGATTTGTTAGACAATACAAGATAGTTCCATTCAGGTATAGTTACGATTTTTATTTACCAGATTATAACTTGCTTATTGAATATGACGGACGGCAACATTTTAAGCACAACAGTTGGGGTGGTATTGAAGAACTTAAAAAAACATACAAAAAAGAGATGCTATAAAAAATAAAATAGCTTTAGATAATGGCTACAAGCTGTTAAGAATTTCGTATAAAGAATTTAATCAAATAGAGGATATGTTGATGAGTAAAATTAAAAATACTGAAACCATAAGTAGTGCTGAGGAATATGCCGTCGTGGCTTACACTGATGGAAGTTGTGGTCCGTCCAATCCTGGTTTTTGGGGCTCTGGTGTTCATGGATATGTTTATCCATTGTCATCTTTAGGTAAGAAAACAGCTAATAGACCTACTAATTATGCTGTTACAAATATAGGATATGTTTTTAAAGATGAACTAGAACGAGAACCATATCAAGATGTTACACCAACACACTATATTAACGCCTGTTATTCTTTTGAAGGGACAGGTACTAATAATACTGGAGAGCTCCAAGCTGTAACATTGACACTTATGGAGTTATTAAAAATAACAGATCTTGATATTAAAAAAATAACCATAAAGTTAGACAGCGAGTACGCTATAGCTGTTTATAATGCAGTTAAGAATTATGATGCAGTTGCGTGGAGAGATCGTATTAAAAAGAATTTAGATTATGTTGAATTGATGCGGACAGTTGTGAGAGAAGTCAAAGTAAGAGATATAGAACTAGATCTTGTTAAGGTTAAAGGTCATTCTATATCTTTAGGTAATAACAATGCGGACAGGATGGCCGTTATGGCTAGAATGTACAGTTATAAAAATATAACTGAGGTTGATTTTAAAATTAGTCCTGCTAAAAAGTATTACGCACCAGGTACAGAAGACAGGCATCCTTTCTTAAGATTTAGTAACTTATACTTTATGGGTATAACTACTTTAAAAGATGAAAGAGCTATCTATAGTGTTATGGAGTATAAGAAGGATATTGAACCAGGTAGGGCATCACATGAGGCTATCTTTGGATTGGTTTCTTTAAAAACCAAACAACCTTTAATAGAGGATGTTATTTCATGGTATACTCAAAAGTTAAGACCAACTGCTTTAATTTCAACGATTGATCTTGATGTTTTATACAGTAGAAATGTCAGAACCTTACATGAACTCTTTAAAGAGAAGATGTATAACTTTGATAATTACTTTACAGCTTTAAAGTTCAGAGATGAAGAAACAGTTGTTAAAGCAATACGCCCTCCAGGTTTAGCTAACAGTGCTGTAGAGAGAACAGTGTTGCTCTATGACATTGTTGACGAATACTCTAAACTAAATAAAGAAAAACCTCTTAGAGAGTATATTGATATAACGGATAAAATCTTTACCGTAAATGAAAAAGGTAAGAACGTTATAAACATTACTAACAAAGAATCATTCATGCTTATGGATGTTGATCTTGATGGTAATATTATTAAGTTCCCTGTGTTCTTAGGTAAAGATTGTATCACTCGAGACCATTTTAAACAAATAGAAGATCTTGAACCAAAGGTTATGTTGGTAATTAAAAAAGTAGGTGATAACCTATTGAACTATTATATCCTTATAGACTGTAGAACAACAGGTGATATTTCTATATGGTGTAATTTCTATAATAACAACGTTCTATTACAAGGTGCTAAACCTAAAGGTAAAAAATCTTAGTATAACACAGGGATATCCCTGTGTTATACTATTTAAAACGTTTGATAGTGTCAACAGTAAATTTTAATGTGGTTGCCGTTTGATTCATAATGTGCCATAGGGTCACTGCAGAAGTAATAGCTCTACCGCTATCTTCTAGTACACCTGCTAACTCATTGATCAAGGCTTTATTAATTTTAAACTCTGTATCCGTTGTGATAACATCATAAAGTACATCAGCGCGTTCTGATAATTTTGTTACTTCAGTTTGAATATTTTCAGTATCTGCAAATGTTGTACCTTTAGCAGCTTCTAGTATATCTGCTTGTACGAAGTAAAGACTATTAATATTAGGAACAAGTTCCTTAATAAATCTTTGATCGCTATGATTCTTAGGGTCAATAAGTTTATCTACAATAGCCTCTAGCTCATAGGTAATACCATAGATCTTATCAGCTGTTAAAGGGTTACCCTTATGATCTTCGCGATAACGTTGATACAACATAGCATAGTTAACACGAGAAGCTGTTCTAAAATCTTCATTTGACAATACAAGTGAAATAAAGATGTCAGTATATTCTAGGAGTACTCTTAGATTATCATTGATAACTGTTGATGCTTTCTTAAGCTCGCTAGCTGTGGTGAGTAGGTTTTGTTTCATACCTAGCATGACAGGTACTTTAACATCCATTACAGAGCTATAAGGAACCTCTGCAATTTTCTTAATATCTGTTTCAATTTCATAGATCTGTCTGATAAAACTATTGTAATGATCTTTATCAAACTTTGTTAATCTATCAGCATTTTCCGCAAATGCTTTAGCAACATTTGGAATGAATTTAGTAAAGTACTGTTTAATACTAACCAAAACAGAAGCTAAATCTTCATGTGCGATTGTTGACATGAATTCACCGTGTTTTTTAATGTCATTAAGACTTTCGATGATTTCAGCATGTTCAACAGCTAGTTCTTTATTCATGGGTATCTTCCTTAATTAGGGTATTTAGTCAATTAACTGGCAATATTTTATAAACACGTTTTTAGATAGAATATATAGTAAGGATGAAAAATGGTAGGTTTTAACGTACAAGAAAAGACAACCCCAAAGATTTTAATTAACATTGGCGCTTTGCTAGATATACCTACAGCGTCGTTTATTATAGGTAAGAGAGGCGAGACAATTATCAATGGCGGCTTAGGACAAGTAACAGCTGTTGTTGGTCCTGGTAATAGCTTTAAAAGCACTATTATACAATACATGATGTTACAGGCAGCAAATAGAATTTTTGAAGCAATGAAAACAGTTATGCTAACCTATGACACTGAAAACAATACATCCTTAAGTCGTTTAGAAACATTAGCTGCTAGATTTCCTAATCTACCTCCTGAGATTATCACAGGAGCCGAAGCAGCATGGACAGTAACCGATAAAGGTCATATGTTCGCAGATGAGTTTGCTAATATTTTTGGAGAGTATATTAAAGAAAAGCTTAAAGATAAAAATAGCAAAATGGTGTATCAAGCTTTTACAGATCCTTATACTAAAAAAGAGTTGGTAACCTATATACCAAGCTTTACAGCAGTTGACAGTATTACTGAATTTGAAGCATCCAGTACCGCTATTATGTTAGAAAAGGATATTGATAAATCGGATACAAATACTTATGCTTTACAGCAAAGCAAGTTTAAAACAAAATGGATGTCAACATTACCACGACTAACAGACTCGTCAAACACATGTCTGCTAATGACGGCACATATTGGTACTAAAGTAGACATGGCTACAGGTCCTGCTGCTTATAATCAACCGACAAGACAACTTCAGTTTCTTAAGACAGGGGATGCTTTAAAAGGTGTTAGTAGTAAGTTTACATTTTTATTAACAAACGGTTGGTTTGCTCATACCGCTTCTGTACTTAAGAATCAAGGTACTAAAGGTCCTGAGTATCCTAATGGCCCTACCGACCATAATGATACTGATCTTAATACGGTTAGACTTAGTGTTCTAAGAAGTAAAACAGGTGTAAGTGGTTGTACTATTACTTTAGTCGTATCGCAAACAGATGGTGTGATGCCAGCATTGTCCGAGTTTCACAACATTAAAGAAAATGGTAGGTATGGTATTGGCGGTAATGATAAGTATTACAGCTTAGATCTTTTACCAGATGTAACGTTAAGCAGAACAACGGTACGTGAAAAGATTGATAACAATGCGCTATTACGAAGAGCTCTTAATATTACATCTGAATTGTTTCAGATCAGTATTTATAAATCTGAAATAGAACGTATCGGTTTACTCTGTACGCCTAAAGAACTTTATGACGATCTTAAAGCGCAAGGTTATGATTGGAATATGCTATTGCAAACACGTGAATATTGGACTATTAATCAATATGATAATCCGGTACCATACCTAAGTAGCGTTGATTTACTGAAAATGCGTAAAGGTTTATACTTTCCTTATTTTCTTAATGAAGACAAGACGGTGAAGGAGCAATATGCTAAGTTTGTACAACCTGTTGCTAAGAAGTGATGTAAAATCATTAGGGGATAAACATATAGTAAAGATAGCTTCTTCAGAAGAGGAAGCTAAAGATTATGCTGTAATGGAATTTAAAAATGACTATCCCAAAAATAATGTAACAATAATATCCTGTATTGAAGAAAAAATAAAAGAAGAAAAGGAAGTGTTATGAGAAGTAATAAACCCTCAGTCCCGGTTGATGTTAGGGAAGAAGCTAAGAAAGCCGGATTAAAATTAGTAAATGGTTCCGGACGAAAACCTATTGCTGAAGGCGTGGAGCGTTATTTTGCTCCAAAAGATGTTAATGATGTTGACGTATATGATTTAATTGTAAGATGCTTTAAAGTTGCTGCTATGCCAGAGGCTATCAAGGCCTTTACATCCGATCCTTCTATTATAGCAATTAAGGATAAATCAAGTGATGTGCAGCGCTGTATTATTAATAGACACTTTAGATTAATCTCTCTAAGATACGTAAGCAGATCTGGAAATTCTGTATTACCCATCTTTTTAGAGTTTTTTAATGATGGCGATGTTATGTCTTGGCTTGAACGTATTTACTCACGAGTATGCGGATTCTTTAAACATAACAGAGTTTATGAAACTTTAGCTTAGGATATAACAATGGCTGTAAAAATAGTAAATGATTATGCTGACAAATTAGAAGACAGGTATGCTACCGTATACAACACTGTTAAAAATGCTGATGGTACGTATGAGCGTAAGGTATCAAAAATAGTTTTAAGATTTTCTTTAAAAGCAGGTAGACCATTTATGACAATTGATGATGCTGAACTATCACGATTTGTTTATAAAACAGTTAACACCCCTGTGCCTGTTAAACTTGGTAATGTAGATTACGAAACTTTCATCTGTGACGAAGTGTACGAGAAACGCAATGCCAATAAGAAAAGATTTATTCGTGTGGGTGATGTTATCAATCCTATTATGAGTTCAGGCGGTATGGTTGTTTACGATAGAAAGTTCTCAGATTTTCTATTTATATCTGAGATTTCATTCTTTAGAAACAGTGATAGTATGATTGTTAAAGATAACCTTATTGATATGGTTGGCACTATTCTTAATATTACCAATATCGATGACAATGATAAGTTCATTAATGAGGGTAACCTTGTTACAGCACAGACTCATATGGAATTACCAGATGGTATTGAGAATTCAATCACAACCACGTTACTTGTAACACTACAAGGTACTGATCCTGATAGTGCCTATAGGGATACCAATCTTTTTGAACAAACAGGTTCCAATCAGACATTCATAATGCGTGGTGAAACTCGCCCACGTGTACTTATTAAACTTGGAAAAGTATCTGATTTTATTACAGATACATCAGATGTTTATGTAGCGCCTTATCAAGTTTATGGATATTCTCCAGTGCAACACAAAACATTTAACATCGGTTTAATCAAACCAGGTGATAGAAATCTTTATATTGAATATGGTATGTAGTAGGGAATTCCCTACTACATAACTAAAAGGTTATGATATGAATGCAGCACGTAAAAAAGTACAAGATATGGCGTTAATGTATATTACAAAAATAACTGGAAGTACGTTTACATCTGAGCTTTATGAGAAACAGGTATTTTCTAAAATGTCAGATGAGCAATTTGATGTCTTTATGAAAGATCTAGAAAATGATAAGATTACCTTATCAGTTATAGTCCCTACTGATACTGAAGGTAAGATTAGTGTTGAGAATAATACTAAGATAGCTAAAGAACTTGGCTATAGTTTCTTTCAAAAATTATCAGTAAGTGAAACTGAAGACTTGCCAGGTTACACTATACCTCATGAGTCACTAGTATTGTTACTACCTATTCGTAGAGTAGCGCAGCTGTTAACGAAGAAGATATCAATACCAACAGATTATAAAAAAATAGATTCTTTAACAGGACAAGTAACGGGAGATTCTAAATCTTCAAAACTAACAGGACCAGAGCTATATATCCTAATAGGTCAAGGGTTCGATGAAAGTATCGTTGAGCTTATGAAAACTCGTGGTGGTGATGAAGGTGAAGGTAATGCCTTAGTTAGTATGTTATTCAATACTGGTGAGGCTTCACAAGCTGATCTAAGAAATTATTCTTCAGGTGTTACCAGTGGTAAAACATTAGAAACTTATTTTCAAGCGATGCATATTAAAGCAAATGTACTAGAACGATAATGTTCGGTGAACAGAAATAAAAAAAAAATAATAATAAAGATACAGGATGGGTAATACCCATCCTGTATCTTATATCATAATACGAATAAGAATATAAGGATAGTAGCAATAACTACTAACCCTGCGACACGTGAGACTCTTTCAGATTTTTCAATCTGATCAATCTTGGCATTAAGCGATTTTGCAATAGCATTTTCTAAGACACTAGAACCTTTGATACTTGGCAACATGGATTACTCCTTAAGATGTTTTTTGTAAATAATTTCGACTCATTTACAATATTATAATATATTCTTAAAAAACATTGGAAATACAGATAACACTAACCTTTCTGGTTAGTGTTATCTGTTCACCGAACTATGGCTTTTCTACAGTATAAATTGTTTCAATATCAGAGACAACTATATCTCTAATAGGAGACGGTTGATAGATTTCAAAATCATCATCCTCTATAACAACAGCTAGACCCTCTAGCTGGTCCTTAGAGACAATAACTCTTGTATCAGGGCTAGTTGTACTAAAACTTGCTACTGCGTCTATAGGGACCTCAGAGCTAGCAACAACATTACCTATAAATTTCTCATTAGGATAGACTTCACTGGTTATTCCTATTAAGAATTGGTCTTTGTAATTAACATACTTAGCATCACAGATAACTTTATCCATAACACTTATTCTTGTAGCTGGTGTGCTCGTCTCTATCTCAAACTCATTAACGGTATCATCAATAACGGCATATCCTGAAATAGGTTTAGAACACATCCCTGCTAACGGATTAGTGATATAACTAAAAAATGTAAGTCTGTCTCTAAAATCATTGGCTATTGCCTTAATATGGACATAGTTTAATTCTAGAGGAGTTAGATCGGCATCTAAACACGCTACAAGGCCGTTAATTGCACGAACGTTCTGTATGTTATTGTAGTATACAGGAATTTCATCTTTAACAGCATCAGGCTTAATACACTGTACTGTATACGATGTTAACTTATTAAGAATATTCGTAAGACATGTTAGCCTATCTCTAATATTTAAATAAGGATCAATATCTATACCCGTAAATGCTTTTATTAAAACAGTCATAGAGTTATAAACATTAAAGTTATTTGTCATCGTATAGGTTTTATTCTCTTTAAGAATAAGCTCATCAATTGTTAATGATTTACCGGCTGTTGTTAAATCAAAAGTATCGGATAATAACATCTTACCCATGATATTTTTAATATTCATACTTACAAGAGCATTTTCACTATTACTATCAAGTGTCCATACTAAACCATGGTAGTCCATCACTTTAGTAAGATAGGTGTTGAATTCTAAAACACTATTCATATCACCCATGTCTTTTGGTAGGGCATCCTTAATAAAAGGTACGAATGTTTCAGTATACCCATCGTGATAAGAGTTCTTGACAACAGTATCAAAACGATCTGTATCTGTTGATAATACAGCATAATTTAAAGTTGATAATGGTAAACTTGTATTACCAGTTATAAACAATAGTTGCTTAATTAAAAACAATAAACCTTGTCTAGGTGTCAATGTGAAGAACTGATTACTATTAGGATCCGTATAATCTATTAACGTATCAGCACTTATAGAAACTGTATTAGGTTCTGTATAGTCAACAACTGTGTTATAACTATCATTCTTAACAGCATGTGCCCAGTAATAAAGGATAAGCTCTAAGATGTCAACATTCTTACTATCAAAAAGTTTAATAGTACTAACGGTAATAGCTTTTGTTTTAACAGTGTTGTGTCTTTGATACTTTAAGTTATTTTGTAAGATACTTGTATCAAAGGTTATAATATCTGTTGTTGGAACTATATCCATATTAACACTTCTAGTTTCTTCTAATGTTATAAACTCAGGTAGTGTTAATGTTTCAGAGTTATCTGTTGTAAATGATTTATTAAGACCTTCACTAACAACGATAGGATCTTGTCGTTTAAAATACGGGACTGTTGGATCATTTATAAAGTTAGTATTAACTAACTGATCTGGTATCTTTATATTATACGTTCCAACACCATAACTGTTAGTATCAAATACTTTTGTTAGTATGAGGTCTAATGTCTTTTGTTTACCTAAGTTTTTTCTTAAGTATTTTAGATTTCGGTATAACCAATAGATCGTTTGTGGCTTAAGTACCTGTACATCATCCCACAGATTAAGATTAGAACGAAAGAAATGTTCTAAAAAGAAACTATGTACTTCAGCAGTGTTTATCTTACTTACACGTATTGCTGTAATTTGTGGCGGTATATTAGCATAGAGTACTGCTATTAAACCTGATAGATAAAGCCCATCAACAATAGTATATGCTTTGACATTCCAACGTTTTAGAAAACGTTGAACATAACCCTCTAAATCAGAAATTAGGGTATATTCAGAAACTTCTACCAGATTAGTATCATAAGAAAGTATAGTTCCCTCATCAGCAGCTACTGCTGCAGATATATCACAAGGGTACATACACCCTTTAATAAATAAAGTATCATTAGGATATGCTTCTGTAAGATTGATATAATACTTATCTTGTTTTAACAATTCTGATTTTGTATAAGGGTATTTTACTAATATTTCTTTAGTAAGAGAAACTACTTCAGATGTTTCTATAATGGTTATTTTAACATCGCTATTGGTAATATGTCTTTGACCAGAAATATTTAAAAAGTATTTCCATTCCTCTTTATTATCAGGGATGGAATATCCAGCAGCAACAACCCCATTATTCATAGCTGCAGCTACATCTATTAATTTTATATTTAGGGAATTAGTGAGATACAAGAGTTTCTCATTGTATTCGTCAAGAGTACTGAACATCTTAATCCTTAAGGTAATGAATATGAATACAAATAAAGGTTTGATACCTAAGTTAGAAAAGGGCGATCTAGGAACTGCCGCCATAATCACTAAATTGAACGTTAGCGCCAGAGAAATGACCGTTCCGGCGAGAACAGTGGATTATCAAGGTGTGATACGTCATAATATTGACAAGATAAAAAACAATGATAACATTACAGAATTATTTCCAGATATTGAAAAATGTATACAAATCATCACCGCTAGTATCTTATCTCCTAATAACTTGTTATCAACAACTATATCATATTCTTTATCAACAGTTAACTTACCCGATGATTTAAAATCTTCGATCGCTTCTCTTACTGAGAAATATTTAAATAAAGAATTTAACTTTGAAGAAATGCTAACCGATATCTTAAGAGAAGCTTATTTTACAAAAGGTTCATGGGCACAAGTAATTGTATCAGAGGCCGCAGTCGATATGCTTATTAATGGTACCGATGCCATTAAGACTGATGGTAAAGTCAATATGGATAACTACAAGAAATTATCAGGAGAGGATAGAAAGTTAATAGATCCTGATCCAGAAATTAAACATGTTTCTACGGAAAATCTTTCTTTTGAATATACAGAAAGTGAACTGGCATCTTCAGTAACACGTCTTGCTTATAAAAAAGACGGTGTCTCATTAGAGGACAAAGGTGCTAATGTAAAATTTACTACTGATGATCTTATGTTTGACATCACTGATGATAAAACAATCATGTTTAAACCGGCTAGAGCGTATGAAAAACGTGAACAAGAGTTAAGTAAAGAGTCTATTGATTTTAACGTACAACCTGTTTATGATGAACTTTATAGTTTATTCAGGATTAATGATGGTGATGAGTTTAAAGAGTTTGTATCTATTACCCCAGATGATCTAACAGATAGAAAATCTATTGGTAAAGCCATGGTATTTAAAATACCTGTTGAGTCACTGATACCATTATACGTTATTAACGATCCTACAAAACAAATAGGATTCTTTGCAATGCTTGATGAGAAAGGTTCTCCTATTAGAACAACAACTGAATATAATGAAGATCAGATGTCTAATATGATGCGAACGAATATGTTACAAGCTACAGAGAACAGTGTTATTAACAGAGCTAAGTCAGCTTTGGTAGGTATTACTTCTAAAGAACCAACTATTAAGAACATTGAAGAAATCTATAATCGTGTTGTTGATGATGCTATTCGTAAAGCAATTGAAAAAGGTGGGTATGATTCACTTGCTACAATCAGAGATAATACGGATATCTATAGAGTAATGTTCTTTAGAGCTTTGAGATCTAAACGTACAAAATTAGTTTACATCCCAGCTGAAAATATGGCGTTCTATGCTTTTGATTATAGAGAGAATGGAACAGGTAAATCTCTTATAGAGAAAACAGCTATGTTACACTCTATACGTTCTATCTTATTATTTACAAAAGTACTAGCATCTATTAAGAACAGTACAACGACTACCAAAATATCTATTGATCTTGATGAGAATGATACTGATCCTCAGGGTACTATTGATATGGTTAGATCAGAGTATATTAAGACACGTGCGAGTACTGCACCTTTTGGTTTATCAAATATTAATGATCTTGTAGCGTGGGGACAATCTGCAGGTATCATTATTGATCCTAAAGGTGAAGCTGCTGGGTTACCTAACATGTCATTAGATATCTCTAATGAAGGTGGTAGCAAAGTTATACCTGATGATAGTACAGATGAATCTGTTAGAACAATGATCTACTTAGCATACGGCTTAACACCTGAAATCGTAGAATCAGGGTATAGTTCAGATTTTGCAACCTCTGTTGTTGCTAAGAACTTATTGTTTGCTAAACAAACAAAACAGTTACAAACCAGACTAATGATTATGGTAACAAAACATGTCAGAAAACTTTGTAAGAATGATTACGCTTTTAAAGATAAATTAAAAATACTTTTAAAAGCACAGCTTGCTGAGATTAAAAAACATGTTCGTTCTGTTGGTAAAAATAATGACGATCGTGATATACTAAATGAAGATAGTGTTGGTAGTATTAAGAATTTAAAAGATGACGACTTATTAGATGCGTTAATAGATATTATCATAAGCGAAATAAAGACTGAACTACCATCTCCAGAGACAACTGAAGCTCAAACACTCCACGATGCCTTCCAGTCCTTTAAAACAGCACTAGAAGAGAACATTGATATTATGTTCCCAGCTGAAGTTATGGGTTCAGAACTTATTGGTGCTGTAGGTGGTAAGATTGATATTATTAAAGGTGTATTAAAAGCAGTTATGATTCGTAAATGGATGGCCGATAATGACTATATGCCAGAGTTATCAGAATTTATTATTAAAGATGATACTAATGGTTATGTCTTTAATGCATTTGGTAACTTCACATCCTTTATGAAAAATCTTGGTGACTCTATTGTTCCGTTCCTTGGTGAATTACAAAAGATGACAACAAAACTTGATATCAAGATGGAAAAAGTGAGTGCTCCTGCAGATGGTGCTAGTGATACTGAAGATACTTATGGTGAGACATCTGGTGGAGGTGAAGAAGGTAGCGATACTGACACTGATACTAATGGTGGAGATATAGGTGGCAGTGATGACTTCAGTGATAATTTCGGTGGTGATGAAAATGATACCGCAGAAGAACCGGAAGCTACACCAGATGAAGGAAGTGAAGAATCTACCGATGAACCTGTAGAAGAAGGTACTTCTGAAGAACCAGACACAACTGATACCGGTACGGAAGATGAGCCTGAACCTGAAAAGGCAGAAGAAGCTCCTGAAGAGACTACAGATGAAAACTCAGATGCAACTACGGATAAAGAAGTAGATGATAAAGCCGAAGCTGATAAAAAAGCTAAGGAAGAAGAAGAAAAGAAAAAAGCAGATGATGAGGCTAAGAAGAAAAAAGAAGAAGAAGACAAAGCTAAAGAAGATGCTAAAAAATAAAGAATAAGAACATACTACACCTATAGCCATGTGGCTATAGGTGTAGTTGTATTTTTTTACGTAAAAAGTACAGGCTTTCCAACTTTGCTTATATGCAGCTTATAATCTTTAACACCTACATACGGATCATTAATAAAGATGCGACATGTACGTGTTTTCTTAAAGTTGTGATTAAAGTTTTCATTATTGAAAACATCATTGATAGCATCAAACCATTTAAAATCTGGTTTCTTGTATCGAATATGAGTATTGATAGAATCAATACTTTCTTGCTTATTAAGCACCACAAGTGTCTCAAGTGTAAAGATAGGTAACCAAATGATTTCTAGATCATCTGAGATGATATTGTAACCATCGCAAGAATCATCTCCAAATAATTCAGTCATGACTTCATCTGAAGATACTTTAAGATACTCGAAAAGAGAATCTAAAGCAAACGAACAAATATTACTGTATTCATTACTTGGAACATGTTCTATAGTACCTAGGATAGAATCAAGATCCGTTAACAAACTTGCAGCTTTTACTGTTTTATCAGGGTTGATACGTGTTGATAAATTGTTAAAAGCTACTGTCAGAAATCCATCTATCTCTTTTAATAGGATAGGATCTTTGATACTATGATAAAGTTTTTCACGCAAGTCTAACATAGACGTTGCATCGTTAAAAAGTTTGTTGATAAAATAAGTTCCATCAGCAGCAGTTAAGCCTTCAAAATATACTTTCCTGCCATACATCGTATGACATTGAATAACATCTGCCCAGAGGTCATCCATCTTAGGAAATTCAGCTAACATAGCTTTAAGAAACGGGACCCTATTAATAGGGTCAACTACAACGATCCGGCCTTTTTCGTGTAAAGATTCCACAGGACTCTCCTTATTTTACAATAACAAAATTACCATTAATATCTTTGTAAACGGTGTAACGTACATCATTTTGTTTTTCATCTAGCGTGTAAATAGTTGCCGTACGCGTTGCTTTGAAAATATCTGATAGGTTATAAACAATATCCAACAATTTAAATAACTCTGGATAACTATCAGCGCGTACTAACCATGCCTGACCTTTTTCGATAGATGTAATATCAGATGCTAAATAGTCATCCGTAATACCAATAAAAGTTAATGGCTCAGAAAGTTCTAAATAGAGATAGTCCTCTTCCTCTTCTACGGTCATATTACCTATCAGGTTAAAAACATATTTAGCTAAGATGCCAAATGTTTCAGCATTGTGAGCAGTAATCGCTGGTTTAATCTTAGTGTTATCAATAAGTCTAGTCTTTAAAACTTCAAGGTTATCTGTAACACTAACAAAGTCAGAATTAATAGTCATATTGTTTTTAAGTACTGCAGAGAATAACATATGGTTAATGAACTTAATAACCAATTTGTCTTCAACCCAGCTGCCCAATGTAGCAAATGCGGTAGCACGTATTTCGTACAGCATGTGCATCATGGTAGATAACGTATCGATATCATACACTGTTTGATCATTAGCGTAGTCAATGAGCTTAAGAATGTCTGAAATATCAACATACCCTTTATCAACATAAAAACGCTTAATATTTGGCACCGTCGTTACCAATGTCTTAGGACACTCTGTAGCACACATACATTGTAAACTGGATGTTCTGTCAGTACTGGAGATGGTAAAGTTTTTGATAGTATAAATATCATCACTCATTCTACCTTCAATTTTAGACTTACCAACCACATCGTATTTGATATAGTTACCAATATCTTTATCAAGAACAGCTGTTAAACCTGATGCTAACATCAATGGATACTCACTACCATCAAAAGGTTTATAAACTGGTTTAGTCTCAGCCTTAGGAGCAGCTACTGGAGTAGTTGTTGTGTTCCCAAATCCATCAAATGGATCTGGTATGGCTGCCGCAGTTGGGTTAATAACATTCTGACGAGCTTGGGCATATTTATCAAATCTATCTGTAGAATCTACAGGAGAACTTGTACCACCCATAGCATACCCACCACCTAGGGTAGGAAGTGTTACCTGTGGTTGTGGTGCTCTTACTTGTGGCTGCATGTATCCACCGCCAACAGACTGCATTGGGTACTGTTGTTGTTGCGGATACATATTCTGGTTCTCTGGGAAAATACTCGAAAGATATTTGATATATTCAAAATCAGGAAGACTTACGATAGGAGGATAACCGTATGCCCCTAACTGTGAATCAATTGCTCTGGCCTCGTTTAATAAAGGAACTATGTTTCTACCATAATTCCTAATATCAGCTCGTGCCTGATTACAATCTACGTAGATGCCACGTAGAGCTCTTTCAATTTCCATTATACGATTTTCTAATGGAGCCGTACCTATGTTCGACATGTTTACTTCCTTTGGGTTTTTATTTATTTTTATAGTTAACCAGCAACTAGTAAACTAGTTATAGGTTGCTAGTTTAACTCACAATTACTAACGTACTTGTTCGTTATTAATTAAATAATATGTTTTTAATCTTCTCCGATAACTTCATCCGATTCAAGAAGTGGTATGTTATCATTGACAACTTTACCTGATAATAATTTATCAAGCTTATCCACAGCTCTTTTAATATCTTCTGGCATGTTAATCTTACCAGTATGGATGTCATAATCTAAATAAAGATTAAATTCAAATCGAGGAGATGGACAAGACTTTCGTAAGAAATAAACTGATCCAAGATAGAGATCTGGACCTCTTAGAGTTCTTGTATTTTCTGGGAAGGAGTTGTTGCTGTTAACTCTTACTCCATTACCTCTGTTTTGATCTTGCAATAAGGAAGTACACTTCATGTACTTAATATCGCCCACATAATCAGCAGGTGATATACTAATATTAAGTCCTTGCTTGCTGCTAATAAGACCATAAATAATTTTACTCTTTAATTCATCTTTAAAGATCTTAAGAATCTCTTTTTCAGATACGATAGATTTACGAGATGATCTGCGCTTGATCATTTGTATCAACTTGTTAAATGCGATGATGATATCGTTCGTCATATAGTAAGTGATATCAATATACCTATTTTGAATATCACTGCTGTATTCTTTACTTGTTAGTAACAATGTATCAAAGTTCAACATGATATAATGTAGCATATCGTAAAAATCATTTACCATGATACCATTGTTCTGTAACTTTATTTTATTAAAGTTATCAAGATAGGTATCTAAAGAGTTGAAGTGGTCTTTAACATCTGTTGTGATTCTCATAATAGAGAACATGTCGCGATAGGATAATCTACCCAGGATAGTTCTCCAATGGATATATATTTCATCCTTAACATTAGGGGGGTATACCCTACCATCAATCTCACGACCGTTAAGAAGATAGAGGAATTCATCTGCTGTTTTAGGAAGTATATCAAAGACATACAAGATTCCAAAGATGAAGTTATTTAAGAATGTTGTAGGCTCATACTTCATAGGTATACAAATCTTAATATCATGAGGTGCATAACCTGGTGTGATAAGGTTAATAGGTTTTAATCCTGTTGACTCATACACATTATGTGTTTCACGAAGATGATCGACATTTTCATTAGTAACTATGAAATCAGTAATATTACAGTATTTTCTAAGTACCTTAGCAAAACCATATTTACCTAATAGATAAAGTGAAACAGGTGTAACGGGTTTTCCTATCTTATCACCAACAGGTGTTCCTTTCATAATCTTACTGTAAACTACTTGACCTGGTACTTTCTCACCATTAATAATAAAGGTTCTAAGTTGTCCTATGATATTAAACTTGTCAATCAGCAACCTGACAAATATCTCATTATAGGAAGGAGAAATAACGGTATCGGATAATACGGGAACAACAATGTATGGAGTATTGCTAATACGCATAATATTACCATCGCCAGCAAAAGGTAAATATAGCGGTTTAACGATAACTCTTCCATCGTATTCAAACAGAAATTCAATCATATAGAAATCAGACTCTGCAAGATCCAAGATAGTCTTATTACTGTTATTTAATAAAGATCGTGTAAACTCTTCTTTAGGAGTTAATCTTCTATACCCTTTATACGAAAGTGGTATCGTCACACCAATATCTGCGATGGTTCTTCTAAAAAGATCATCTAGAAAATCAGGTATACCCTTAAGTATCTCACCTGCAGTACCATCTGTTATGTTGGTATTAAACTTAGGCGCCGTAGTAGATATAATTCTAGCCAGTATATCGTTCACATTTTCCTCCCCATGGTTACTTAAATAACTTATAGATACTTTGAAACACTGTTATTACTTTAACTGCTAAATCCATACCTGCTTTTGTTATTTCTATCTCTTGTTTCTTATACATATACGATAACTCAGCATAGTATTTACTGTTAGCCTGCTTGATACCAAGAACTACTTTTATCTCCTCCGCTTTGATAGATAAAAGCTTACTTCTCATATCTAATATACTCATTTGTAATTTTTGTTCATTTGTGTTAAATTCAACTTTAGCTTTCAAGCGATATAATTCAATATCGGTTTTTAATTTCTCCATTTCATTTTTGATCTTTTGTTTTTCTATCTCTATTTTCTCTTTTTCATTCATAAGACTAATATCACCAGCAGCATAGGCTTCATCATGTGTTTTATAAACACCTAGTGATCGAGTATCTGATAATGGAACTTTTTTAGTTATACCTTTACTACCATTCTTTTTGATTACAACTGTACATCCCGATTTAGCAGTTGGATCTTGTCTAGATAATACCCGTGTAATTTGATTACCTATTTTCATAAAGTATGATGTATCTTTTTCATTGTTAACAATGTCTATAACGATCACATTTCTGTGTTTATCCGTTACTTCCTTATAGCATTCTGTGTAATGTTTGCTAGAAGGGTGTGTAAAGGCTTCTGTCAATTCCCCATTTGTAAAACATAAACCTACTGCTTTAGAATAAACATAATTATATTCATCTAGTGCTGAGGCAGGAATAAAGTTTATAAGTCTAATGGTCATTTTGGAAGCATATTGCCTACCTACTTTTTGAGTTAGTAATTTTAATAGTTTTTCTTTTTCTTTACTACTAATCTCAACATTGTCCGAGGACATATAGTAATCTAAAATAGGTGCATATTTGGTATTAGGCGTATTGTACATATGAATGTAGTCAACTACGAAAATACCCTTTTCAAGACTCTTTATATTAAAGGTCTTTTCTAATATACTAATAACTCCCATATTTGTAAGAGAGTGTTTGTATCGTACAGGAGATACTATATTGTTAGCATCTAACATATAGATATCATTTCCCATATTTGTAAATACATATCTAGTACGATCTGGGTGTCTATACTCAGGATCGTCTATTATGCTATTTAACCCAGTAGGGTTATTTAATAAATTTGGTCCACCGCAGAAGATAAGGTCACTGTACGGTTTTTCATCGTCAATGACATCTGTAACTCCTACATCATGTAGTTTTATAGCCATAACCAACCTTTTTATTACACAGATTTCTAAATGAATAATATATCGTTAAGAAAAAACGAAAGTACTACTACACCTACCTGGATTGCTCCAGGTAGGTGTAGTAAGGACGTATTATTTTTGTTCGATTTCAACAGTACCAAGAATGTTAACATTTTTGCTAACTTTACCAAGAACACTACCAAAGTCAGAAATCTCTGCATAGTAAAGAACTGGAAGGTTAACGATATGCGCATAACGAGGAACGTTAGAGATAAGACGGTTATTTGCACCGTTTGTTTGTTTCTTAACATCAACAACAAATGATGGTGACCAGATTGTGTTACCAAAGTTAAATGGATCCATTTTAGAATCTTTAGAACCTTCATCTGTAGCAAATGACATATAGACAACGCCTTCAAGCTCAGAGTATGGAGTAGCATATACATATGCTTCAATCTCATCTGAAAGTTTGATAACGTCTTCGTTGTTTTTACCCATGATATACATTTTTGTTCTTGCACCTGTACCGATAACAACACGAAGTGGTTTACCTGGACGAAGTGTTCTGTACGCAACATAATAGTTAGAGTTAAGAGCCATTTCCATAGCTGCATCACGAAGTTTATTTCTAAGCATAGCAGATACATCTTCAAAACGATCACTTGAAGACATACTGTCAACAGATTCGTTAACATTGATTTGCGCAGCAATAAAGTAAGGGTTTACAAAATATCTACCGATACCTGTAATACTTGCATTTGCACTGATACCATATTTAGCAATATAACTCAATTCAGTTGCAGTGTCTTTCAAACGTTTGAAACCAGCAAGTGATTGTCTAGCGCCTGTAGAAACGATAACAGAAGAAATAGTGCTAAGATCAGAAAGGTTACCACCGATTTTTACTTCAGGTCCAAGAATACTTGTGTCTGATAAGAATGGAACTTGGTAAGCATGTTTAACAACATCAGATGTTAAATAAACACCTGGAGTTCTTGTGTTCTCATTGGTTCTATATGCTTCAGGATCATAAGCTGTAACTTCGATTGATTTGAAACCAGCAAGGATCGTAGCATATGAAGGATCTTTTTTAGAAATTTCATTACCAACAGTATCGTACACTTTGTACAATTCAGTTTTGATCGGAGCAACACTCATAGTACCTGTACGTAAATCAACTTTACCAGAAAGTGATACATGTAGTTTAACGGCATTTGCAGCAAGTAACGTTTTAAAGATATTTGAGATAGAGTTTTTAGCTGTTTTCAAAGTGCTATCAAGGATGATATCATTTGTCTCAAAATTCAATTGGTAACGTCTTACTTCACCTTGTTGAACAGGCATGAAGTTAGAAGCAAGGTAAATACTTAACGGGATACGGAATGTTTCAGAAACATCTGCACCTGTACCATCAACACTTGTAACTTTAACATAAATGTTTTTAACTTTAAGTGTTTTGTCAAGGTAATCAGATCTATCCATGATACCACGATCTAGCATAAGATCAGTTGCACTCAATGAGATAAGGTTGTGATCTTGGTTAACAAGTAACGGAGCTGTATCAACTGTCTCATAACCTGAACTATCAACAACAGTAAGGTCTGTCATGAATCTTGCAGCTGTTTCAGCTTTAAGAACAGGAACGATTTTAAGGTTGTTACTTGCAAGCCATTTTTCAGAGTAAAGCGTTTTGATAACATAGTCTTTTTCCATCGTATCTTCGATAGGTGAACCATCAAGAGGATGTACAAAGTCTTTCATATAGCTAAGAAGGCTGATCTCGACTTCGATAGCAGTTTGTGCAGGATCAATGACGATAGTAGGGAAGAATGCTTCAATAAGGTCTTCTTGGCGTACGACAGCATAGTTAAACATGATAGAGTAGTAAAGACTGTTGTCATACTCTTGCTCAGAATAAGCCTCATTACCTAGTGAACCAAAAACAGTACCTGAATTGTAACCAAGTTGTTCAGATGTAACAACACCAGCGTTAGCTGAAGCTGCTTTTGTACCAGCAACATTTTTATAAACATCAAAGCTACCAAGTTTAGCAATCATTGTTGCAGCTTGTAAGCCTTTTTCATGTGAAACATCGCCTGGTGTATAAAGACCTTCAGCAGAAAGAACTTGTTTAATAGTTTCGCTAATGCCATCGCCAATTGAAATAGCATTTGTTTTCTCAGCATCTGTAAGACTCTCACTTGAGAGTGTTTGACCTGTAGAGGTTAGTGCTTGTTTTCCTGCTAAGCCTTTTTGTGTAAAAGATTTTGAAAAACTTGTATATAGTCTTGCGCATTTATCGCCATCTGCAAAGATTGCCATAATTAACTCCTTGTTTTTTTTTTGTTATTATTAAGTACTAGACAGTATCTAGTTTTTATATATGAACGGTATCATATATAAAACATTAATCTTTTTTGTAACTATAACTAGTTACCCGTTAATCTTAGGTAGCTTAGAAATAAAGCATGATTTGTGGTCAGTGCGTCACCGTAAGCATTAAACATCGAATTCAAAGTAAGTTTTCTAAAGTAAGAAACGAAGTTTGTATTCTTAAATCTTATAATATTCGTAAACCCTGACTTAATAATAACAAATAAGACGTATTGAGTCTTAACAAGCTCAACCACCTTAGTGTGGTCATTATTCATTATAATACCGTTAAGATCGACATCTTTGTTACTCATGTAGTTAATAAAATCTGCTTGGCCATCTCTTATACTATTATTTTCAAATATGCGCATAAGGTTACTAAAGGCATAAGAGGTTACGTCAGGAATCTTAACAGGGGCATAAGTAGTTGGCTTACTACCAATACTGGAAGATGTACCATAGAAAATGTCATCAACTAAACTATTGCATATTAATAGGTCGTTAATGTCTGAAAGAGAAAGTTGATCTTTCAAAAAGTTATAGAACTCTGTGATAGCAGCCTGTCTTAAAGCAGATTTATTATCGTCATTAAGTCTGGTAAGTGTGCCTAACTTATCCCCTAGCATGGCCAGCGACACACCTTTACTATCTAAAGTTTTATGGATGTACTCTGGTATGCTAACCAATAGTACACCGTTTTCTGATACGGTTTTCACATCGTTTCTCCTTATTTTAATTTTAATTCTATTTAAGAGTTGTTTCATAAAAAACTTTACACTGAGGGTATTTAATAGAATATTTCTAAAAGGTTCATGGATGGGTAACTCAAAACTAGAAACACTATTGAAATGTATTGTACTTTTATACCGTGAAAGAGAGTCAGGTGAAAGCGACATTGACAATAGTAAAGCTCTTGTTAAAACAATTATAAATCTTCAAAAAGATGGTTATAGCAAAAACATCATTGGTGGCGATAACCAAATATTAGAAGACGTTAAGAAAATATTATTAGGCATATTAACGAACCCTGAGACAATTGATAAAACAGCTCTTATAGACGCATTACGTTTAGCATTAAGAGAAAAAGATACTACCTTTGCGGCAATTGAAAAAACGCTGAACACCGAACTTTCTGTTCCAGGTATGAAACGTAACATCATTAGCTTAAGAAATCAACTAGACTTATTTTTTAAAGAGCAACAAGCTCTTATGTTATTAACAAAATCTACTATCTCTTTAAGACAAGGGTTAGAAGATGTTTCACTCTATGACTTTCTAACACAACTTGCTACTAATATAGAAGCTCTCTCAACACCTACAAAATCTAAAGATCCTGGTATCGTAGATGAGATGGACGTTGGCGACGTCGAAGAAGTTAGTAAGATGATGGTTAAAGTTAAAAAGATTAATGAAGCGGGCGGTCTTATCGTAACAGGATTTAAAGAATTAAATCGTATGTTTAGAGGTGGATGGAGACTAGGTGAATTTATAATCTACCAGGCACTACAGCATAATTATAAATCTGGTTTGGCACAAACCTTGTCAGCACAAATTCCTACTAAGAATGACCCTTTTACATTCTTAAAAGATAAAACTAAAAAACCTCTATTATTATTCTTAAGTTTAGAAGATGATGCGGAGATTATTATTAACTTTGTTTACCTCTATCTATTTAACAACGAGAACGGCTTTAAACCTGATATTAGTACTATTAGTAAAGAAGAGATGGCTACATATGTTAAAGAGCGTCTAGGGGCTAAGGGATGGCATGTAAAGTACTATAGAATCAATCCATCAGAATGGACATATAAGCATATGTTCAATCTTGTTCTTAAATTAGAATCTATGGGCTATGAGATCTTAACATGTATTACAGACTACTTAGCAAAACTTCCTACAATAGGATGTGTTAATTCTGGATCAACCGGTAGCGACTTACATGATTTATTTAATCGTGTCAGAAACTTTTTTTCTGCTCGAGGGATCCTTTTCATAAGCCCACATCAACTTTCCACAGAGGCTAAGCAGCTTACACGACAAAATGTTGTGAGCGATCTTAACTTTGTTAAAGAGATAGCTGGTAAAGGATATTCTGAACTTAGTAAACGTTTAGATCAGATTTGGGATGCTGGTTTTTATATTCACAAAGCTTATATTAATCGTAAACCTGTTTTAACTATAGGCTGGGATAAACATCGTAGACCAGGTTCCGTAGATGATAAATATAAATATGCTATTCTTAACTTTCCTAAAGATAGGGATATGCCGATTATGGAAACAATTAATAACCCAGATACTGAATCAGGTGAAAATGGTGACGACCTAGATGGTTTTGATATTTAACTATTAAAAAAATAATGTTGGTATAACACTACAAGGACAATGTCCTTGTAGTGTTATATTTTAAGTATTCTATAAATGATATTATAAGCAGGCACAAGAATGATTTCTTTTTCTGTAAAAGGTTCGAGTACTTTATTTTTTAAACTTATAAGATACATAAGTTCATCTGTTAACTCTAGTATATCATAAGTGCCCGTATCTAGTAGACTAGCTACAATCATATCGCCATACTGAGTTGCAACACTTATATCTGTTGTAAAACTAAGTGGGTTAGCTTTATTTTCATAAGAAAGTACGTCGCCTACTTTACTGTAAGGAGTGATAGTCATATGGTCTTGATTAGTTTTAACTTTTAACATTCCTCTATAGACATAAAACTCATTTGCAGTACTCTTACTTTTAAATAAATTGCATGCGGTATAGATCATAGGGAATAATTCCATATCGGGTTTAGTAACCCATTCTGCTAACGCTGCTATACTATCAGGGTATTGACCGTAAAAGGTTAATAGTTCTTGTGATAAATCTTCGTAACATAATACCTTCATAGTATTCCTTTTTATTTTTTATATTCCTTTAAATCAAAAAAATAACACTATAGTATTACTATAGAAGGGACGTACCCCTTCTATAGCTTTTAAAAGAAATCTTTAATATGGACGTATTTGTCCCCAATATGTTTATCCCATCCTCTGGAATACCTATCATTCATAACTACCAATTTACCCTCAGAGTGTGCGCTAGCAAGCTCTAGAATCGATTTAAACCTGCTTTTCTTACTCGTCTTAACACAAGTATAAATATGCCCGTTCTTGTCTCTTTTAGCGATTACTCTAAAATGGATATCTTTACCAGAACAATTGATGATCGGGTTATTTTCTACAGAGACAATATCCTCTATAAAAACAAGATTTTTAAACCACTTATTAAGCCATGCTCTTAAACCGGTTTTGTTTGTTATAAAATAATCACGGTCACCTTTTAGCCTGGATACTATCATTTCAAACAGTGAGAATTTAACAGGCAACGCAGCAATGCTTTTAGCCCCTAAATCAATCGTTGGTTTACTGGTATTGATATACAATGATTCTTTTGTTCTGTATTTTATTTTTCCCACAAGTATTCCTTTTTTATAGTACTAATAGCTTCATCCATAAGCATACCACTATAGGTATAAGTTGCTATAATGTTATTAATAGCTTCTTGCTTATACGCCTCAGAATGAAAGTCATGCGCGGCAGCGGTACAGGTATCATCATCAGTAGCTGGCACGTAATTAAATGCGTGTATCGAACCGATAGTAAGAAGTTTTTCTTGCGTAAGACATTCAGTAAGTGCAACCCATTTTTTAGCAGCATCAAAATGATCGTTATTAATGCATAACGTTAGCATACGTTGAAGATCGATTACCAATTTATAAGGGTGGTCATCTTTCTTAGCTAGCATTAAAAGTATTGATAGCCGTGTTGAATCAAGATCATTATACACAACTAGCATTAGCCTTAGGGATAAAATATCACTCAGAGTTAGTACTCTAAACTCAAATTTTGAACTATTAATATTCTCAATAAGTTTTTTAAAGCTACGATCTCTTATTTTATTTAACACCACCATAGCAAATCCTAATAATAGTTTTCTTAAACAAACAAACATAGCCGTTTACCGGTTACGTTGCTTAGACTTCTTAGCAGCTTTAGCTTTAGCCCTTCGAGCAGCTTTTTCTCTTTCAGCTTGTTCAGATCGAATCTTGTTAATAACAGGATCTTCTTTTCGCATGATGCTCTCAACGATTTCTTTAGGTTTAATACCTCTAGCTTTAGCCCTTTCAACTACGAACTTTTGATGTTCAAGTTGTTTACGTTTCTTACGTGTTTGTATAACAAGTCTGTTAGAACCTGCATCAACACTTGATACCGCCATTTGCTCATGCTTGCGCTCAACTTCTATCGTATCTGCGATAGCCGGTAAGAATGCCTCTACTTCATCTGGTGCTGCTGTAAAGACACTGGTATCACCTGCAGCATCTAAGATTTTTGTATAGGTTTCTTTCATAGCTTCCGCATGTTCTGGTGTCATTATTTCTTGGTTCATTGTTTTTTCCTAAAGGTTTGATATAGTAATGTAGAATCGTTTACGCTTAACTGGCATAGCCTCATATTCAGCCTCGCTAATATGACCCCAATAGGTCTTATCCGTATGATTAAGAATAAGATTATGCGCCTCTGTTTTAGTTATCTTTGCTTTACAAAGAGCACCTGTTTCAGTTTTCACATCATTATCGGTAATGTTAATAACTGCTACGGGTGTTATTTTGTATTTATCAGCATTAGGTACATTAATAAAAATAGACGCTGGTAGAACCTTAACATGCCTAGTTGCTAATGAAAAGGCTTGTATACGGCAATAGACTTCATTATCAACTATGAAGACTTTTTCATCAGCATTCTTTTTAGCATAGTTGATATTGTTATCATCAAGAATAGTCAATACCTCTGCAACTGTTAGTGTTTGCGCCGGGTCATATACTTTATCATTAATAGTGATAAGGTAAGGTGACAGATTTACAAATTCACGCATATAGCTCCTTATTTACAACATAAAATAAATTTATCTACATTACTTCGTCTTAACTCATTTTCGATAAAGGCTACGTTATCCCGTAGATACACTTCACCTGGGATATGATTATATTTTAAAGGATCTATGATCCCTTGTGACATCAGTATTGCTACATTTTCTTTTATATGTCTAATAATTACCTGTGTAGCTTCGTGATATCCTGTGACATAACCATATTCCTCTGGAATAGGAAATAAATATCGTTCAGTAACCTTTTTGATATTATTAATAACGATGGTCATGAATATATATTTCTTATTAACCTTTTGAAAAGATATTTTTATTATATCTTTTTTATTCTTTTCGTTAAAAACATCTATCCTAATCTTCCCGGGTTCGGTATCTAATTTTGTAGGATGATCTATGATTTTGCCCGCATATACACTTACAAGATATTTATAATATCCGAATGTAGAAGAATCATCAAGATCACGAATAGAATTTAATAGTTTAATACCTTTTGATTTAAGATCAAAGAGCATTTTACTTTTAAGATAGAGATGTTCTTTCACAGTAGTAGAACTTGCTATCAATTCTGTTGTGTACGTTTTGTCAGCCAGTGAGATCTTTTTAGGATTACCTGTTACAAGTATTGTATTACCAGTAGTGTGCGTTCTTAAAAATGACATCATTGCCTTATCAAGACATTCGGTTACATCATTTGTTAACGAGACCTTGTTAAAACTTGCTATGATATCAACGATGTCAGAAACAACAAATGTATCTGTTGTGTCTATAGAAACAATAGGTTCACCGTATGTTATCTTACAAGCAGTTGTACCGCATGATTCACCAATAGTAATCGCAATATCTACTGGAAGTTTAACAGGGCGACTTACCAGATATTTAAGATCATAATTCATACTTTAGTACCCCTCCCTCTAATTTCTTTAGCATTCTTAGCATTAATGTTATAAACAGGTTCTGTCCATTTTGCTGTCTTCTTAGAAAAATGCTTAGACCTACCTATAACAGTTAGTACTAGTCCTTTGCTATAACTTTTAAACATATCTTTTTTAAAAACAAGATAGTCACTCCAACTAGGATCTATGGTATAACCATTTCCACCCGAATTAGCATAAAACCTATGTTTAGGATCAGTAACTTTACGATAGAGCTGATTCCAGATTTTATAAAACTTATCTGTAGAATTATAGAACTTACTAGAACGACACTTACTACACTTACCTGTCTCTGTTACACGATCGTCAACATACACTATAATAGAGAGTTTAAAGCAACGCTGACACTCTATAAGCCATAGAGGATAATAGTTACTGTTAACACCAAGATAACGTAGATACAAATGATTATTATGTGTACGTCCTGTTAAGTCTAAAAAACTCTCTGGGATTTTGTCTATGGTAATATCACAAGACTCTTTATATTTTGAAGACTGGATACATTCGAGTATCTCGCCATAGGATATTCGTCGTGTTAAATTCATTACCCATCCTCATGAATAATGTATAAGGGAAATTCCCTTATACACCTTCTTTATTCTCATGTATAACAGCGCTGTCTCTTACATAAGAAATACCAACTCCGGCACAGTTAAATACCGACTCTATTACTTGTAATGCTGAATTATTACCATAAGGTATAACAGACCTATCAATAAGCTGCCCTACATTAGTAGGCTTAGGAGTTCTTAATAGTTTACCGTAGATATAACGGTTGATATCTTTATTAGCTCTATCGTTTATTTCAGCAACAAACTGTGGTGGCGCAAAAGATACGAACAAGCGTCCTTCAGTTTCAGATTCATTTTTAACTGCCGTATCTTTAAACGGATTACGATGTCTCTGATGACTAGGGATACCAACACCTAGACCAAAGTGATTAGTCTTAGCAGATGCTGTAGATAAGAAGTTATCAGCAGTTTTACCTAACAAGATAGTATACTGTGGTGCTATTCTTATAGGTTTTTTACTAATATACTCTTTACCATACATAATAAACTTAACTCTATCGCGTATAGGTTTATAAATAGCACTTTCAATACCATACGCAACCTGATAACGTTTACGTTTGCTACCAGCTCTGTAATAGAAAAATAACTCTTTAGTAACAATATCTTTAAGAATATTTTCTTTAGAGGCTCTATCTGTTATCGCCCTATAACCTTCAAATTGTTCTGTACCAAACACAGCAGTAAATCCTACAGCAATATCAAATGCAGTATTTATTACAGCATCCGAATACTGATTTAAAGGTTTAAGAACGATATCTTTAGTAATAGGAATTGCGTCTAAATTACTAGTAGGGAAATTTGTTTTTTCTGCATACAACCAGTTAGTAATTAATGACTTGGTGTGCCTTGATGAGGCATTAAAATAGACACCATATAGTCTTCCCATATTCATACGTGAAACCACAGCACTCGGGTCCATTAAAATTTGGGCTTTTTCACCATAGATGTCCACTGGCATCTCATGGTCTGGTTTAACTTGTACTATAACACCTTTGGATCCAGCCATATCAGAAATTTTTGAACCCACCTTTGCTCTGACGGTATATTCGACTACAATTTCAATACGTATAATATCAAGATTGTCTTTTCTAAAACAGTATCCTATCTTGTTACCATCCGGATTTGCAATAGCATAACTGTTAATAATCTGTCGGTGTAATCTTTCAGAAAGTTTAAGATTATTATCACCGTAGACTGATCTGTATTCTTTCTTAATATCCTCATAGGCACCAATAATATCTTCATGGTATTTCTTATAACCATTAATATATTTTGTAGCATCATCTGCTACACCTGTGAACATACTCTTCTTGAATTTAGGGTTAAAATAGGAAATTACATCGACCACAGTTCCTGAGGTTACCTCAAATCCGTTAATAACTTCATCTTTTCCAGGACCTTTTACATAGAAAGGTTCATCGAATTGTGGATCATATTCCATCAATGCTTTCTTGGTAAATAATGCTGGAGCTAATGCTTCATCATAGGTGCGAACCGCCATAAGTACACTATCTGTATTAACCTTTTGACCTATCTCTGGAAATGCTTTATACTCATTTTCATCACCATAGATATTAAGAGGAATCTTTTCTGCGCCACAATTGATAACTCTTCTTTCAAAGATCTTATAAACTAACTTATTAGAAAGTGACTCTGATATGATAACACCATCCTCTGCGGTCTCTGGTAGCCTCATAAGGGCTATGTTAGCATTAACACCATAGTTATACGTATCGTTAGGTCCGACTGTTGGTGAGTCAGCTAGCACCGTACCTTTTTTAAGTCTTAGCCCTTTTGTAAGATCATTAACGATACCCTTATTCCACATGTATTTAAAACCAAAATACTGATGTAACGTATGGTAATAGGGTACCTTAATGAAATCTATCTCACCTGTTTCATTATCAACAACAAAGACTACTACTTCTGTAAGACCCTTGGCATAATCGCTGCTATTACCATTATAACGCGAAACAACTCTTAGAACGGTACAATCATTTTTAGCTTTACACGAGAAAGTATTTTTAGAGAATTGCGACTCTAATCCGGATTGCCATATAGACGTTTCGCCATGTATAATAGCTAGCATCTGGGCAACATGCGCAGAGTACATAAACATACGACTTGATGAGTTTTCAGCAACACTACCATTCATAGCATGGAAGCTTAGTAACTCCTCCCTAACCTCTAAATCAGGATCCACTTCTAAAACTCTTGGAAAATCTTCAAAGAGTGTATTATAAGGTATACCTGATGATGTTACTCCATCGGTCATTTGTTTCCTTTCTTTTTTAGTGCGTTAGTAATCTTATCCCAAATCTTATGGAAAATCTTATTACCTTTACGTCTTTCAGTTACCAACATCTCATTAAGAACAGCCTCATCTCTGGGAACCCATCTTAGGTTACCAGGATCATTATTTTTACCATCTATTTTTAAAGTATCATTCACGGTTACCCCTTTTATTATTTGTTTGCATACATAAATAATATATCGTTAGAAAACACTGAACTATACCAGAAAAGGTTTAATAGTTTTAAGCATTTCCATTATAACCTTATCTGTTTTCTTATCAATATTTTTAAGTTTATTATTATCCAAAATAATAGAATCCTTAGGAGAAAAGACTTTAGTTTCTAAATTTGGTAATAGGATAGCATAGTTATCGAGAATAAGTTTTTTAGTATTAACTTCCTCTACTATGAACTCTTTAAACTTGATAATACTGTTCATATTAAAGAGACTCCAAACGGGAGCTACATATACCTTTCTACAGGTTTTTAAATTGCGATCTCTGAATAGTAATGATTCATTTTCAAAATCTTCTTCGTCCTCAGCAGTCGCAACTCTGTAGGCGTGCATGTATTGATAGAGTCTTCTAACGTATATATTAATAGGATCATCTTCTATTTTAATTTGATTAAATGAGTTATTTAGAAGGCTATTAATAAATTCTATGTACTCTTGTGATAGCATACGATATCCTTTTTTGAAATTCTATTTAAGCATCTGTTTTTAAAAAATAACACATGGGAGGTACAATAGGTGAGTTATAACATTTCTACTATGATACCCAACACCGCTGTTGACTCTGAACTCATTAGCAAGTATAACAGTATTATACAAACTCTTAAAAATAACCATACCGCTACAACATTAACGGTAACACCATCAATTGCCAATATGTATATTGGAGACTTATACGGGTTATTTAAAGTAATTCTAAATGTACCTTTGGATTCTATTTATCCTAATATGGTTGCTAATGGCTATAAGTGTTCACAAGATTATAATGGCGATAAAGTCACTTTTATCATTCTTGACAATGATGTTATCAATGACTATGTTCGATTATTCAAAAAGACTTATTAAAAAATAAACATTATAACAACTAGAACCTATATAGGTTCTAGTTGTTACTGTTTTAAAATCTTGATCTTCCCTGCTGTGGGGCATTGTTACCAAACGGATTAGCATAAGCGCTATTAGGGTTACTATTGCCAAATCCTCCTGTTTTTTGTGTACTACTGTAACCAAAACCACCTTGTTGTGGTTGTTGCAGTTGCTGCGTATTAGCATAACCAAAACCAGGCATACCTTGATAAGCATTAGCCTGAGGAACAGCAACTCTAACATCTGGACCACGATTACCATACATACGATTTAAGAAATCTTTATCAGGATTTCCTGTTACCGGAATAGTAGGTTCTACCAATGGTCTAGGTTCCAAAGGAACTCTTGCTGCAACCATAGGTTGAATACCACGTGTTAATGTTTCTGCAGCCGGGGGTGTTGTTATTAATACTGGTCTAGAAGCTGTTGCTTCATTAGGGATAAGTTTTAATTCACCATGATAGATACTAAGATTTTCTAGTTCTTTCGCTGTAACATCAATAGTTATTTTACCCTCGTCCACTTTCTCTTCATTAATATTAGCCATATCCGTAATGATCTTATTAAGCCATCCCGATACGCTAAGATACAATTGCATCAATGATATAAAAGCAGGGCACTCTTTATCATTACTACCACTACTGATCGTACCGTCTTCTTCAAGATCTGGTAAGAGATACTTAAAGATAAGATTAAAACTCTTAATATCTTTTGGTCTTAACTTAAGAGTATAGATACTCGTATCTGGCGTAGCTGTTTTCAATAGTGCGTACAAAGGTGAATCAAGTTTTGATAATCGATTGTACTTGATATCTTTATATTTACCTGCCTTAGCAACATACATAGAAATGATACGTGTTTCACCAGAGATAGCGAGATTACACATTTTGATCCATGTATCAACAGACTTCTTGTCTACTAATTTTCTTTTACCGCCATCATCATCTTCAGTAAGACTGGATAAAAACTTACTTACATCCAGACTTAGCTTGTCATGAAGTTTATCATTCTCAGCGATCGTAAGAAGTAACGATCCTGCTGTTGCAAGAGCTACTCCTAACTTACTTTCAGCAGCGCGTTTCGTAATAATAAGACTTGGGCTGTCAATCCTAACAGCGTTTTCATACATAGGGTTATAGAGAATCTTAACGACATCTATTTCACCATTCTCTTTTACTTGTGTCGATGTTCTGATATGATCTTGTGTCGGAAGTACCAGCGATTTACCATCCATGATAAAGATAGAAGATACTTTTGGATCTGTACCCATCCTGATGTAATTCTCTTCATCATAACTAAAGCCGATACCTGTTATAATTCTTTTATAAAAATTAACTATTTTATCTGTCATTTCTTCCTCCTCTTTATTAATAAACCATTACACCTAAAGTTCTATCTACTAATGTATTATAAGAATCTAATAGGTTACCTCTTTGAAAACCTGATGTGATCACCGGGGTAAATAAACTATCTGCAAAAGTTGCTAGTCTAAATACTTGTTCATAACCATGATTAATACTTAAACGAATCAATGTATCCGTATACATATCCATAAAATAATGGAGCTCTAAATCATAGCTATAATTCTGTGTCAACATCGCACTGGCATGTGTCTCTACCTTGATTCTAAACTGCTCGATTAGCATCTCTTGCAATCTAACATCTGGAATAGGTAATAAAAACTGTGGAGCTGCTGTAGGTAGCACATTCGCAACACCATTAACAACAGATAAAGAAATACCAGCTACTCTTAAGAATGATTCAGCGGCATATCCATTAATAACATTCATAGCTGTTAAGGCTACGGATGTTGTAATATCCATACCGTGTAAATCAGACTCAGTTTCATAACTCGTTCCAAATCCAGGAGCATTAACTGCTTTTACTTGTTGATTTGTAAATACATCTAACTTAATACCTGGAGAGAGTTGTTCAATATCTGCAAGTGTAAATGATGTAGACGAAACTATACCTGTAGCTTTGTACAAAGCACTGATAAAACCATTTCTTGCAATTGACCATTCTGTAAGTGAGCCTGATGCCTCACAATATAATGAAGCAGGGTCACTGGATGATCGTGATAATAACTTACCTCTTACACCAGCATTAAGCGTAGCTGTCAAATGGGATATCGGGTTGTTATTACTCTTTCGACTGGTAGTTGCCATACCTGGCGCTATGATGCTTGAGCCATCGATACTATCAGGAATACCATGTTCATGTGCTATAGCCTGTTGTGACAAGGTATCATAAACATCTTGTGGTCTAATAAGACTATCCCTATCAGTAATGTTGGCAGGTTGAAATCCTGAAGATCCCATAACATCGGTGATAACATTATACGTGGACATCAACTGATAATCATAGACACCTGGTCTTGTAAAGTCTTCTGTTTTCTTAATGGTTGTTATAGTATTAATATAGAAAGTTGTACGCGGATCAAGATTACGATTAAAAGATACTTCTGAATGATCAGTATACCCTTGAATATAATGATAAAGCGTGTCACTGTCTAAAGTCTCAATAGCCAACATAACCCATCGAAAACGTTTAGTATCCCAACCATTTGGTATCAATATTTGTTTACCAGGGGCTGCAGCGATATTCATGATATCTGGAGCATTTGCTAGTAGCAATGATTCAGATATAGGTCTACCTGTTTTTACACCTGCTCCAGATAAAGCATTTTCAAGTTGATTCAATGTACCGTGATTGACATTAATGTCATAGGTACGTTGATAACATGGTTTATACGGCATCTCGGTATCAACAACGATAAGGTTAGGTATTGATACTCTAGACATGCTTTGTCCCGGATATGTATATCCTCCATTATTTCCACCATTAAACATAGGAAAGCTCCTCATTTTTAATTATCATCTCTGCTAATTGTACCCTGATACCAGAGGTTAACAGATTACGATAGTTCTTACTACCTAACGCACTAATCACATACTCGTCACTTGCTACTTGCAACCATAAATGTTGTGTTAGCTTAAGCGACGCAGAGTTTATCCACTCTTCTTGTATATTTTGTGCTGTTGTGTCATTGATAGGTCTCTTGTTAGGAGATATTATATCCAACCCATCTTTGATCTCTTTTGTTAATCTTTCACGACCTACAACATTATTAATACTATGAATATCCCCACCTATAGTAAGATCTCTCATAGAGATTAATAATAAAGCTAGGTGTTTAAAACCCATACCCCATAGATAAGCAAAACCTATAGCCATAAGATTCATAATACAATTACGTGTAACGTATTGTAAACCTCTAGGATCAATAACAGATTTAAATAATATACCCAGTAACTCTACCTGAATATCTGCAATATTTCCATTATTAAAAGCCTTAACGAATTGCTCACCATCTCGTAGTGCATCATCATCAAGAACATCGTGAATCTTAGTAGGAAGTTGTTTCATAATGATGTCTATAGATTCTAATGCCCAGCACAGTTCTTCTTCAGCTCCTGAAGACAAGGCAACTGGAACACGTATTAACTCTAGAAACGATTCAACATCATCAGCGCCATCATTACCAAACTTTCTATCACGAATTGTCTTACTCATATCATCTCTACCGTTTAACTCTCCATTGACATAATTAAACACCTTGGTGATTAAGTTATCAGTATGATCATCATTAATAATAGATGCTATTGTTAAACGTTGTAAAACAACAATAGAAAGTAGATAGACAGGTATCTCTTTACGGGATATCTGATTCTCTATGATACTAATATCTATTGTCTCTTCCTTATTAGAAGGATTCTCAACAGACTTTGTAACAAGACCAAGTAATTTCTCCATAGGGGGTGTGTTAAAAATCCTATGAGTTTTTATAAATTCAAATAGGACATATTCAAGATGGTTATTACGAATATCAGAATTCTTTACCAATCCATATTCGGCTATTGGTAAAAATACCACTTTAACAATAAGTGCTAGTGATGCTAATTCGAGATAGTCATCTTTTAAGTATGTTTGAATACGTGTAGCCTGTTTGTCCTGTTCCAATTGAACATCAAACGTATCTTTTAAATTGCTAGGAGGAGAGAGTTTAAAAATACTCTTAACAAAATTAAAGACATCTAATAGATCAAATAGATCAAGAACGTTATGAGCCATATGTAATGGTAACGGATGTAATCCGTTAACGAACATACTTTTCTTAGCCGTATGATAAGACTCTGAAAGTGTGGTGTAAAGATCGCTCTTAAAACCATCACCTTTATAATCGACATATGCGTTTACTAGCGCATAAACAGTATGCTCATCAATCGAGTTTTTAGTCTTCTTAGAAATAACACCACTTATAACAAATGATAGAACTTCATTAGTACCATAACTCACATTAACGATTATATCACCTTTTGCGTTGAGAGTGTCTAATGCGAACACGTGTGCTCCCCTTTTTTCTGGTGTGATACAGTTATTACCTTGCAATCGTAATAGCCCGTATAAATGAATAATATGTTGTTGAAAAAAAATGAAAGTAGGAGGTGTTAGAGTTATCTAACACCTATATGAGATTGTCTAAATCAATTCCCTCTGTAATCTCTATAGTAGGTTTAACAGGGGCTGGTTTTGGAGCGGGTTGTTCAACTGGTTTAATAACCGGTGTTTGTTTTTGTCGACCTTGTGGTGGGTCTAATTTGATTTCTCTAACATGCTCATTTTTAACATGCTCGGCCATAAGCTTTTCAATAACTGAGATATAACTTAGGGCATACTCTTTGTTAATAACACGTATATCTTTAACAAGATTACCCTCTTCGTCATAATGATTGAAAAAAGGTCTTGGGCGTATCTCAAATGTTAATTGTGACTTATCGGTAGCGTGGACATAAATAAAGATCTTACCATGGTCATCTTTAAAAACACCGACAGTTGCTTGAACATATTTTTCATTGGTGCGCTCATTATTAGCATCATAGCGATAGTTTAAACAATCTATCTTACATTCTGCTTTACCATCACTGATAATGACTTTACGGATCTTTTTGAAGAAACTAAAGAAAGTTACAAAATCAAAAGGAGCTGTTATGATCGCTTCATAACCGATTCTACCGTCTTCTCCTTTTTTGTTAGTTGTATAAACAGTGATTCTTGGGAATCCTTCTCTAATAGACCACTCCAATCTACCAAAGTCATCTTCTCCTACAGAGGTTGTCAAACCAAACTTCATAAACTTAATGAGCGATACTGTTTTCTTATCGGGTACGGTGATATTATCAGCCATTATAAATCCTTTCGTTTTTTATTATATAACATTATAGCTCATAGACTAATAAACTTTTTTATACCCTATGATCAAATTATACAGTTCTAATGAATTTTTCTTAAAATCATGAATAATTTTATCATGAGTTGTTCGGGTTGTCCAATGCTCTTTCTCAGCTATAGCTAATAAAAGATATCTTAAAGATAATGTCACTGGATAGATAAGATTACCTTCTCCTAGTATATACAGTAACTCTTCCATAAATGGTAGTAAATACATAGGCTTAGAACCTAACTTGTGATACTTAGTATACCATTCTGATCGTTCTTTTAACTTACCGGTATGTGACTCCATTAATGCCAAATTACCAACTTTGTTTAATAGATCTGTTGGATAGTTTGTTGTTATCAACGTTTTCTTATCAAACTTAGGAAGTGTAAAGGTATCTCTTATCAATGTTAGATCTTTAGAAAATGTAACTTTCTTAAACAATGCTAACATGGTACCATATAACTGATAATCTTTTGTTTGCGTGTACTCTTTACCATTGTTAAGGGCTTGACACACTTTGGTGTAATCGGGTAAGAAAAACACAATATCACATTTTGTAGTTGCGTAAAGTGATTCTAATACAAACATCTCGTCAAATAGAATATCTAAAAAATAGTGATCTTTTAAGAGATCATTTTTTTCTTTACTCGGAGTTGCGGATAGTATGTTTCTAGCCAATGTATATATGTTATAAACATGATACCCGTAGTCATCAAGCTTAATCTTTTTAGGAATCTCTCTCTTATCATCGTACCTCGCTTGTGTAGGATTAAAGAGTGACTCTAACATTAATCCAGTACCAATAGATACTGGAAACGAACTCATTGTTCTATCAGTAAGTACTATTCTAATGGACATAGTTTACCACCTAAAGTCTAAATAATCATCTTCTTTCATTATATCTTCCAAATTCTTGCGATACTCGGCATAGGCTTTTATATATAAAATCAAACCTGCTATGCCACCTACAGTGCATAACGTTAAAATAATATAGGTCATGAACATACTGCTACTATACATCATGCTTTCCGAATATCTTTTTAATAGCTCTGAGCTTTTCAATATCTTTTTTACCAATAGGTATATGGTGCACAGCATATCCAGACACAACAAAAATAAGAAGAAGAGTTAATCCCAACACTGTCGTTAGCATATCTAAACCAACAGCATCAATAGCTGCGCTACTAGTGTCTATATCGTTCATAATAGGTTGTTCCCTTGTAAACATATTTTATTACTAGCAAACATGATTCTCATACTCGTCAGAATCTTCTTTTTTACTACGTGTTGTCATCTCAATATTTTCATAACTTATAATACATATATAAGGTATAAAAACAAAAACAATTATAGCTATAAACCAAAATAGAACTATACACCAATAAACAGGTTTAAAGGTCGTAATCTTCTCAGGTTTAAATTTAACTATGGCCTCCGCCAATTTCTCGTATTTGTTTATCATAGGATTCTCCTTTAGTTACTACATTAATAATATATTGTTAAAGTTTTTCAATAGCTCGCCTTAACTCCTCTATTGCCGTATCAAGTTCAATTTCTGATAATGTTTGTTTACGTAACTCCTCTAGTAGTAATTCTTCTATATTCTCAGGGGTAATATGAAAACTTTCTAACGGTATTTCTATATCAGTAATATTACTACCATTCGTTAAGCCCTTATCTTTTTCAGATTCAATTTTAAAAGTATAAAACTCATACTTTTTAGTAAAGTCTTCTACGTTCTTACTAAGTCTTGTATCTGAATTTATCTTAAGCCTTATAAAAGAATTCAAAGGTAACTTTCTAACTCCCTTATCTATCTTACTAAAGATATCATCGAGTGAAAGATCAAAACAGTTAATTGTTTTATAGATTTTACTTAAGGTATTTTTTAAAAAACTAAAACGTTTACTACCGTCTTTAAATAATGTAATGTGAACACAACCTTTATCTTCTTCTTCACCATGAGCTAATCTATCAAAACTACCTGGTGCTATGATTCTATCGAAAATACTAGAAGTATGAATATGATTAATAGTAATATAATACTTAACAATGTTAAGATAGCTATTTTCATCATGAGCAGTGACAGTCTTAATAGGTAACTGATAACTAAAGTTACCATGCATAATAGCAATATCAACACTGGTTAAACCTTTTTCAACCAGCAAGGCTTGAACATCTTTAAAAGTATCAGATGCGTCATGTTTATACTCATCAGGAACATACAGTACATCAATATTAAAATCAGACATATGCTCTATATGTAAAGTTTGAATATATTTAAAATCAAGTTCAGTTTTAAGTTTTAAAAATGTCTTTTCTACTAGTCTAAGTTGATTCCAATCATGAGATAAAGTACCTCTTAATATTCTTAACTTTATTTTATGTTTAGAACAAAATATGGCTAAGTTATATAGCCATTCCATAGCAAGTATATAATCAGTACTACTATTGCCTAATAGCTTATCAAACACATCTCCTTCTAAAAAGATAGCATTTGTTTTTAGTATTGTGCTCATATAGGTTTTAAACCATTGGTTAAAACTTTCTATAATATGTTCTGTTGTTGTATTAGTGTGACCAAAATGTATGTCGCCAATCGCTATATAATTAAACAGTTCTTTAGCCATGTCTTTCTCCTTACACTCAGGCAAAATACGTCTATTAAAAAATTATATGACTTATATAAAAAAATATAGTGTCGGGAGGATTAATAATGATATTATATTTAAACGACTGGGTTAATAAACATCCTGGAGCCATAGCCGACTTAAAGACAACTAATGACTCTTTTAAAATGTATGCTGTCAAAATGCACAAGATGGGTATAAAGAACTGTGCCTTTTGTTTAGCATTACATAATCCAGCTCTTCAAGGGGTTGACCCCCATTCAGATGATCTTTCAGTTGAAGAGATTATTCTTATAGTAGATGAGTGTTCTGAGAATCCTTGGTACTTCTTTAGAGAAGTAGTTAGAGTTCCAGCACAAGGTGTTGAAAAAGGTGTTGTGTTAAGAGCTAATCGTGGTAACATTTCATTATACTGGTTATATTTTAATCATGTGACTACATTACTAATACAACCTCGACAAACTGGTAAATCAGTATCAACAGATATTCTTATGGTGTGGTTACTTTCAGTAGGGTCTGTACGCTCTAGCATCAACTTGCTGACCAAAGATGATACTCTGCGAGTCAACAACGTTAAACGTATCAAAGACATCATGAGTGAGCTCCCAGCTATGCTACAGTTGAGATCTAAAACAGATACGAATAACACTGAGAAGATAACGGTTAATTCTAATAATACACAATACATAACATCAGTGGCGCAGAACAATCCTAAATCAGCTTATAATGTTGGACGTGGTATGACATTCCCAACGAACCAAGTAGATGAGATTGCTTATATTAATTATGCCGACATAACCATCCCAGCTATGCTTCCAGCCCAGGGTAAAATGGCGGCCTAAAAACCGCCTGTGCCCCATATAGTGGTGACACTATATAGCAAAAACTTCTAATTGCGGAGAACCCCTTAGAGCCTATTAATACTACTTATAGATCGAAAGATACTATAACACCGTTAGAGTAATGATTCATAACGGGACAGTAAAAACTTAATAGGATTGGGCGACCAACGCAGCGAAGCCCCTAAGTATCATAAGTGATATACGGGATGTGCTCAACGATCAACCAGTTATTGGTGTAGGGCCCAAGTGGGCGGGTATGAAATCCCTTAAATCGAAACGAAGTTTATCTTAAGTAAATATAAGATAAAGATATGATCTATTCGGCGAAAGCCCTTTCAGGATGAGATAGCCTGATCGTCACATGAAAGTGTGAGCTGCACATAGAGGTGCGGATGTGGTCTAACGAACCCATTGAATATTCAAGGCGGCTAGAGACTCTGCTAAAGCAGCTAACGCTCCTTATGGCAATATTTTTACAACAACCCCCGGGTATATTAGTACTGATTCTGGTAAGTTTGCTTATGAAGAATTATACCTTAAAAGTATGCGATGGTCTGAGTTACTTTTTGATGTTGAAGATCTTGAAGCTCTTAAATCTGTTATATGTAAAAATAGCCCTACAGGTGAACTAAGAGTACTATTAGAATATAACCATAGACAATTAGGTTATACCGATGCGTGGTTAAAAGAGAAAATTAGTGAGGCTATGTCAAAAGGTGAGAATGCCGGAGCAGACTTCCTTAACCTATGGGCTAAAGGTTCAGATGTTTCACCTTTATCAAAAGAGGTTATTGAGGATATTCAAAAATCACAATCTAAAGTTGAGTATACCGAACTATCTAAAAGTGGTTATATCACTAACTGGTATGTTTCTGAACAAGAAGTTAAAGCTGGATTACCAACACGTAAACTTATAGTAGGTCTAGATACTTCTGATGCTGTTAATAAAGATGATATTGCTATGATCATAAGAGACGCATCATCAGGTGAGACTATCGCAACAGGTATCTATAATGAAACTAACCTTATCGTATTCTCAGAGTTTATAGGTGACTTGTTAATAAAATACAATAATACTATACTAGTTCCTGAAAGAAGATCTAGTGGTGTTATGATCATTGATAACTTACTACGTATATTACCAATGCACACTATTGATCCGTTTAAACGTATCTTTAACTGGGTTGTTAATGACTGCATGGTAAATAAACAGTATCTTAATGAAGTTGTTAATGTTAGTATGCTACGTAGAGAAAGTAACGTCTATGTCAAATATCGAAGCATGTTTGGATTTGCAACATCTGGGGCAGGTAGACAAGCAAGGGATAAACTTTATGGTGCAGCCTTTATGGCGTCTACTAAGTACACAGGTAACACTGTAAGAGATAACGGATTGATTAATCAGATTATAGGGTTACGATCTAAAAATGGTAGAATAGACCATGCTTCTGATAGCCATGATGATATGGTTGTTGCTTGGTTATTACCATACTGGTTCTTGACAGAGGCTTCTAACAAATCATTCTATGGTTTAAATCCTAATAATACCTTAACAACAGTTAAAGCTACCCAAGTAGAAGAAGCTGGCGGTATGGATGCAGTACGTAAACGTGAAGATCAAATACGTATTCGTACAGAGATAGAAAGACTTGCTAGTGAAATGAAACTTATTAAGCATCTTGGTTTAGTAGCTAAATCTAAAAATAAGATACAGTATCTTTATAACATATTAGACCCATCTTCTTTAGATACTCTTAATATTGATACTCTATTAGAAAAAATAGAATTAGATAAACGTAGAGCTGCTTAAGTTCGGTGAACAGAATAAAAAAAAATAAGGTAACAGAAGAGTAGCGGTTGCTACTCTTCTGTTATTACTTTCTAATTAGCATCTAATTCTTTTCTAATTGCGTTATAGACTTCAATGCCATTTGCAACTTGTTTCTTTATGTAAATCTCTAGATCAATCGCACTATCAAGGTAGACATATTGTTTTGAGACATATTCAAGAACAAAAGTATCTCTCTTTTGTTTCTCGTCTATATCCTCCATGTTTTTTCTAAACTGCTCGAAGGCCATTTTTTCAATAGCCCCCATTTCAGAATGAACCTTAGGTTTATTGCCATTGTCAGGTTTTAGCTCAGCGATAGATTTTATCTCACTTGTTGTTAAAACCTTAGTATCGGATGGTAGTATGAGCGCGCCTACTGTTTTACTTTTCTGATGTGTTTTGGATTCTAATTCATTAATTAGCTGCATCAGGCCATCAGTAACTTTTTTAGTGGCCATCGTATTATCCTTTTTTACTCTACAAGTAGTTTAAAACTACGATCAATATCTTTCGCAAATTGATCTGCAACTTTGAAAGCACCCATGACAGATTCAAGTGTTTGTACTTCGCCTACCCTAAAACGTTTCGTAGAAGGTTTTGATTCTTCACTGGTTTTATAAGTAATATTAAAAGCTTCGATGCTACAAACGGCAATCTTGTCATTTTCCGTAGCACCGTTATAGTGCTGTGTCTTCATATCTAACCTTAAAAACACTTTACCTAAAGTATACTCACCAATAGCGAATCTACCAAGATGTTCTTTTACAGTCTTACCGATACCGGTAAGACACGCCCATGCTTCCTCGGGAGTTTTCAAGTCATATGTTATAATCTCCCCCATAACTTTTAATTCTAACTTCATTTTTTAACCTTTTGTTTATTTTAATTCATAAGTACTTAAATAATGCATAGCATTTTTTCAGTAGGTTCTTTTTCTAACAACTTATAAAGATCATGACGTTCAAAAACCATGTTGTCATAATACCCACCTAGTGAATCTAATGCTTGACTAAGGCAGAGATCGTGTTCTGTCGGATCAATATCCTTATAGAGCACAACTCTTTTAGAAAATTGTGTTTTATCATCAGAAGTTTTAACAGCTGATATAAGATTCTCAAGCATAGTAGCAACTGTGAATGGATTAGCTAATGTTAGATCGGCAACACCGATACTGTATTTAGCCCCTACCAATAACCAGTCAAGTTGTCCTATTCTGCAGCATCTACCAGTATATTCATTACTAACATAACCAGGGCATTCTAACATCGTTACATGATTTTGAATATCTGCTTCTTGTAAATTTTGAAATACCTCTAACGGTTTCTTAACAAAATCCATATTGTTAGTTACGAAAGCAATATTGTTAATGATGTCTGTGTATTTTAGCACATAATGAATATAAGCTGGTATACTTGTATTCAATACACCTCTTCTGCCTAACCTAAGAGTATCGTAGCCCTTAATCAAAAGTGCGAGATGTAAAACATCTTCACAGGTTGGTACATTAAAGTTATTTACTTCTCTAAAATAGTACCATGGATTCTCAGAACATTCTGAAACAATTTCTGCAGAGAACTCATCATCATAATGAGGAATACCCTCTATATCACAATTAGCTATTTTGTGTATGAAGTCAGTATTGACATTTAAGGTTTTAGCCGTCTTTAAGAAATCTGTAACATTAGTACCGTATTTTGTAAACATAGGATTATCCTTTAAATTAAAAAAATCTTACCATATCTAGCATAGCCTGTGTGGCGTATAGTGTCAACGATAGTCTGGTTAGTTACTTGTGAGTAGTACCCGTTAGGAAATAGATTCTTAAGAATACCATACACTGACGCTGGTCGTTTTTCAGTATCGTAGTAATTTAATAAAACCATGATATAGACCATTATGTCGTTAGGAGAATTAAGGTCTAATAGCATAGCAGGAAGAAAAGCTGAAGAGCTTACCTTATGGATAACTTTCATTTTTCTTAGTTTATAATAAAATACTTTTTCAAGATCGCCTATACCATAAAGTTGGTTATAGGTGTTTAGTATTTTATCGACATATTCTGTTGGTAGTTTTTCTACTTTCTTAGCCATCAAAACATCGTAAGGCCTATAGCTTATATTAATTGTGTTATCAATTAGTATGTTATTTATAGTGGTACCTCTTATATGTTTCTTTTGCATGTTAGCTTCTTATACATGAGACATCTCCTTGAATTTTATAAATGTAACTTAACTAGTAAACTAGTTATAGGTTATTAGTTTAACTCACAATTACTAACGTACTTGTTCGTTATTAATTAAATAATATGTTCTTAAACGAAACTAGATACTAACACAGACCTAATAGGTCTGTGTTAGTACTATTTTAAAATCTAACCCCTGTTCCTATAAAAGTCACAGGAATATAAAATTTTAAATTCACATCATCCAACACTTTTTCAGTAGTTATGAATGGCCTGTTCACGGTAACAGTATTAAAAACGCTGTACGCTTCTGCAATAAGACCACCATAATAGTGTTTTAGATATCGTACCAAATTTAAAACAGCATCTACGCAGATATTACCATTTGTATAAGAGTACTCTACAACACGATGTCCAGCTTTATAAAATACTAGACTCATGAACTCACGAGTGTTAGTACTATAATCATCGCCAAACTCTAATTTCATCATAGTGCCATCTCTACCAATATTCTCTAGGTTAAGATTACAGAAAATATCGGGTATGGTCGTACCAAAATCTTTATCACCTTGTTGCCTTACTGAATTTTGTTTACTAATATAGTCTAAACCATATCTCGTCAGGATATTTCCGACGTGCATAGCAATACTATCATAATACTTTAACAATTCAGCAGTCTCTTTTTTAGAACTCTTCTTAACAGCAGTACCATTTTCTAAAACATCTATACGTTTTTGTAGCGTATCGACCTTAGAAACTAGAGTATCGTAATTAGCAGCTAAATTTCGAAAGTTATCAGAAGTGCCCCTTAATGATTTTTCCATCTGTACGAATAATTCCATACGCTTTGCTTCTAGAATATCATACATCTTACCGCCAGACGTATTAGCACATTTAAATCGATCGAATACCTGTTTATCTTCAGCTTTATAATCAGGATACTGCTTACCAATATTATAAAAACCTCCAAAATTAAAACCAGGATTACCATATACTGGTGGCATATCGGGATAGCCAGTAGAAACAAACCCGTTTTTATCCGCTGTCGGCATAAATCCAGTAGATCCATCTGAGGTAGTTTGCTGTGTTTCAGTAAACAAATTTAACGCAAACTTCGCAACACCGATATTTGGCATATCAATGATGTAGTTTTTAGGAAATAACACAAGATGCTGTAAACGTTTTGAACTGGCACGACTTATTCGCGGTAGGTTTACACATTGTACGGTGGTGGCATATCGAAATAGCTGTTTATTTTCGCCATCAACAACATTAATAGCAATAGCCATATCTATAATCCTAAACATATCAGTATGACTGGCTTCCTTTAATAAATTTAGAATCCTAATCTGAGCTACTGCTACCTTATAAGATGCACAGCTTTCTTTTCCGCTTTCAGCAATTTCACGCATCAGTGTTAAAACATCACTTAGTGTATCAGCAACACTTTCGGCATCACCGTCCAAGTTTTTTAGCAGTGGAATAACATTGTTTTCAACGCGCCTTTTAACGTCATCCCTAATTATAGAAACTTTTTCAGTCTCATGATTCAGCACATTTCCTGAAGTAGGGTTAGCGGTATTTTCCATACTTTTCTCTCCTTCTTTTTTAGGTTGTTTTCTTTCAGCTAAAGATTCAGCCAACGTTTTAGCAATTTCTTTTGACGAATTACACATACGGTTAGCCTGACACAAATAAATATTGTGCTTAGGCAAAACATTTGAGTGGATACAATACTCATTAATCCTAATCTGTTTTGTAAAAGGGTGCTCGTATATAAGTTCACACTGATGTATGACGTTAGGATCACCAATCATGTACTTAATAGACTTAAGATCTACTATAGAACTATTCGCATTGACTTTGTCTACAATTAGAACCATCACTGGCAGACGATTATATTCGGCAACAACACTGTCACCAATTATTCCACTAAATGCTGTATAAAGTGTATCTAAAGAGTGTGTTGTAAAGCTTCCATCGTCACTAACACTATCATCAAGAAGCACTGATATCGCTTCTGTTATAGCTTTTAGTGTTGTAACAACATTTTCTTCATCACCTGTTTTCTTCCAGTCGCTAATTTCAGCTATACCGGTAAGTTCTTTAAATGTCGTCGCTACAGGCTCTTTAGTAATATGGATTAAGTCACTAAGAGTCGCTATACCTTTTACAAGAAGATCGTTATAAAGGTCACGAATACTTTCTGAATCTTCTAAACTTATTGTTGCTAAATGTAGCCTGTAGGATCCATTGGCAATATCTAAGTATAAATCTGTGTAGGGTACCTTGTATGATCTTTGTTTATCAATATCAACTGCTAATGAGACAGTATCCTTAAACACACAACTTGCCAACAGGCACATATACCCATCGCTAGCCAATTTCGATGCAGCCGCCGGATGATATGATCTCCCTCCAAAATAGTCCTTAAGAATTTTCATCGTCGAATTCGTAGGACAAAGTTGAAAGCCATATTTGCCGCCGAAGTAGTATCTGTAAATTAAATAAAGACCTTTTACATTTGCTTTAATACTATCTGGTAAAGCACCGCATTCAATACCAAATGATCTTTTATCAAATGCGACATTATTTATAACAATTTCCGCATTAATAATTTTTGAAACATAGTCTATAAGCAAAGTAAAATCATGCATCGTGGTGTCGGTATTTGTTATCACTATTTTTTCATTTAGAATAACAGCAATCTCAAGTTCCTCACTTGTAAGTGTGCCTACATTCTCACCTTTAAGGTAAAAACGTATACTGATAGTGTTAGGGTTACCTCTATCAGCATTTGTACCGATCTTATCTATGATAGTTTGTATCTTAGATTTACTATCGGTAGTGGTTGATTCTTCAACTTTCTTAGCTATCTCATTTTCATTTTGCAAGATAATGAGATCTATACCGCCCATTTCCTCAAAGCCGCTAATACTATCGTCACTTACATCTCCTAAAAATAAATGTTTGCCGCACGGTGTCTTCCAAGATAATCTGTGAATCGCACTATATTCTAAATGTGAGGCCTCTAATTTTATAGGTTCTTTAAGGCTATAGAAATCTTTCACAGCGTTTATCCTGCAGAATAGCATATTAATGTCATCACCTGCAATTGATGAGCGTACAGCGGCGTCTTCAATATCTTCTTTTAAAGCAGATAGTATGATAAAATACCCGAGAACATCATCCAGCATATCTCGTTCTTTAAGCGATTCCGTGTCTACCGGTTCATGTGCGCTAGATTCAGTTGCGTTGTATAGCACAGAATTAATATAAGTACTTATACCCGTATACTGACTGCTCACTTTTATGACATCGATATTTATGAGATCACTAATCTCTCGCGGTTTCATACTGTAGGGTACTCTTTTAGATCTTCCTACTTTAATACCAACAGCCCACATTTTACCTAAATCTTCTAAAGATTCCATAGGTATAGGTTTTATGGATATGGCTATTTTTTTAGAGCCAATACTGGCGCCACTGGCTAATTGCTCTCTCATTTTTTCAATAATGCTTTTCATAGGAATTCCTTTTAATTTTTAATAACATGTTTGATAACAACTACCTCAGACATTGTATCATGCTTATCAGTTACATTATCACCACTATTACCCGTACTACAAAGTATTTCTAAAAACACAGCTATAGCAACCATAGTGATTATAACTAGTATTACTAGGGTACGCATCTTTTAGTCTAGTAATGGTGTGCCACTAGATGAATGTGATTTGTACATATCCCCTGTATATATAGATACGTATCCTCGTGACAATGTGTTGTACTCGTCCATCTCGTATGCAGTTATAACTGTTATAGGTGGGAAGAATAAATTCATAACATGGATACACTCATTAACATTAATAATCAATTTATCGTATCCAGCAATTGGACCATTTACACACCAGCGCACGATGATTAGATCTCCATCAAACCCTTCCACTACGTCATGATGTAACGGACTTGTTGTGTTTGTTTTACTATCATACAGCGTAAGACTGAAACTTTCAACTTTAGAACATTCATGCTTTTTAACAAGTCTAAAAAGCATGAAGATTTTACCTTTGATTTTAACATACCCAGCCTCCCTAGCAACATTTGTTGTAATCACAAACACTCCTATATCAGGTGTTATATCAATCATCTCTTTCATAATATTCTCCCACTGCGTTTATTTTTTAAATGCTCTTTAGCATAATGAAATACAGCACCAATTACTATAAAGAGCGTAAAGGCTAATGACACTATAAATATCATTAACAGTATAACAGGATTAACTACAGTGTATGCTATAGCTAAAACGGACATTATGATAGTGATAAACATACCATAATTCAAAAATACGATATATTTAAACCCATAAGGCGCTGAGTTGAAACAACTGTAAAAACTACCGCTGTTTAAAAGAAACACGATTAGCGTTAAAAGTGATAATAAATTCATAACGTCAAAACTATCAGCTAGTTTAGCTAATAGAGTTAATGTTGAAAAACCTAACATAAAAACTATGTTAATTGTTAGCATCAAGCCAACTTGAAACTCATTTGACCTTTTAGACTCATTCATAGGATACTCCTTAATTTTTATAATTTTATTACCACGTAAACTTTATGCTCTCAGCAACTGATTTTGACATGATGATCTCTGCTATAAGTTTACAAATCAACGCTTCATATTCAGGATTAGCTAGAAATATTTGATATGATGTTTCTCTAGGAGAAACTTCAGCATCGACAGTTAACTTATTTGTACTTAAAAAGACTTTTAACGGTAGATAAGCACTACTGATCTTTTCATGTTGTTTAGTTGTCTCCAACCTGTCCATAATGATGTTAACAACTATATCGCCATAGACTTCATTGTTAACATCAGCAATAGTAATAGTCTCACCATCGAACAATGAAAGTATTCTTTTAGAAAGCTCGTATTGTGTTGTAAGTCTATCCATTACTATTTTGATACAGTCCATTCTGTTATTTTGTGTTAATAACGAGTTACCTGTAATAGTATTAATCATATTTGAAATATGAAAACTAATCTCATTTGCTAGATCATTTCCGCGTAAACTCTTATCTGCAGGGTTTGTAAATAGTCTAGCATTTACAACATTAAACATTCTTTCATAGAGTGCGTAATCCATTTTATTCTCCTCATTTTCTTTATATAGCTTTGCTATAGTATTACTTTTATAATGTATCTTTATAAAAAAATGAAAATATAAATATAACTACTTCACGCACTAGTGCGTGAAGTAGTTACAGAGTGTGTGAACGATTACTGCGAAAGAGGTGGGTCATCTCGACCCATATAAAATAAACTGACAATACCTACGTGGCCTACGCAAATATTATCAGTCTTCGACGCTTAGTATAGCTAATGTATTACTAATATCCTTTTTTTAGTTTATTAATAATATACGTGTTTTAGCATACCAACCTATGGTTGCGCTTGGCGGCTGCTTAACTAGTAACTCCGATGTGGACATAACGACCATTGGCCGCTAGACTAAGTCAAACTGTTTGCAACATATACAGCATTCCATTAGTAATTATTAGTAACATCGTACTTTTAATATTAGTCTTTTTGCCAATCCCACCCTCCGGTTTACCGGCTTGCCGAGACGTTAGTCTAAGCTGCTTGCATCACATCGCGATATGACTTAAAGTCAGGCGAAAAGCTAAGCTTTTTCACATGTTGCATGTGAAAACCCATTATGGCACCAAGTTTAACACGCATAACGATTACCGACTCTCTGCATGCGTGTTCCCAATACTGCTAACGATTTGTCGGATTTTTTGTCATGCAGTAGGTTTGCAGCAGTGGTAGGTATAACAGCTATTACTGTTATCGATACATAACCTGCTGGGCATTATGTATCACCTGGTGTCAGTTATACGGCCGGGGGCGACCGTTATAAACCAACTGAGAAGAGTAATCGCTAATTTTGTTAAGCGGTTATTTTTTATTCTCAATATAATAGTGACCTGTTAAAAAATAACTTCTAGACTACCTTACGGTAGCTACGGTGTGATCCCTGCCGGTTATGTAGTTTATGCTACTCTAGGTATCAGTCGGTTAAGACTGCACCCTATTGCCCCTACATTTTTAATAATATGGTGTTAATTTTTATTGGAATTAACAATCTCAAGTGCTTTATTCCAATTTTCGCTAACCCATGCTTCAGATACATTTGGATATATAGATGTATACCCAATAACCCTAAAAGAACCTAATGGTAAAGTGTTTTCAACAAGTGCTTTTACCAATTTAGGTTGGTTGTTCAAAGTGTCTACCATAGCAGTAAGTACACTTGCCCTAGCAGCAGAATCTTTTTGAAAATCTATTAGGGTATATCGTCTGGTTTCAACCAGTTTACGAATAATAGAAGTACCAACGGCTAAACTATTAAATCCTTTTGATTCTTTCAAACCATCAAGCATTTCTAGAATAGCTAACGGCACACCTTCAAAGTTATATGTCTTAATAACATTAAGTACTCGTAGATACTCATAAAGGCCTCCTAAAGACATGAACTTAAACTTCTTGCCCTGTTCATCAACATACGTGATTTGTTTCTTTAAACCGGCATACAGCCAAAGTGTTTTACCTAAATCTGTTTTAGCGTCTTTACCTATATTGATATAGGTCTTTCCGTCATTTCTCATCATTTTCCTTTATCTCGTTACTAGCTTTAAGTTAATCCCACATTGTTTTATTAAATCTTTAGGGCTAACATCAGGTATGTCTAGATTGGTATTTTGATCACCATCACCATTTAGATTCTTATAGATCTTGAAAACCATGATAACGTAATCCCACCGGTCTTTAAAAGATGACACATTCCTAGCAAGCGTCACTGCTGAAAACGCATACTCAAAAGTAGCTTTAGAGCCACAACCACTAGAACATGTTTCACAAAGTAATTTTGTGGCTTCAGCTATTTTTCCTGTATTAATAAGTTCGTTAACATTTACAAGTGTGCGTATTAGATTACGTTCCAAACTTTTCATAATAGCTGTCGGTAGTGGAAGTTCTTTATCTAGATCTTCTAAGTCAGACACTAACTGCTTATGGTTAAAATACCATTGCACAAAATAAGCCATACCAGACGATATTAGTATTACTGGTAACATTTGAATAAAAAACTCCATACTATTTTCCTTCTTTTATAATGTTAAGTTAAATAACTTTCTTGTTTTTATATTGCATATACGTCCGCCACCCGACATCACAATCTTTTTATCAGGTACGTCTGAAAAATCAAATGCAGTACCTGAACTACCAATTCTAAAAGAACCAATGACACTTATGCCTGATGGTATAACGATACTAAAGTTAGTATTATCCTCTATAACTTTTTTATCGAATAAATCTTTTAGCATAAATGTCATTCCAACACTATCCTTTCTAAAGATAACAGTCGGAACAACATTGTCTATTTCCATAGTTTTCCTTCTAAAAAATAATTATGTATAAACAAGTTTAAAGCACCACTACGTTTTCCTTATCCATTTTTGACCAGTATAGATATCATGCATATCAATAACATGGTTCCACCTATCTTTGAATTGTGAAGTAGATTTCTTTAACCGGGCGATTTCAATAGCGGATATGGTATCTTCTTTATTCAAGATACTTAAACCATCTACTAGATACTTAGTTGCGCTACCAATCTTTCCACGTTGTATTAAGTCATCTACATTATCTAAAACACAATAAATATGTATAGTAGCATGATACTCAAGCTCAGTATCATTAGTAACAACATTCTCTTTAGTAGTGTCGTGTATGCACACATATATGTATAACGTAATTACGGCGATAATAATGAAAGCAATAAACAGTAACGCCATTATGGTACTGGTATTCCAAATCCACATCATGACTCCTTATTTTTTAATAGCGTGTGGTAACGAATTTAAGAAACTTTCATAATCATCAGTATGCTCTAAGAATAAAGCTTCTAAATTACACCCGGCAATATCCTCATATGTGACATCATTAGACAAACTTTTACCTGGATAATAAACCATCATCTGTTTTTTAATCTCAGCATCTTTAAGTAGCCCTATCTCATACATAAAATTAACCCTGCCTTTACGTAAGATAGCCTTATCGATATTCTCGATATGGTTTGTTGTCATAAACACAATCACATCGTCTAATGAGATAATGCCGTCTAACTCATTAAGAAGGCCTGATAACGTCAACGGCGAATACTCCTCTGGTTCAGTACTTTCTACCTCTATTTCATCAGATGAAATAGACTCTCCTTTAACTTTTCGTTTTTGCACTGTTTTATTAGCGTCAAAATCCTCGAAAAGAATAATACTATTTTTACGAATAGTAGCCATAGCCTTACTAAGTGCTGTATCGGTCATTAATCCTAGATTAATGGTATAGACATCTCGGTTATAATAACTCGCTAGCGCCTTGATAAGAGAGGTCTTTCCAGTACCAGGTAAACCATGAAGAAGAAATGTTTGTTTATAAGACATACCCCTAGAGGTGTACCATTCTTTATGTTCTGTAAAAAAGGTAAGTTTATCCATTATGTCACTAAGGATATTCTCATTTATAGCTACTGTTTCTATTGACCGCTTGGTAATAAATCCGGAGTATATCCATTCATCTTTTCTCCAGCTACGTACACAAAGTTCTTTAAAATCTTTTACGTATTTAAAAGCGTTATAAAGATCTAAAAGTTTTTGTCGATTACGTGTTAAACCAATAACTGATATTTCCTGTTTATCTTGGTTACTGGAGGCCGCCTCTAATCTTCTGCGAAAGATATAAAAGAATATTCCTTTATAAATAAAAAAATGTGATCCTAAACCAAATACAAGTACTGGAGTTTGTTCAACATCTTCATCAGTTGTGATTGTGAATGAGCGACTCCACCCTATATACCCAGCGCTATTTACCCATTTGACGAAGGCGTTAAACTGTAACTCATTGCTATCCCAAGACGTAGATGACGAGACATTTGTCATCGTCATCCTTGTTGTTAATTGTGCCACTATAAATGATCCTATACTGCTGGGTATATTACGTGCTAACCACGTAACTAGCCCAGCACCCCATAAACCTATAGCACCTGCTAACATAGGATTACTTTTAGATATTTCTATAAAATCATTATAACTTGCAAGTAGTGTCTCTAACATGCCATTCCTTCCAGATTTTAAATCACCCAATGGTCTAAGAATTCATACGGGCATTTTTCAGTATCGATACAACTGTCAAGTATGTGTTGTTTAACCATTTCTTCCGTAAACCCTATTTTAGCATAACTAGCATCAATATTAAGAAACAACCTCGTAGCTTTACCATCTTTTTTAACAGTAAAAGTATCCTTAATATTGTTACAATTTAAAGTATCATAAAGGGTATCATCCCAAACTGGCTGATTTTTAACAAAGGTATCATAAACATATTTAGATCCCTCTGAATCCTTACGTTTAAGATCATCATAGTTCGTGATAACAATCATGCCTCCTAAAGAATTAGCCTCAACAAGTTCATTGGCGTAGTTCATACTTGGTAAAGCATTGGTGATATACTTATCTAGATTTTTTACGAATAAGGCATCCCTAATTACAAAAGTATTAAAAGTCTGTCCGCGATATGCCAACGCGGCGTATTTAGCAATCTGATTTGCAACACTAGTATTGATACATGTGCTATTAGGTTTACATACTAATTTTTCTATAGGGTCTTTAATATGTTGAGGTGTGACACTGCTTTTGAAAAAATCCGGTAATAATTCTATGTTATTTAGAATAGTCAGAATACTTATACTGCGGATATTATCATCTTTGAAAAGTATTTCTGATGTATGATAACCAGATAAAATGATACTATACTCTAGTAGCATATCAACAGGTAATAATTTACCTACCTGCCTCGGCCCAGCAATTAAAAGTGAGATACCTGCAAGATGTGACCATAGTATAGGTATACTAAACGCATTTGCTTTAAAGTATTTAGACGCGCAATTGCCATGCGCAGGTACCCTAACAACCTCTCTAAAAAAATACCACGGATTTTCTGCTGCTTCAAGAATGATAGCGGTTTTTTGTAATACAGTAAGATCCTTAGAGAAAGGATCTACGCCTATAAGTTCTGCGTTATGTAATATTAGACAGAATGCCCAATTTTTAATACCTGACTCTTTTAAACTATAGGCATACTCTAGAAAAGTTATGTTTCTAGTAGACAGATCTATAACTGGAGAGGATTGATAGTCATCTTTAAAAAGTACCATATTATGCTTCTTTCCATGTTTCTAACATGTTTTTGAATTCCTTAACATCCTCTGGATCTGTGAGTATGTAGTTAAAGAATGGTTTTATAGGTGATATACCTAACCAAATAGCAGCATTTGTCTTATCACCAAGATCTGCACCACATTTTGAACAGCAACATTTAGTAGGCACAGGAGTACCAATTCCATTGCCAATTTCAAAACTGACAGGTACATCGCCACCACATACAGAACAACGAATATGTAATATTATTACCAAATCAGTAACAATATGTTTATTAATTTTGTTAACTATCGTATCGGCTATAACATATAACCCACCACTCGCTGTATCGAATACATTAAATGGTGTTATTGGCCATTCCGCAGGATCATATTGACTATGTCTAATACTCTGATTAATAAAATTGTTTAGATCGTCCTTATTTTTAATAACGATCACAGGCAATGGTCTAGTAACTAGGTCATTGTTTTCAAACCAATTAGTATCAGCAGTATATTCCACATCATCTCTAAGTAGACTACAATTACTTTTTTCAGAGTAAAGTCCAGCATACCCACAAATTTCATCACCCTCTGGTGTCAATACAACAATGGTACCATCTGTAAATTCTATTTTTAATTTACTATACCCGTGATGTCCAATGTTTGTTATGTCTTTAATGGTTTTGCCTACGAACAAATCTTTTTGAGTTTTAGTCATCTTTTTTATCCTTTGCTCTATTATAATTACTAATAGTTATCTGCGTCGAAAGTATATCCCATCCAAACTCAGCTGGAAAGTTATCACTAACATGCGTATCTATCTCCGGTGGAAGAAGTATCGCAAAATATTGTTTACCAATTTTAGTAAACACACAATACCATAAGAAGTGATTTGTATATAATACGTTTGATATAACAATAAATTTACCCCTAGCATGTTTATCCCTATCTAGCAAATATTTACTATTTTTTGTAAACGGAACATGCTTATTAGCCACGATAACATAAGGTATTTCTTCTTTAGGAAAAACCTCTATTACTTCTAGAGAATCACTTTCAGCTTTTATTGCAAGCGCTACTTTTCTTTTAAAAAATAACTTATAAAATTCAATTCCTGTCTCGACCATATCTTTGTAATCAAGTTCAAAATCAAATTTAACCTCGTTCATCCCTTCTAGTACTGAATTATGGCACATGTCAGAAAACGATGGCGATCGGCGTTGCCCGATGGCTCCATCCGTAGCTAGTTCACTACCATAAATTTTTGACATGTCATAAGGTATAACACCCTCTTCTAAATGTTTGTTAATAGCCTTAGATGCTGCAACATAATCAATATCTACATGGTATTGCTCAAAAACAGCTGGTGTGACTAATGTAATAGCCGACACCGGCTTATTATTATTATTATTAGTTTTTTCCACGTCTGGCCCCTTTATTATTCGTGAAGTTCTCTTTAATGTATGTAATAAGCACTTGGACACGATAAGTGCATTTATAACACGTAAGCACGTAAGCACACTCAGATAGCGGCGGGTCAACAATAACTCTTTTTGAAAAATACCCACTCTTTATTTCACGTTTACGGTAAAATCTATACAGGTACTCCAAATGTTTTAAATTATTTTTCAAGAACCGCATAGCAGCCTCAATACTGTCTTTATCGTAAAACATAATATACATACCATGCTTTACTATTTTTTCAGATACAACATAACCAACTCTCATTATTAGTCCTTTATAAGTTATTAAACCCCTTAACACGTTCTATTTCCATATCTAATATATCTAACAACTGTTTCTTAACATTGTCAAGAATGTTAGCTTCGGTTACGATATGGTTACGCACCCGTATTGCAAAGTTTACAAAACCCTCTGCAAACATTTTATAAGTTGTCTCACCTGGTAAAACTCTACCCGGATAATACTCGCCAACAAGATAAGATTCACCGTTGGATTCACCTATGTCGAATAGTAAACGACCAGGCTCAAACCATATTGACGTTAATGAACCATCTTCCGATGTTCCTGTAGTGGTAACTACTTCTAACATAAAACGTATGCTGTTAGGCGTATCTGTATAAAAAGCAAAATCATATGATATACCACTTGGAACTATCTTAAAAGTTTTAATACCTAGATCAAGAGAAAATTCATTTGTTAACAAATTTGAATAGTGTAACATGATCTCTTTATATGCTTTCCCAGTACTCACACTATAGGTTGCCCTGAAATGTTTTGTAACGACTGTCAACTCTATGGTGTCCGGTGTTTTAGACTTACGATCCTTAAAACCATAAGGTAATAATAATATTACACCTGGAAAAAAATGTTTATCTTCTATTAATAGGTTTAGACCATCTAGCCCTTTCTTATTACGAGAAACACTATCGGACAAGGCAAAAGATAGTTTACGAGAAAGATTTAGTTCTGTCAATTCACAACCTTTTTGCCTAGAAAGAACACCGCCAATACAAACATTTATAACAAGACAACTACTTTTTTCGTATAAAATATAAATGAAGTTTTTTTCTGTCTTGAGTAAGCCAAAATTATCTGATACTGTCAATTCTTTAAGACCTATAGTAGCCACAGCTGCTTGTATTGTAGCTACCACTGACTCTTCACGGCTTTTATCATCGTTATCTAGATTCCTTATTATCAAATACATCATAGGAATTTCCTTTATTTAAATTTCGTAAAAGTACTATACTCTTCTATAACTTGATCTAACCCTTTTATAAATTTGTTTTTAATACCGCCTAATATTTTTGTTTCACCGGCAATAGATTTTATAACACCATTTAAAAAACCTATATATCTTTCTTCAATATTATTATTAACAAAATTATGGATTTTGCTATAAGTATCGATATTGCTAGAAACACCTATCGTGATAGTCTCCATGATATATTTTTTATCAGACGTGTAACGTACTGTGGCAGTTATGTCAGACAGTGACAGGCTATACATTCTAAATTTAAATTTATAGATGGTAGCCATCGGATCTATCACAGTCTTAATGTGTTTTTTAATAATAATGAAGTTTTTATTTTTAGAAATGTCCGCATGCGACCAATCAGATTTTATACTGTTTGTGGTTATTAAAGCGTTTTTAATACCATGCGCTTCGCCTATATTAACACTAGCATAATGTGACGCTACCGCTAAAACTTTACCAAGATTTTTAGCTGAACTAATATTATAAACACATGAAAAGAACGGTGTTATAATAACACTGTTTTCACCCGACCTATTCTTAGTATCTGAAAAACCGTATTTCATTTTACCATACAAATTAAGTACGTACAAATCGTTCATAAGATAGTTTACATCATTTATTTTTAGCATATGCCTATTAACAGCCATAGCCAAATTAGCTGCATTAAGGAACATTGAAGGCACAGTATATGCTACACCATTAAGTACGCCTTTGTACTTAAAGTTTCCTTTTTTGTCTAGATCGATTATAATAGCCGACTCTGAAACACTTTTGTTAATAGAGGTATCGCAGCCTATCCCGGCAAAGACTAATCCATGCAGCACCGTGGCGTGGATATCTTCATCGTATAATAACTCGCCATCTTTTAACAGCGTAACCTGTAATACAAAGTTATCTTGCATTTTGTTATCCTCTTAATTTAAAATAGTGTAATTACCATAAGGTGGATATACTTTGTCATTTACTTTGGTCTTTTTTATAGCTTCATGATATGAAACTTCAAATAGTTCTGGTAGTAGACCATTTCCCTGTAGGATAATCTGGGCTTTGTCACTTTCTGCATCTTTCAAACCTATAGTGTATACAACTTCATCCACTCTTAAGTATGTTTCATTTTCATCTTGATCTTCATACCGTATGAGCATAGACACTTCTAAATCTTGAAGTACAACTGGAATATCAAAAATAGCTATACTATTGTCGGCAATCTTTCTAAAGACGTTGATTAATTTGTTAATCAACGTCCTAGTACCCATAATTTCATATTCTGATTTTTCCATCATTTCTTTAATAATTTCATTAAGAACTTTCTCTTTATTCGCATTCACACTATGTCCTTTTCTTAATCTTCAGGCACTTCAAGAGTACCTTCAATTTCAAACGAATCTTTCAACACTAACTCTTCAAGAATGGTGTCATCTAGAATAGGTGGAAGACCTACTAGTGCTAAATCTTTAGATGTTAAACCTATATCTTTAAGTTTACCTGTAGATTCCATAGTAATAGTATCTACTCTCATACCCTCAAACACACATTCCGATGTTACAAAGTTATCAACATAGAGTGTATCATTTTCAAATGTAACTTTTAAGTTTTTATTACCGGTGCTTTTAATAACCTTTTTGGTCAACTTTTCTAAAACAGTACTCATGGTTTACTCCTTGGTTTTATTATATACATATATAAATAATATGTTGTTAAATGTAGTTACAAGTAACCGTTATAACGGTTACTTGTAATAATGTTATTTACACTATATAGATTTTACTAATCTTGGTTTATAAGCCGAATATCATATTTCTTTTTATCAAGAATTGCATACTCAGTATAAAGATAATCAACATAAATGATTCTTTTTTTATTAGCCATTTTATTCTCCAGTAGATTCTAGGTTTAATATCTTAGATAAGATCCCTTCTGCTTCAGCTAGTATGGCGGTATTAAACTTGCGCACCCCTGTAAACTCTAATTTAGGAAAAGGCTCGCCCAACAGTTTAATGTAAAGTGGTGTGCAGTTAAAGTGTTTACAACAACGCACGAGCTGTTGTTTATCATCAGTGAGCAGTGTGATGAGATCGAATGTATAAAACTCTGGCGATAAAAGACCATACTCATTAAGTACCAAATCTTTAGGGTCGCCCTTATAGAGTGCCGTGTTTTCACAAACCAGTGGTTTGCCGCTATCCGGAGACATAATGAAGTTGTTGGTATAAAAATTCAAAAACTTATCAATATTCGGTTTATCGTTGGGGTGGTATTCTAACCCTAACCTATCACCTTTTATTTTCTCGATTTCACCTTCTCGCAGATAGTAACAATCTTTCTCTGATACCGGAAGTGGTTTTATTTCTACAACATGTTTTAAAACAACTAACAAACTAGCATATTCACAGTTTGATGCTTTATCGTAGCTAGTAGTTTGATATCCTTCTAAGATCTTAGGAAAGCGAGTAATTACGCGTATAATTGTTGACATCATTGATCCTTAATGTTTAATATATTCTATTTAAGAATCTATTCTTAAAAAAATAAATGACTACTAGGTATACTGGTTAACCCGTGTGGGTTAACCAGTATACCTTATTTTCTTATAACACTTGCAACACGGATAGCAATATCCTCTATAGCTTCTTTCGCTCTAAGTTTATCTCTTGGAAGACATAAGTTAAGACCTAGAAAAACATTCTTAAGATCAAACTGTAACCTATCTATTGTTTGGGTTAATTCAAAATTACTCCCTACAACTTTACAAAGTTTCTTAATAGATCCTTCGACATCGTCTACCATGTTTTCTAGGTATTCCTTATTAGGAACTCTTACATCACTATCTCTTGAAAACGTCATCTCACCCTCTTTACCAGTTAAATCAATTAATAATTAATCCAAGAATAGCTTTATCGCATGTAAGGGCTTTTTATAATATATCACGCATTACTTCTCCTTAAATTTATTATACATTGAAATAAAATTACTAAGTTTTACAGGATCTTCGCCAGAACGTTTAAGTTCTTTAATCTGTCTTTTAAGATCCGCTTTCATAAGCGCTTTTTTCTTTTCAAGCTCAGTTTGATCTGCAAACCTATCTGGTTTATCTCTAAAGTATTTACTACCTGCAAATATGTCTGACCCGCCTAGCCCTGCTGCTAAACCCGCCATTTCAGCTAAAAGAGCTTTACCTTTTTTAGATCTGTTTTTTTCTTCTTCTTCTGTAGGTGCTCGATATCCAAAACGGGCAGCGTCATCACTTATGATTGTTCCGTCAACATGATCGAAAGGAGTTATCAAATTATATTTAGAATAGGTTGCTAACTTAAGTTCATCTTCATTAGCAATAGTTCTTGGAAATTCATTGTGATGCTTACCTGTGTTACATTCACAACACAACATTTCAACATGATCAATACATCCAAAACCCTGCATATCCATAAGAGCATAACAAGGATGCCTATCTGTTCTATAAAGTTGTCTTAGATTACCCTTACTACGAATATGAATACCTTTTTCAGGTTCATCTTCTGGCATAGGAAAATCTTTTTCATTTTCTAAGCTTGCTAATACTAATGCAGTATTCTCAATAGCCTTGCATTTGCTACAAATAAATAACGACATGTTACCTCCACGGTATATTTAATAATAATAGTAAAAATCCTCTTCAGGCTCATTTTTCCCGCAGCTACCTCTATATGTAGTATACTTATAAAGATCATCTTTAGTAAGTATATCGTGATCCATTTTAATAGCCTCTAAATCAAAATTACGATAAATACCATCATAGCTTAGAATAATCTTTCCAGAGATAATGTACTGACTTAATAAAAGAACAACTTCCTCAATATCATTATCCTTATTAGCATTACCTAGTGTGTAATCTATAAGAACTTCTCTAACATTGGATATATCCAATGTTAGAGTATCGTCAGAATCGGTTGTTATACATTGATGAAACAACTCATTACATATACTACCAGGTGTGATTTCTGGCGGAAGTTCTATAGCGCACTCTACACCTAGTCTGGCATTCTCAGAATAGACTAACCAACTGATGATGTCAGGTCTTTCAGAAAGATCTAGTTTAACTTCTTTAAATCTACACTCATGATATATTGACATCTTTATTCCTAAAAATTAGTCTAAGATTCACAGGACCATGAATACCCTCAATACTCATAAAGGTATCGTTTCTTCGCGGTGTTTTTATAAAATCTTCCACATCAAAAGCTTCATCCAGTTCCATGTGCTCTCTATCTGGATTATGTATATTTAAAATAGCCGGATTCTCATTATTAGAAAAGTTATCTGTTATATCGATAATCTCTGATAATGACATAAGTTGAAAATTAGTACTAGTATACCCATTAACATTAAAAGCCTGAGCCATAGCTAAAATACTATAAACAGGTGTGAATTTTTCAGCTATAAGCTCGGCATTGGTTACTGTCTCAGGAAGCGTCTTTTCTTTACTAATACTAAAAGTAAATTCCTGAAAGGCGAATTTAAAATCGGACAGACTACCCCCATATTTTAAAATTTCTAAAAGTTCAACCCCGTCATAGATTGAGACTGTTCCTGATATATTATTATCCTCAAAAGAGAATTTTAAATTATACACATCTGTTATAGTGGGATGTGTAGCGGTAACTAGATTACCTGCTACTAACCATTTGAAACCATCTTCACAATTTTTAACATAGTCTACGTCGTACACGTCATTTACAAGTTTTAAAATGAAAGGTTTTGCCACATTTAGTAGTTTAAGTTCCTTTAGATACGCTGCTAATGTATCACATTTTTTTGTTGTATCTTGATCATGATATGAAACTAAATCTGAATCAAAAAACGCAAGCCTTCTACTACCAAGCATTGGAGAAACAGAATTCTCATCAGTACAAAAGTAACGAATAAGACCTCCGCCTACGATATCGATCGTATCAATTACCATTTTTTTACCAGTAAATTTAAGCATCGCTGTTTCCGTCACATCATCTATATATGGATTACGATCCTCAGCAACTGTTACAGTATCCCCGACGTTGTAGTTAGGCTTCACTTGTTTAGTATCAGCTTTTTCAAAATTACCCATATCATAATTTTTTAATAAAATCTTTAAGTCTCTTTTTAAATCACCGATAGTCGTTGTCATACCACATGTCTCAAAATTTTCTTCGGGTGTAAAGCTAGTAGATATCATAAGCTTGACATCACCGGTAATAACAAGAACACCTTTTTCAACATCCACATCAAAACTCGCATGTAAGACAGGCTCTTTTTCGGCACTTTCATCTGATTTTTTAAGTTTTTTAACCCACGCGAAATAATCACGTGATGTGTAAAAGTTAAGATGTTCGGACGTTCCTAAACTAATGTCTAAATCAAGAAGATATTTCTTGGTCGTAAATAATAAATCCCATATAATCCCTGTTTCAATGTTGGCCGATGCCAGTTTACCTTTACCAAGATAGACGGCACTCATTGTGTTAATTGCAAATAGTGAAATCGCTGTTTTCATTATTTATCCTTTTTTTGTAGTTGTTTTTTTTTTTAATATGGTAATCTGAATAATGTCTTCGGATCCTTATTTTTTATAACTGCATCCCTGACATAATCTTTAACCTCGGCGTATACATTAGTAACTACCATATCTGCAGAGCTCTTTAATCCTAAAAAATCTTTAAGTTGAGTCTTATCCTCAACGATCCATTTAGGAAGAACATAGTTTTCAAAGGTTGCTTCGGCACCAAGTATATAAGCATTATCGCATACCCCAACAATCACATAAGGGCAGTTATATATTCTGTCACTTGCTACTCTTTGGAGTGTACTGATAATCACATTTAACAGTCCCCTTGTATAGAAGCAATCGCTTAGTCGCATGAACTGATTAACACTTTTATAAGGGTATATTTCTACATCTCCTTTATCTGTATACTCAAAAGTACAGAATAGAATATCCTCTTCACATACGATAGAATATAGATATAAATACTCGGTATCATTAAGTTTAAGTACTATGTCAGCTTCATCGTTAGGAACACCTTCTGGAAAACCAAGATACTTACCAATATCTGCTAATGGTAGCAGCGCGTCTATTACTGATTGGTTACAAGCTCGAATAAGTTTATCAATAGCGTAAAGAGGATAATCTTTCTTAATCTCTTTAACAGGATTATCCTCTTTGCTATTAAATAATTTATTCCAAACATATGTAGCAAACCTCATAACTACTCCTTTTAGTGTTCGATAACAAAGTTAAATTTAAATAACTGACCAAGTACCCTGAATTTAACGCATGCCGATTCTTTAATAGATACTAACTCTAAAGTAAGTCGTGCACTATTAATACCATTATTTGTGACGTAGTAATGTGTGAGCTTTTTGTTTGCAGGATCTTCAAAATTATCTCTTACATTATAAGTACTCACATCACTTTGCTCAAGTTCTTTAATGTCACATCCGTTATGTTTAAAAATAATATCGACATATGTATAGATCTTACCATCTTGTTTAAGTACACTGTTGGCTTTAGGTACAAATACCGTATCATTATTAGATATTAATAAACAATTAGAACCGTCTATTGTAGGTAACATAATATTCTTTACAAAATAGGCAGTGATCCCCGAGGCTATGCCGTCTTTGGGAATTTTATCAGAATCTATACCAGAACAGGCACGCCATACTGATAAGAAGTTTACCTTAATAATTTCATTAAGAACTTTTCTTTTTGCTCTAGATAGCCTATCAATACTTTGATACTTTGCAAGTTTATCTTTGGCGTTTTCACTACATAATAGACTTTCTTTAAAATCTTTATCATTTTGAAGTTTAACAAGAATATTAAAAAGATCTTCTCCTGTATATGCCGGATCAAATGTTCCAGAGTAAGGTTGACGACCAGATGGTAACTTATATATACCGGCAATCTTCTTAATTGTCCTGTTAATAATATATAAAATATCCCCTCCGGTGTCAACAACAAGTACAGCTTCATAAGTGACCGCGTTTATTACGCTAAACACTATTGCCGGTCTATCTTTCAGATCGTTATATTTTAACACGATTGCTCCTCTATTTATTTATAATACTAAACTAATTTAAAATGTTTTACAAGAGTGATGAATATATCTAGAACTAGCCAGGCTAATATGAACATTTTTAAGACATTAATCATTTTATGTACCCTATTTCTGGTTTAGGTAACGGTTTCTTACCGACATACCATTTGAAAACTTCTGAAAGAATTTCGGACTCTAAAAGCCTATCATACTTTTTCCAGTATTTACCGCATTTAGAACAATATGTATCTAGATTATCGGCATCATCATCAGCTCCAAAATCATGGTAACATACCGTTACAGTAGCGATAGTCTTGCAACTATCACATTTTATAGTGGCTATTTTTACGAAACTTTCAACTTGGGCCGGCTGTTCAAGACTGTATTTAAAGTCCTTATTGATATAAGGGTATCTTTTATTTTCTGGCATAGAGACTCCTCAGACTATTATGTATTTTTAAAAATATTAATAACTTCAACTAGCACCTTAAATAAAATAGCAACGCTAAAGAAAATAAACAATACTGAGCCTGCGAATAATAAACTACTCTGAGCATACACCTCTGGGTGTATACCGTATAAAAGATATGTAATGCAGTACATATGCAAAAACCAGAACGCCATAATTACCAACATTAGACACGCACTGTTAAGTAGATAAGCCCTAAACCCCAGTTCGTCAAAATAAACTACGGAGAGAAAGACAAAACAAAGTATGCTTGTTGCAATATACGCTTTATTAAAGTAAAACATCACTGCCATTAAATTTGATGTTACACTATCGGCATTCCAATAGGTGTATACATCAATATCTATAGATATGACGTAACTTACTAGCGCCACTACAAAAGTTAGCATCGCGCCGTAATCTACTATGTCATATACCCTTTTTTGTATTCTCATATTGATTCCTTTTTATTATTTTACATTAGGCCACTTTCTACCTTTTTCAGCAGCTATTGCTGTAATACTACCTATCATGTCTTTCCTAGTTTTAAGCACTGTTCTATTCGCAGTGTGACGTTCACGCAGTGTTACCACTTTACCGTCACGAATATACTGATCCGTTTCTTTATCGTAACGAGTAGTGTTTTTAACAAACCTAGGATCACCAGGGATACCTGCACCTACTCTTAAACAGATAGAGCAACGGGTGAATTCACCATATTCTGTTTTACCAGTATCGACAGATAAATCACTATTACCACATACTTCGCAATAACCTTTTTCTAACATAGGAAACTCCTTATTTATTTTTTATTTTGGTAAGATGATCTATCATTAACTCCATTGTGCTACTAAGCATATAGTCTCTAGTCTCTAGTTCATTCTCTGTGACAGAATCTGTAACACTACCATACCAATTATTAGAAAACTCTTGATAGGTTAGAGAATAGCTCATACCTACTTCCTTAGCTAACGTATGCAGCTGTTCGGCATACACAACATAATCCTTACCAATAGGTTCATTAAACGTTATGGTAGTTTCTTGTATCATTTCTATTCCTTATTAATAATAGTTTACACTATGGTATTATATGACATCTTTTGGTGTCAGTCCTTTGGCAACTATATTGCGGGTTCAGTTTATGTTTCATGCGGGTTAGACTACTTTGAGTCAGACGAGATTCTGGCGTAGGGGAAGCGGGCACCACACGGTAACACTATAAACTAATCGGTACATGCTCACCGCATGAAATATATTCTGAAATGAAAAATACTATAGGGAGGGGCGAAGCCCCGACCTCTTTATTATACAAATTATTTAGAAAATAGTTCTTCTATTTATTCTGGGTACTTATCTAAATATAAGTGCAACGCTGTTATGAATTCACCCATTTCTTCATTAGTAGTTATCTGTGGGTATGTTTGATTGTCAAAACGTGTTAACCCATCAACTGGATCAAATACAGAGTCTATACTAACATCGAACCAACATCCACGTATAGAGGTACCCCACGATAATAATTTAATAATTTTCTTGAGATTTATAACCATTAAGAAACGATAGTAATGCTCATGCGACTTCTGTATATATTGAAATGTATTCTTGTCGCGGATTACTTCAAATACTTCAACAATTTGTTCTGCAAAAATACGTGACATTGCTGAGTCATATGTTGTTATATTAAAAATTTTAGCAATTAGCTCACCTGGGTCAAAATCCATTTCAATAGCGTTATTATCCACCATTTGTTTTTCTAGCCATTCTAGCCACTGTGTAGCATTCATAGGGTATCCTTTAGTTTCACAATGCTACCATCGTCTATACCTAATAGATAATCTAAACAAATGCCATGTATCTCGTGGTAGGGAACATCTAATAACCCTGTTCCTAACCTGGTACTCTCGCCCTTTAGTATGTCATTCTCTACTTCGACGCTGGTACCGTTCATAAGTACTAGTTTAAACACGATCTTTTCTTTTTTACAGTAATATCTAACGCCATATAACATGACGTTAGATCCCAGTATCAATTCGTCTTTATCGGACTTAAATAACTCTTCGATACAACTTAGCACTTGCCCATCAGGGACTACTAACCCGTTTTCAAAATCCATAACAACTGTTCTCACCATTTTACCTCTTTTACAATATCTATAAGTAATTTCTCCATAGGAGTATCTTCACATTTAGACTTATCTATCCACGGACAAAAGAACACACCTTTAATAGTAATACGTGTTTCCTTTATACCACATTCTTCCTCAATAACAGTTAAGGCCTTGGCCAACTTCTTAAAAGCCTTTAGACTTTTTATCTGTATATGATTTAAAACTATCTCCGGACGCTTAATCTTCATATCGCAACACCTTTTATATTTTTCTATATCTTAGATCAGCACGTAGTAAATATATTCTAAGATAATTATTACCCGTCTCTGTCTTTACGTGTTCATCATGTATCTCTTGACGTAATAATGTAACTAGTAGAAGTTTTTCTTCAGAACTTAATCCTGCTATGTTAAATATTCTATCAAGATATGTTCTTGCATCTGTAAAGAGACCTAACTCAAAATACTTATTAAGAGTTTCAACCATGTCATTTACAAATATACAATCTACATTATGGCTAACTGTTGTCTTTTTAAGAGGATACTCTTTAGCATCATTAATGCCAAATACATTTCTTTCTATGCGATAAACAGCGAATATGACGAAGGCAACGACAATGGTTGTAATAATGATTTTATATACGGTGATAGCGTCCATTTACTTTCCTTCTTTATTTGTATGCATACTGTAAGGTGCTACTAGATCAACATCAGGATTCCTATGGAATACTAATTCAAATAGACTAACAATATCGCTATCAAAATCGTTACACTCCCCGGAAGCAACATATATTTTCAATAGTGCTAGTGCTTCGGATATTTTAGTATAATCTGAAATTACTTTTTGTGTCAATATATCTGTAAGTACTGAGCCATAGCTGCTACCATCATTTTCATAAACTTTATCCTGCAACTCCCCGATTGTTTTAAACCCGTGCTGTTTTAAACCAAAAGATGATTTTTTTAGCACGTCTAACATATTTGCTTTTGTGTGGTGTGGAATCTTTTGGGTTACCCCTGTTTCACACGGATACGATGCAAAACCAGTATTTAATTTATGCATCACGATAGTTTTATTTACAAGAAAATAGTATCCGCGTTCATCATAGTGTATATGATAGCGGCCATTTAACCCGGCTAATCTTGAAATAACCTTATCAGATGTATCATAACCATCTTCGATCTCAAAAGTAAAACGTGTATCGCCATCATCACTTGTACATGTGTTATCAATAGCGCATTTTGACATGTCAATACCTGAATGTGTCATAACACCACTTACGTAGTATTCATCAACTTTATCACAAAGTAAAATAACTCTCATAGGATCCCCTTTAATGTTTTATATTTTAACTCAACTAGTAAACTAGTTGTTCGTTATTAATTAAATAATATATCCTTATAAAAAAATAAATAGTCACGATACTCAACAGCCTTGGCTGTTGAGTATCATATTGATTTTGTTAGTGTTTATTACTTAAGTAACGTATAAGGAATCCCATACCGCTAGCACACGATAATAGCATACCTGTTGCTATCCATGTACCATATTCATTATCTACCAATGGCAAGCCATGTGTGTTCATACCGAGGTAACCTACTATCAAGCTTAGTGGTAAGAATACACCAGATAATATTGTTAGAAAATACATGATACTATTCATGCGTTCACTATTTCTACTATCGTAAAAGCTATAAAGGTTAGCCAACTGTTCTAAAGCATAGGTTGCTGATCTATCCGTACGCTCTAAATGTTCATAGATATCTTTAAAGTGTACTGCTAATGGCGAATCGTCTTTAACACAGACTTCTAGAAAATCCTCTACAGCATCTATTGCAACGATCAGTAGTCTGCTTATCTTACTCAGTTTTTTCTTGTTCGTAAGCCAATAGCTATTAAATGTTTTAAAAGCTTTATTATTATAAAGCATATCTTCAACACAATCAATAGCATCGTGAAACTCTTCCATCATATCCATGACTAATGTCGTTTTAGCATTGATAATTTCATAAATCTGTTCCATAGAGCCACAACTTACAAATCTATCATCACTAATATCATAGTAATAATATTCCGTATCGTTGAACACAAAGGAACAAGGATTTATAACAATTTCATTCTCCACATATGCTGGTAATGCTAGTATCAACATATTGTATTCTGGTGTATCTATAAAGATAGAAGGATGAAGGGGATTTTTAACATCTAAAAGATGAAACGGATCTAACTTCTCATAAATAGGACTCATGTGGCACCACCATTTATTGTCTACAGTATGTGTTGTTTTAAAACATGAACTGTGTAATCAATAAAGTGTTATGGTTTTTTATTCATAGCCGCATTGTGGCGTTTACCAATAAGCACAGATATAATAAAGGGTACAATACCCGTAAGAAACCATAGTTCCATACTGGTTATAGCCTGAGGTATTCCACCAATAAGTTTAAAAGATATTGGTAAGAACCCTCCTGCTAAAAACACACCAGTACAGGCTAAAACTAAAAATGCTAGAACCTTTGCAAAAATGTTTTTCATTCTAAAATCCAATCCCAAGTTATGATTCTTTCCACTGTGCGTGTGTGAACTTTCTCATCAAGTAGATGTATATTAGCTATAGATCTTAGTCCAAATACTGGAAAGTTATCCTCAGCTATAAAGGCTGCTAGCATATGACCGTTTGGGCCACAAGGTTTTATCTTACCTTTAATAATAAATGTTTCTGTTTCACCTACTGGAATCATTTCAACATCTACTACTTCATGTGAGACCCTATCTAACATGACTGTACGAAACATTGTAAAACGTTGATCCCTCGGCATGTTCTCATAATATTTAGGACTGCCCATTTCGCCTAGAAGAGGTTTTTCTTTTAAGCCTTCCTTTAAAATATTTAAGGCTACAGCAAAATCCTTCGCAGGGTAATGTAAAGTAATCTCATGGGGCGTTCCCTTATGAAGAACAACATTCTCACCTATGATAGTTCCTAATTGTACAGTATAGTAACCTTCGCTATCTTTAACTAATGGTTTCTTATTTTCCATAGGATTTCCTTTTATTCGTAATAAACCCTGCCTTCTCATCAGCACGTTTTAATATGGCCACGTAAGTATTCCAATCGCGATATCCGTGTTCAGTAGCCATCTTCTCATAGACTTTACTAATTTTTATATCTACTCCAGCTGCGATTAACTCGGCATGTTTATTTTTAACACGCTGTTTAACTTCCCATACTTTTGAAACTGTTTCACCCACCATTACTCCTTTTTTATGCCGACATCAGTTCACTGTGTACCTTACATTTAGGTACCCATATAGTTTTACCACTTCTATAGTTACGCCAGTGCCCACTACGTTCATGTGGTGACTTTACCTGTACGTACCCATCTGGTCTAATAACATATACAAACTTGATATCTTCTAAAGATTTTTTAACAACACGTAACTCTTTATCAAGTTTACGTTCAATACTTGATCTAGCTACTTTTTGACCATGATCAGAAATATCATTAAGGAAATTTAAAATGATAGTTACTTTATCATAAGTAACACCAAGTGAAACATATTCTTTAAGATATTTTTCAACATCGGTGTAAAGATCATCTGTTGTTTTAAACTTTGCTAAGAATTCAGATATACCATAATTAAGAATCTTACGAATTTTAATATTGATATTGGCGCCTGCTTTATATAAAACAGTGTTATCTGGAACCTCATTCTCTGACGGCATAAACTCTAAAACATCTTTGGATAAATAACTAGATGTGCGATCCAAATCTACAAGCAGATACATATCTTTATTCAAAAACATTTCTGTCCCTGGTATCTTTTTATAAGTTAGTGAATTAAACACATCACTAGTTATCATAGATCTTTTTTCTTTAATAGCTACAGCTGCTTTAACGATACCATCGTATAACAAATCAAGTTCATCTAGTAAATACCTATTAGCAGTAAGTACTGCAAAATAATTAGGGGTTACTTCAATATTTATTAATAAACCTACTTGTTTAAATCCTGGTATTGTCTTGCGATATTTTGTATGCAGTTCATCAGCATAATGCAAAAGATGTGTATAATACTTATTCAAAAAGAAGTCAAGTGAAGCTGTAATACAACAAACGCCATCTTTTGTAAAATTTAGCATCACTTGATTGCCGTAAGTTTTAAATGCTAATCTTTTAGTATTTCCAAAATTTAAATCATTAGTGTTTCTTTTTCCATATAATGAATTAGAAACATCCCCATTTAAATCAACAACATCCATAATCAGTTCATCCTTGAGTATTTCAATCTCAAGGCACTCAATCTTATTTTTCATAATACCCTCTTAAGCATTATTTTTTTATTTACCACACCTATTAAAGATGATGGTAGCTAAGTTGCAATCAACACGCCATTCTAAGTAAGAAATGATTATCGATAACCCCAGAACAACTATTGTCTCTGCGATGGCCATATTAAGCCATACGCTATTGGCAGTTTTCATTAGTGCTACTTTGATCCGTATACTTAACAACTTTAACACCAGCTTTTCTTAACGTCTCTAAGCCTCGTAGATCATCATGTTCATTTTCGTAGATAATCATACCTATTTTAGCTTTAACGATGTTGTTGGCGCATGTGACGCACGGAGATGTTGTCATATACATTGTCTTACCAACAACACTGATACCGTTAACATTAGCATGGAATAACGCGTTCGTTTCAGCATGTATAACATTGAGAGTAGATTTAGGTCTTTTCTCAACCCAACCTTTCTTACAATGTTTTTCACCTTCAATATAGTCATTAGGGTCAACAGCAACATTACAAACATTGCACACCAGCGCCATTTCATCACATTTATTTTCAAACCCTTCTAGTGTACCATTATAACCAGTGATAAATGTTTTTTCATCAATAGCTATAATAGCGCCCATCTGTGAACGTTCACAGTACGACATACCCGCAAGATCTTTGCACCACTTCATAATCATATGGTCATGCTTTGTAAACACATGTGTCTCGCCAGAATCTCCATTAGTTTTGTTATGCATACGCAACAGTTGTTTAGCCTCTAAAGAGTTAACAACTGTTGGCTTCGTAACTTCTATTTGGTCTTCTTTTTCAAATGGAATATTTCTGTAAGCTTCATTCCACCCAGAAGTATTCGTTTTGATTTCATCATCACAAAGTGCGTTGGCATATCTGGTTAAGAGCAGTTGTGATGACACATCGTCTTTAAATAACCTTTTTTGGTTATTATAAATCATTGATAGCATACGGTACACAAGTATGTTACTTATAGTTGATATTTGAAAAGGTGACTCGCTGGAATATTCTGTGTAGGGCGCCCTTGCTGTTTTAACATCAATTATGTCTCCGCCGGAGGATATTAACTTAAACTCATACTTGACCATAATCTTACTAACACGGAGTTCAAAAAACTCTACAGGTTCGATTATGTGTTCGAACATACTAATAATTTTAATGGGTATGTTTATTTCAGGAATAGCGGCATATATCTTTTTAATCCTTTCGGCTGCTAATACTACCTCAGGTATATCAGTAACAACGTATAGTATCATAACCAACTCCTTTTATTTTAATTTACAGACTTTAATTTTTGATTCAGAACGGCACTAGTCATTAAGGATTAATAAATATAGATGTGTATTTGTCATTATCGTATGTTCCTTCACTATTTTTAAAGAATGATTCTGGTATAGCTAATTCCCAACCAAGATGATCTGTGTGGTCATCATCACATATATTAACACGATTTTTATCAGGTTGGTAGTACGGTGTTGTAGGTTTGTAAATATCCAATACATTAACGGCTTTCCCAAAACCTGAATTAACAAAGAAACATACATGCTCTGTAATACTATTACTTTTAACATACTTCTCTAACATATCGGATAACGTAATAAAATTAGGTATACCTGATCGTGCAGCTAAGCTAATTATCATCTCATCATCTACAATACGTAAAACACCAGCATCTTCGTTTTTATTATAAGCATGATTTGCATTAAATAATCCTCTAGACGCTAAAACAATTTCTTTATCACCATAGGTAAAACCTATAGTATATGGCGTGTGGTTTACTATTTCAGTTACTAACATTTCCATGTTCCTTTTATTTTTTGAATTTTGGTATAATTACTCAATACTAGCAGGACATGCGCTCCTAAAAAGAGCGCGTGTCCTGGGTATGGTTTACCATTGTTTAAGTTTTTTAATATTTTCACGTTCTTTCTCTTTGTCTTTCTTTTCTTTTGCTAACTTCTTTTCTCTCTCTTTTGTAGCGGCTTCCTTGTTACGCTTTCGCTCTTGTTCTTTACAAATAGCCCGAGATTCTCTTTCGGCATCTTTTTCAGATTTACCTTCTTTAATTAAAGCTTTTTTAATCTTATCATGACAACTGTCTACTTTGCTACCTTTTGGCATTGCACATCTCCTATTTTTTAAAAGTTAGTCCAGTGGTGTAGGACACTTAGCGTTAGCCTATCTGAATATCATTTACGAAGGTATTGTGTAAAGTACCCGCATGCCCAATATTTTTCTCAGTTAGAAGATTTAAAACTGCCCCACTAAACTGATCATCACTTAGAGTAATACTGATAATACACCTATCGGCGTAATCCTCCGGATGTTTAAAAGAAAGTAACATGTTGTAATTGTTAACCACGCAGTAAATATTACTTGCATGGTTAAGTGTCTTTTTCATTAACTTATGGTCCATGTCACGTGTTTCAGGAAGCGTACTAACTACATCAATGATCACTTCCTCTGGAAATAATTTACAAAAAGTTTCCATTTTATTGTCCGCAGAAATATTATCAATAACTAATAGATATGAATAGTCTTTCTTTTTAATAGACAGTAGTGTAAGAGCTCTAAATGACTGCAGGTTTTTAATTTCGTCATAGAACGCTTCAGCGTCAGTAGCTGTTAAAAACCTGATACTAACACGGTGATCTTGTTTACCACCAAACGCTAGAGTAACGATACTAACCCCAATTGTTGTCTTCAAGCCTTTATCCACATTAGGATATTTACTTACATGTAACATTTTTTTACCTCTTTTTTTTTTAATTTTATTTTTTATTTATTGCTTTTACCAGTACATTCTTACCAACATTTTGTGGAATAAATCCAAACCTATGATAGTAATGTATTAATGATTTTTTATTTATAGTTAATATCAGGTCTTTATCTTTAAAGTCTGAATCATTTATAACATGATTCATTAATAAAGTACCACAGCCTTTTTTAATACTGCAGAACTCTGAAATAAAACCAAAAGTATTTGTTTCAGAATATCTACGATATAAACATGTTCTGTCCGTCTTTAAAACTTCAAACACAAAACAATATCCTAAAACACTTGTGTCGTTTATACAAAGAAGCATGGTTGCTTTTCTTGTTTTAACAAACTTGTTTATAACCTTACGTAAGGTATAGATATTCTTATCACCTTTAAAGGTTACCTTGTAAACCTGTAGTATACTTTGTATAAGTTTTGATTCATCGACCTCTTGTAAAAGAGAGTTGTATTCCACAATCTTCATTTGACTACCTTTTTTATTTTATTTTTATTCAGATTGCGCGCATTCCAATTCGTCTATTATAAGTTCGGTGAACAACTATGATAACTATTTTTAGGCTATACTCTATAATAGTTAATCTTTCTTTAAAATAACCTCAGCTAGTTTTTTTATTCTTTCTGTCGTTCTAGCTCTACCATATAAGGATTTGATCGCAGTCGACATAGCTATAAGTTTTGTCATAGCCATTTCATAATCCTCATTAGAATCAATTCCAACAGAAACACCGTAAGGTACCTTTTTCAATCTAAAATATAACGTATACAGTATATTGGTTATACGAAAATTATTCTCAAGATTGGTAGATGCTGTGATACCATGATCTATAAGCATACCATCTTTGCCGCACGGTGTAAATAATTTAATATAATCTTCAGGATAGCCTTTGGCATCTAGAAAATTAACTATACGCTTTTTCATATACTCTTTAACCAGTATGTTAACTTTCTCTTTTGGCGAGCTATCTTTTGTTTTCTTATTATTAACATCACCAATACGTCCTATAGACTTGTCGAATAATACAACCTCAGTAGCATCATTAAGAGAATTGTCTATTTCAACATGGGCACATTTTTCTAAAATATCTTTACTTGCTAAGTCTTCAATAGAAAGATTATCTAGTATTTTCGCAAGTTGTTTACCCTCAGTTATAATATCTACAGTGTTACTGATAGTGTTAGCTGTTGATGTTATAAACTGCTCTTCCTTACCATCAAAATATCTAATGATAGCCATCACCTCTAAGATATTAAACCTGTACCCATCACTGCTATCTTCATTATTAGCATAACTAATAACATGGGTTAAATTAATAGCAAGTGATAGTTTTTTAACACTAGGGGTGATATCAACTCCTAGATCTTTTTGTCCTATACCTGATATATAATGAGAAGTTTCTAAATAAACTCCAACTATGTCGACAACAGCGTTCAATAACTCAGTTTCAGTATCACTCTCATCAGAGAGTGATACTGGACCTATAAAGTTACCGAATAAGTATATATTGTATACCATAGGATTTTCCTTATATTTTAATAAATCTGTTTTATTTAAAACTGCGGGTTAAACGCCGCGTTAGTAGCTATATCTATTCTTTTTCTAAAGATATGCTGCATCGCCGTTACCGTATCGCCGTCGCACCTCTTGATAACATCTTTTAAACCAGGAACGTCATAATACTTAATACTTTTAAAACCGAGTGCATATAGTTTTTGCATCAAAGTAGCTACCGTAAGTTCATCGATTTCAGTATAGAATGCTTCTAAATGATCTTTCCAGTATTCAATATAGATAGCATTACGCCTACCGTATCCAACCCTAGAATATTTTTCTAACAGGTGCAGATATGTACGGCGTATTGCTTTCTTAATATTATTATTTTTAAAAGTATCAAGATTACGTAAAGCAGTAGCTACTTTATCTTTATACATAGGATCTATCTTACTAGTATCAATATCAGTATTAAAGACAAGTTTATCGTCTGTAGCACAGCTGTATACACGACTTATACAATCGGATAAGATAGGGCTGTCCCTATCAGCAGCGTTAATGAGCTCTGCTAACGTACTTGTAAACTCACCTTTATAAGATCCACGATGTTGTACTATGGCATTAGCGATAGTCTCTGACTCGAAACGACTTTCTGTTATAAAATATTCTAATGCTATTTTTGTAAGATACACCTCACCACCTTTTATCTCGTGATCTTTACGGTGTGATGTGGCGCAAATATCATGAAACATCGCAGCTTTTATAATATGAGTCTCGTCAACACCTAGTGATTGTTTTCTATTCATATCCAAAGCTTTATAAAGAACTTCGTTAACATGATTAATACCATGTTCGGCATCATTGCCTTCATAATATAACTCTGCTAATTTAGAAACCTTATCATAGACTTCTTTAAGTACGGGATTCTTAAAAAACTTCATATGTAGTTTTAGTTTTGTAAGTTCAGCACTAGTAATGATAGGTATAATCACATCTATATTTTCAGAAGTCGTACCTATAAAGTAATCGCTGCTTGGCAGTACCTTACACCACATTCTACCTTTGTTTGTATGTATTACTGTATACTCGCCATCAATAAGACATTCTGATTCGCGCCCAGCATAAGTAATCAAATTATCAATATCAGACTCGGCAAGCATCTCTTTTAAAAGATCGACATCTGAATAGTTGTCGTGTTTACCATACATACAAGATAAGAAGTTGGTGTAGATACTCATAAGTGTTGAACAAATAAATCCCTGATAAGATCTACCCATAACATCTGCGTAGAACCGTACGTGCTCTAAATTGTCACTTCTCATAAACATGCGTATCTTAAAGTTAAAAGTTTCAGTAACAGGATAGTTATTAATGAAATAATTAATAGGACGTCTTGTATCAGAGAGGGTCAATATTTCGGCTAATGAAAGTATTCCACCCCCTAACTCCATATTAGGTAAATATAAGGTTATAATGTCACTACCGTTTTTAGATCTAAAACATATCTCTAAGGTAAAAGGTTCAAATCCGTATCGATTTGGTTTAAACCTAATATCAACCGTTTTAGCATATTTCGATATTTTTACAAGATGTCTATTTACTATACTATCTGCTAAAAACGTAAGCGCATTAAGACCTTCTGTTCTTGAGCGTTTCTTTTTAGAATCAGCTTTCCTTATGAACATGTTACATGTATGAATAAGATCGCCCATAAACGATACGAAAGGTTCGTAGCCCATCATATTTAATAACTCTTGTCTATTTGTTCCTTCTAAAAGTTGCATAGCCTCATTATCACCGGTATAGTCCACAAGACCTTTATTATTTTTAATCACGGATAATCCTTATTTTTTTATAGTATAGCGCATGATAAACCATTTTCTAAATAGCCCATTAGTAATGGCGTATTCAAACTTAACTCCACCTGTCTCACCCTCAACACGTCGTCGCTTTAGCATACCCATATCATACAGTAATTTACACCAGATAGATGTTTCATTTACTGTTTCGCGTATAGCATTAGCAATATCCTTAGTTTGATAATAAGTAATCTTATCAGGACATTTCATGATCAAGTTATGAATAATAGCTTGTCTTACAGGAGCAAGTTTACTCATGATACTTAAAATAGTAGGTGTCAAACTATCTAATAATTTTGCCTCACTGTAATCTAAATTCTCATAATGCTTAGCATCATCATTAACAAAAGCATCAAATGTTTTTCCATCTAGGATTGTTTTTATACTCATTTTAGTATTCCCTTTTTTACCAGATAAGGCATAGTTTTAGTTTATTTAAAATAGTGCGTATTACAGTACGTTTAGTACCTCTAGGCGCGCTAATTCCAAATAGTCTTCTACCATAGGTAGAAACAATATCAGCGTTAACTTGTTCACTTACACCTGATAACAACGTAGTTGGTATAAAGTAAATAACAACTTCTTTTTTATAGAATTTTGCTATAAAAGTAATATAGCACGTATAAGCCAATAACATTTTAAAAAACTTTCTCATTTCAAGTCCTTAGTGCCATTTTATATATTAACTCTTAATTACTAACGTACTTGTTCGTTATTAATTAACCAACAACTAGTAAACTAGTTATAGGTTATTAATTAAATAATATATCGTTAAAAGATTGTAAAAATAGACTCTTACAAGTTACGGATTACTCCGTAACTTGTAGTGGGTGTTCAAGCATATTAATTGTTTTAATCTCGCAGTTAATAGTAATAGCAGCGTACATATCTGTATTTGAAACATCATGATACAGATTATTTACAAGCGTGCCTCTACCTATATTACAATCTAACACAGTTCTAGTTGTAATAGGTATCGTAAATGATTTTAGGATACAACCTGATAATACTACACCTATTAGAGTAAGTATTATGAATGAAGAGATTCTTCGCATAACTTTCTCAGGAATTTGATTTTAGACAATATTTGTATTCTAAGACCATATTGTAAACTAAGATCTCTAACGTATTTACCTTTCTCATTGATCTGAATATATTTAAATGCAAGCTCATTTTTAATAAGAGCATCAATATTGTCTCCAGTATCATGTGTTAGTAAATCATAGTAATGGCTTAACTCGGCTATGATAGTATTCTTATCTTTAAATAAGGAAATACTGATATCGTGTATATTAACAAGATACATCATCATTCTTGTACCATAGTAACGTGATTTTTCACCACTGCCTGCTACAATATTACGTATATAATGTTTACACAATTTACACTTTAGAGCATCATCTATCGTTGGTGTCTCATTAATAACATATAGATATTTTAGTACCCATCTAGCAGCCTCAAGTGTTTTAACACTATAAGCTGTTCCTTCTACAATAATAGGTGCGTGTTCTGCAAAAGGCGATAGCCATTTTCCTAGCTCAGTTGTAGCTTGTGGACTTATATTTATAAAATTAACACCATCACCCTCTATCAATTCCTTGTTCATAGTAACCCTTTTTTTTATTCATTAGTATTTAAAATAGCATCTGTTTCAATAATAACGTGTTTGTGACTTGAGAAATCCCCTGTTCTAAGATAGTTTCTAACATTACAAACTACTTGATCTGCTATTTTTAAAACAGCATAAATAGCAGCTTTCTGATTAGGAACATCTTCATCCATTGATAATGTGACAATATCAATATTATCTTTAATGTTTCTTAAGTAATGGTCTATCTTTTTATTACCTGGTTTTAAAGGTCTATCGCCATACAGGTTTTTAATTACGCATTCTATGGTTTCTTTACATTCCTCTATGATAGCTGTATCAATACGAATTGCTTCAGAGTCTGAAAAAACTAAGAACTCTTTACCACTATACTTATCATTAGCATAGATGCAATATTTACTATCCATTTTCTCATGGCTCATACTACTATCGACATAAACGATATAAGTTTTACCAAAATACTTCGGAAAGAATAAGCCTTTTCGTATAACAACATAAACACCAAACCTATTAACACCATGTATATCCTGAATCAATTCAGGTATAACTTTTTCTATAAGCACCATAACTATTCCTTTATTATTCTTGCAGTATTGACTAAGCTGTAGTCCTCGTTAAAGTCAATTAAGGTAGCTAATAGAACAGGCTCAGAGTCCGATACTTTTTTTCTTCTTACGAGTTTAATACGATATTTAACAGCAGCAATAGCTTGCTTAATCATATTAAGGTACTTATCCTTTTCTGTAGTAGTTAATCCAACATAGCTTAAATATTCACCTACTAAAGGTTCAGCTTTAGCATCAAGTATAAGACTCATAGTTATCCTTATTGGTTAATCTAAATAATACTCTAAAATAGAAAAAAAAAAGAACTACATCTAAGTAGTCGGATCAATCCGACTACTTAGATGTGTTATTGTTATCAATATACTTTAATAAGCTGTCATAAATCACCTTACTAGTTCTTAAAGCTGTGTCGCCATTAACTTTGCCTATTACTTCAACTTTCATAGTTGTAGTATCATTCACATTTTGTATACAAAATGAAATAGGTATGTTCATACCAGAAGGTACTTTGGAAATAATTGTTCCTGTGTTAGATGGGACATGAGTTACATTCTTTTTATAATCCTCACAAGTACCAGTAAAAGGTGTTATGATTACCTCATAGGTACTACTATCTATGCTATAGATATCAAAGTGAACTGCTGCCCCGTTAGGAGTAACTTTAGCATAGGATGCCTCTGTTAAATCATAAGAGATGATATTATTGTTAATACTTTTGATAATAGATGATAAAAAGCATAGTATAATAATACATGCTAAAACTCCTAAACCTAGAAAATCCCGTTTTGTTTGTTTTAATTCTTTATTAAGCATAGGAAACTCCTTAATTTTATTTTTTTTTACCACTCAACATTATTACTAATGTATACTTTTTCGGTTTTATTAAAAAAACTCCGTTGTTTTATTTTCATGTAGTACGCGTAATGTATCAGAATGTGTTTGATCAAAAGGTCTTTTTCCACCAATACGTGACATCAGGTAACAAGCTATTTCTAATGAAATTAGTTCATCTAGCACATTTACAACCTCATCGGTTAGTATTAGGCTACTATCCACCTTATTAACATAATCATCAGCATTGACAATGTTAATATCCTTGTTAATATCTGGAGCAGTTAATTCGCACATTTATTACCTCCTAATTGATTTATACTTTTATAATATACGTTTATAAAAAAATGAGTACTCTCAGAAGAGTAACGGGACAACCCGTTACTCTTCTGATTTAATTTCATCTTGTGATATAGATAGCCCTTCAGCTATTTTCTTCTTAGCGAGTTCTTCTAGCTCTTCGTCGGTCATTTCTTCAAAGATTTTTTCTTCTTTCTCTGACACTACTTTTGTTTTAAGTTGTTGCGCGACGCACACTGCGTTATCCTTTGTTGTGAATTTGGCTGTAGACCTGTACGTGGTTCTTAAATTTAGATTCGTTTTATCATTACCAGTATCAAAACCGTTAAAGCTGAATACTGGCGTTATTAATGCCGTAGGGTAAATAATACTATTTATAAACACTGTGTGCTTTGCAGCTATAACCATAGCTGTATTAGCACCACCTGTAAACAATGCACGTTTATACTTTCTTTTAATATCACTACAACTACCCATAGTATTTACCTCACTTTTTACGATTTTCTTTTTTAGATTTCTTAGCTATCTTGGCTTTAGCACGATTGGCTTTTATTCGCATCTCTATAGGAGTCTTTTTTTTTTTATTAATAGGGCCACAAAAAGTATCGCATATCTCCGCTGCGATATTTATACTATGTAATGCGGAGCTTGCCATTCTTAAATTATTTGTCATGGTCTATCCTAGTTTAAAGTATGTTTTGTCCAGTCATAAACTTTCTTCTCACCTTGATAAGGTATCGCAAGTTTTTTACTAATAACATATTCTGACCAATCTGTTCCATTGGCATCTTGGACTTGACAGTTAAGTCTAAAGTATTTATCTCTAAAACAATTATGTATAGTAATTGTACTTTTCTTAATGAAGTCCTCAAAAAGAGTTTTAGACATTTCGCCAAGTGTTTTTTCATAAGCTATTTTAGTATGTACCTCAGGAGCATCGATACCGGTGATACGAATATCTAAATCCTTACAAAGAACCGCGGGACAATTCTCAACAGCCATATCGACACGGATAGTGTCACCATCAAGAACATGTATCTTACCAGGAACAGTATTAAGAACTTGTCCATCACCTTGACCTGATACTAAATAACCTAACGTTAACATTAAAACCATTATAATTTTTAACACTGTGGATCCTTTTCATCTTTAGAATATTTGTAGCTTAAACGTGGATATAAATCTTGTAATATTAAAGTTACTATAGCATATACACTGAGACTTCCATCTATCTTAACAATAGGTGTTCCGAATGGTTCATTATCCGGATGAGTGAAATATTCATATCGCTCTAGTACTTCTTTTTGTTTATGAGAAGTTTCGTAAAAGTCTGGATTACTATTTTTCGTTAATCGTTCATGTATTGTTTTAAAAGGAACGCCTATGTAGTAGATTACATCTGGCATAATATCATACTTAGATAATTCTATAATACCGTTAACAACACTATCGTCAGTACCTGCATAAGCCAAGGTTGAAAGATAATGCCTAGAACATATAACATTCTTACCAGAATAAATAGCTTCTTTAATAGTCTCTGTAACATAGTGCAATTCAGCAATATACAACGCAGCCATTTGTTTAGAATTAACACAGTATTTTCTATCTGCTAAAGCAGCGCGTATCGTTTTACCGAAGATACTATCGGAAACATTATTAATAGCTATAGTCTCTAACCCTTCGCGATTTAGAGCATTATACAGTAATCCCTGTTGTGTAGTTTTACCACAACCATCTAGACCCTCTAACACGATTAACTTACCTTTTTCCACTATTAACTCCCTTATAGATAAAAAATAAAAAACTTCTAACACTGGAAAGTTAATTCCAGTGTTAGTCTGCAAATATCTTCTTTATACCGTTTACTATCTTAGATATCACCCATATAATAGCCAGCACACTTACTACTAGTATTACTGTAAATACAGGTATTGCAAGCATACCTTGAATAATAAGGATACCTAAAATAAAGTATAGGATTTCTTTTATCTCGTTCATCTTAACTATCCTTACTTAATAAAGTGGTGGGCCCAGAGAGTTTTGAAATCCCGACCGATCCGTTATGAACGGATTGCTCTACCTCTGAGCTATAGGCCCGTATTATTAAACACCGTAACTAAAAAAATGGGAGAGATACAACTACGAATCTCTCCCACCCCTTACCCAAAGGAGTATTGCTTAAGAAACTGATATACAATTTCTTATGACGATTGTAAGTACATGCTAATGTACTCATGATAATAGGGATCTGTTGAAAAATAATGTTATACAATATTTCCCTTTATCAAATGAATAATATGTTGCTAAAAAACATTAGCTATCAACGTTCGGTGAACAGAACAAAAAAAAAATAGTTAATAGAAACACAGGACTCTTTCGAGTCCTATGAAATTATGCCTCTGACGGAAGGCTAACACTGACACTACCACCAGCGCACTCAAATGCTTTTAACGCACCAAACACAACGACTCCGACAACTGCGACACCTGCTACTACTTTACCGCTCATAACTAAAACTTTTCTTAAAGTGGATGGTTGTGAAGCTACTGCCTCATCTTGTACTTTCTCAGACATGGTATACTCCTAGGGTATGAATTATAAAGGCATTACTGTCTTTATCTAATAGTATAATATATCTTTATGTTTTACTGGAAATCAAGATAAACACAAGAAGAAGAGTAGCGTTAGCTACTCTTCTTCTCTTTTATATATTACCGTAGTGACTTTAGCTTTTTTCTTTTCCATAACATTAATCATGTTCTTAGTACCAGGGCTAATCCCATCCCAAAAGGCTACCAGTTCATTACCTACTTTAGACATTTCTCTATTACGAATAGGTCCAGCTGCTTTTTTGTACTTATCCCAATCTGCAGGATAAGCTTCATATGGAATATTATTTACTTTAGCATACTCACCTGCCATCTTATCAGCACCACGGGCATCCCCATGAATAATCTTGATATCTTTCTTATCTGTTATAAGAGAGTCAAGAGTTTTCGTCATCAGTTCCCTATCGCTAAAATCTCTTGATCCAGCAATAATGATAGTTCTCATCCTTCTAATTCCATAGCAGCTTTAGCAGCACCAGCATTCAAAAGATTCGTAGCACTAATAAACATAGTTCCTGATACCTTAGGGGTATTAACATGTACACATATCTTACTTCCTGCTACTATCGTGTAACGTTGTCCTGGTTTAAGATTAAGCCCCAAATGCCTTGATAACCAGTAATCCTTAGCCTTGTCTGTTAATACTACTACCATCGTGATGTCGATCCCCCCGTTTCTTTAATTAGATCAAGTGTGATAACCAAATTCTCAATACCTAAAAGAATTCTATCACCATCATCATACGTTGTTATGATGTCATTTTTACTAAACTTATAAACATTGTTTGCTACTTTTATAGCTTGAGAGTAACCTTTATTAAAATAAGGTATATCTATAATACAGCTGTCAAACTTTAATTCTTCTTTTGCAACAGTGTCATATACCTTGGTTACTTTTAATGCTGTAGTATTGTCAAGCACGGATACATTTAGTCTTCCTATAAGATCATCAAGACTATCATTAGGGTACTCAACATGTTCTTCTACAATAGCACGTAAATGGTTAAACGAGAAAACAGGCGACCTATCATATTTTAAGAGAAGATCTTTTAAGAAATCTTCTCTTACTTTCATATCTGTACTGTATTCTTCTAGAACATCTTTACCAATACGTTTAAAACGATAATGATGTTTTATACGACTAGGACTATTTAAGATATATTGATTAATACGCCTTGAGTCATTCTCTGTAATGATAAACAACTTATTCGTTTTATAAAGATCACTCAGAGCTGTTAACATCGTATCCTGTAATGATGCAAAGTTCTTTACAAATTCATCTAGGAATATTACAACATCATTTAGTCCGCTTAAGAATTGAACTAGCTCCATCGTTGCTTCAAGGTTACTAACCTCGATCACAGGCATATTGTTATCAATAGCAATATTGCAGAGTATCTTACATGTTTCTGTATTATGCGTAACAATATAATCTTCAACAACATAAAGATGATCGGCATTATTAACAGAGATACAATAAGCCTCAGCTGCTTCAATAGGTTCAATACATGATATTTGTAATGTTCGTTTCTCACCTTCAACACGTACACCAAACAGCGGTATTGACTTCGTGTCCGTAGTAGCATACTCTTTAGCAATATACCCTAACGAACGTGCCAACATAACAATATCTTTAACGATGAATTCATTTGTACATTCATAATGAAAGAAAGGTTTTTCTTCACTTACACTATCTTTTAAAAGACATCGTAGAAGCTTCTCTCTAACATCAGCAGTGTTGTCTAAATAACACTTGCGAATACGCTCTTCCAGATAATTGTTAACACGTTTAGTATAATCATCTGGCTCATAAGGTATCGTAAAAGGTGTATTTAAAACAGCATCGCAAAGCGGTATACTAAAGATACTGTCAGGATGCTTATCCATTCTTAGAATAAGTTCTTTAGTATTATACACATCCTTTACACCATCTTGAATAATCTCCCATAGATGATCACCACAGGGCCTAGTTGATCTACCATCTTCAAAGGTTATTCTGTATAATGGAACTTTTCCTTGTGGAAATACGCCGACTACTTTAGCAGGTAACCCATTTTTTCCAATTACTTTATCATTAATTTTGATATCTTTAATAGGTTTCCAACCATTCGTTACCCTAACAAGTGTATCACCATGTAGTGCTTTACCAGCACCAGAATCTCCTGTTAGCATAGCCCCACTAGAGCCACCACCTTTATTATATAACTTGGCATAGTTATTCCAAATGATAACTGCTTTATCACGAAGATCCCCATAGATTTTATGCGGTAGTGACCATCTTGGTAAGGTAGGCTCTAAGTAATATTTATTACCTTTAGGTTGCTTAACTACTTTGTAAATTAAAGTAGGTATACCTGATTTACCAATCTTAATAGTAAAAGTAGTATTAAGATTGTTAACAATTTCAGGGACAGTCTTTTGAATATTGTGCGAAGACATGAATGACTCTACGTCAAATGGTGATGACATACTTACTTCCTTTGGGTTTATTATTATTATTATTATTATCTCGTAGTTCTACTTGCTAGTATTGTATTCACGTATTTTAGCATTAAAATACTCAATATTAGTTTGTAGATTATGTAAGGTTACCATAAGATCCTCACTTACATTAGTAGAATCAAAATGCTCAGCAACTATGGTACTATTGACTTCTAATAAGATAACTAAGATTCTTTCATTAGTATCCGTTCTACTAACAGCGACGTAATCATTATTTCCAGACGTATAAGTTACTATGTAATTATTACCATCGGCTAGCCGCATACTGACACTAATATTCATGATATCTCCTTTTTAACAGTTATTTCTACATATTTAAATAATATATTTTTAAAAAATTATCAATCATCGAAGGAGTGTTTAAAGAAAAATTATAAGAGACGCCGTACCTGTATCATTCGGATAATACCGAATGATACAGGTGGAATAGCGCAGTATATTTTATTATAAAAGTAAACATAAGGTATAAATTCTATACCCTAACAAATTCATAATAATAAACTCCAAAAACAATAGCACAGCAAAATTTTTAATAACGTACTCGATATCGCCACCGATACCTTCTTGCTTACCAGTTTTATACCTATCATAGATTATAGTAGCCAAAGCTACCATAACCACTAGCAGCATTGCGATACATAAACTATTTAATAGTAGCGGATTCATAAGACTCCTTTTTAGTACTTATTATTTTTTGGACATATCCGTGCATGTAAACGCGTATTGTTTTGGAAAGAAGCCGAATTCATTTCTTAATGTAACTTCACGTTCAGCGCCTGCTCTTCTACAAGCTATCTCGCTAGGCACGCATACTGCAATTGTGGAAATTTGTGTATCCGTTTTAGATGTTGGTCTACCCGTGTATATGTCCATGATCAATAACCATCCTGTACATATCATTCCTATTGTTTCCATTTACTATCCTTTTCTTTTGATTTTAACTTGTTTTCTAACAGACATTTTTAATTCTCTTTTAGAGAGCAAGGTATATCTTACATTATTAAATCTTACGATTTTCTTTCCGGTGATAAAACCGTAGGATACACTATCTCCGTCAAAATCACCAATACCTACCTCACGCCTAACCGTGTTTGATAAACTATAATATCCACCATAAATATACAGGGCTTTTTTAATATTACTAGTACCATTTTTTATATCACTCATAACACAACCCCCTTTATTTTTTAATACCTGCTCTGACCACTAACCGTAACTCTTTTCTAGTCAACATTTCATACACTTTATCGTTATAAAATATTTTAGTCTTACGCAGCCTAAAACTATATCGTGGGTGTTTTTGATTTAGTAGTCGTTGCCTTTGTCTGTATTCCCTAATTAAATCACCCGCTCCATAGAGATCTACCATAGTAATCTCACCTTTACGATATTTATCCCATCTATCCCAAAAAGTGTGCATATTACTCATTTCAATTGCTCTCGTATCTTATTATAAACTAAGGAGGGTTTTACCCCTCCACCTTTAAACAGTCTGAATAAGACAACGTCTCGCTTGTCTCAAAGGCGCTTGTTTCATTTACTTTCACATACGCAATAATCCAGGACGCTTTCTTAAATTCTGGAAACGTGTTACAGTACTCCACTATTCGCATCTTACAACCCATCATCAATGCCTTCCTTGCTGAAAATGGCGGGGTTTCTCTGTCATCTGATTCTAAAACCATCATAACGACTGGTTCTTTTTTACCTAACTTTCTGCTAACGACAGCAGCAATTTTCTTTTTCACGGGATCTCCCTTAGATTTTATTATAACAATCTCTTGTTATTACTTTTATAATATATCTTTATAAGTATTTCAAAACTAATACTAGTTAATTGATATACTTACTCAATAAGGAGCGTTTATGCGTGGTTTTGTTAAGTCTACAGGTAGTTACGTTAGCGAATTATTCGCCTGGTTTATTTATGGTAAAGGAATGTTGAAATCGGGAATGACAGCAGAACAGCATAAACATGCTTTTGATGGGGCTGTTGAAAAGAATAAACATTTTGAGCACGACATGGCCGAGTGTGGTTCTATGGTTGATAAATTTATTAAGGCTTTCACTTATGATGTTAGTAAAACAATTACTACTAATATTAGCACAGCTGTAAAAGCTTTAAAAAACTTACCTTTTCAAAAGACAGAACATTTTATTACTTTTCTTATTAATGTTTCTGACTGTACCAAAGACCACGGGTATAAACAACTCCTTGAAGAGAAAGAAGCATTAGCAATAGCTTATGATGCTCTTAAGATAGAGCATACTGAGCATGTAAGATGTGCAGATATAAAAATGCATAAACTTATAGCAGGGCATACTAAAGATACCAATGAGTTAGAAAAAGCTATGGACAGTATGCGTAAACGACTTGAATCTGAAAAAGCAAGTTTATCAAAAACAGCAGGTGATGCTATTTTAAAAGCAGATAAATTTAAAACTGCTTTAGAAGAAGCTAAAGCTACTATAACTCAGATTAAAGCTGAAAAAGCAGTTAAAGCCGGTAATATTAAAAATCAGAAAGTACTTTCAGATGAAGATGTTGCGGTTATCAGATCACGATCAAAAGCAGGTGAAAGAGATACAATAATATCAAAAGACTTTAATGTCTCTACTAGTACGATTAATCGTTGTGTCACAGGGCAGACTTATAAGCATTTACCTCTCTAAGAAAAAAATAACAAAGTAACAAGAGATAGCCTAGGCTATCTCTTGTTATGCGTGTTTGTCTAAAGTATTTCCAACGATATCTGTAAAGACTGCTATTGCAAAGGCTGCTGTTTCTGTACCAGACGACGACGTCTTTAAAGGTACCTTAATGAGCATAGAATCAATTCTACGATTCAAATCTACAATCTTATCTTTGTGACGGTTAAGTTCCTTTAAGGTGTCTTCAGACTTGCTACGATAGCGTTCTTTAGATATTACTAAAGAACGAATCTCACCAGCATCTGTAATAATATTACCTGTGATAGTTAAATCATCTTTTAGTTCCTCTGGTGTAACAATACGAACACCACTCTTAGCAAGTCCTTTTGCTAATGAATCTACAACTACTTTTGAAGAATGCTCTCTTGTCATCTCAAGCTCGATAAGCATATCTAAATTCTTTTCAAGAAGATTAGCTAAGATATCTGCCGGTAAAGTGATAGGTTGTTCACCTAGACTTTTATAGTACTCTACTGTATTTTTAGCCACCTTATAATTAGAGGTCGTCATCTTTATTCCTTTCCTATTTATTTTTTTAACCTCGCCACGCACTTAGAGATCATTTCCATTAATTCAATAGTAGCTAATCCAACATTAGCTAAAAGTCTTGAATCTGAATCACCAGTAAGAGTTTTCATTAAGATAATATTAATTTCTTCACAGAGTTTTATCATTACCTCAGGTAATGGAAATTGTTCTGGAATGTGAACGTGATGAATATTGGTACTTTCTTTACTTTTGATATAGACTCCGAAACCACCAAGAGCTGCGATTATTTCTTGCTCACCTGACTCACTAGTTATCATATGATAACTAGTTTCAGTAGTTATTTCTATACAAATATCGGTATCCAGATCGACATCATCATGTCGATGGTTATATGGTAATTCCACACCGCACTCTTCATTACATTTATTCAGAATTGTTAATGCCGTAGCATCCATCCAATTTTTTAGAACTGCGACATGGTCATCTCCAGCCGCAACAATATCTTTAATCATTAGAATGTTATCACTTTTGCCATATACCATTATATTCCTACCTTTAAGCTATTTTATCTTGTAAAATCATTTTAAACTCTTTCAACACACCGAGCACTGGATCAGATTTTCTAAAGTCACCGGTAGCGTAGGTATAACCTTCAGAATTCTTAACAATCGTATTTGTTAACCCAGTATGAACACTTGCTACGTTATCCATTAAGAAACACCAACCTTTGGCATTCTGTGTTTCTTTTAGACCTAGTTGTCCTCTCACATTGTTACCGATACCATAGAGTTTATTATCTGTTGTTACGGCAACACAATGTGTATAACCAGCGCATACTTGTTTAACATCAGTAAGTATTTCTACGTTGTTAAAATCCCCAAAACTTACAATAACATCAAAACCTTGGTTTTGTATTACTGAAGTATAAGATTCACCTGATTTGATTAATTTATTTTCTTTCCCATTTACTATTTTAATTAAAAACATTATGTATCCTTTTTTTGTGTATATTTAAAATCATTGTTAGTGTATCCTCAGTTTGTTCATACTTTGTTATTACAGACAGTATATAAGAGCTGTAAAGAGAAACTACAACTAACGTTAGTGGCCAATGAAAAACTGGTACAAAAACAATTGGGGCATTCAATGCCAGCCATACTATTATAAATGGTATATCCATTTTCATAATAGCTCTAATATTTTTTCTATTTAGATATGACTTTTTAATAGCCATAAGGTCGTTTTCATTTATTTGGTCCAATCCGTACATACGATAGGCTTTAACCAAGCATTCTCTTTGATCTAATTTAGGCGGTGCTAACACCGCTCTGTTATACAGACCTAGAGCTATAATAACTATACTACCGTATCCTAGTGTTAATACCATAAAACGTTCTTTTTCGTCTATGATAATAATATTATTTAACATAAGGATAACCCATATTAACACTGCTATAGTAGACAGTATTAATACAACTATTGCAAAGAACCCAATATAGGCAAGTACCATTTTTTCTCTACTAGGAGTAGTGATATATTTAATGAAAGAAGCTTCTTTCATTATATTTCCTTTCGGTTAGTGCAGTGGGATAATGATGTGTCCCACTGCTTTTCACCACTATAATCATTTCCGTAATCGTACAAGATCAACTACATTGCTGTAGTTGATCTTGTATTTTAATCTACCTTTATAATGTATCTTTATAAAAAAATGGAGACTCACTACTCTACAGTAGACCCTAGGGTCTACTGTAGAGGTTGAGTTGTAAAGGTAAAGTATTTCCACACATTAGTATAATTATCTTTAATACGCAGAATATAAACACTTGCGTTAATCATAATGTTAGCAGGTATAATAGCTGTCGTCTCAGTACTACTAGCGCTCCATAATTGTGTCACTAGACCACGATCTAGTTCTAGTAACTCATACGTATAACCTGTAGCGTTATCAACAGAATTGATCTCTAAAGACACACTTGTTGTAATATCAATATCATCAAGATAAGTTGCTAACTCTATAGTACTACTATCAGAAGTTCTGATTGTTTTACTAACCATTTGTGATGCATCATTAGAACTACTATGAAACATAGCTTTAATACGATAAGCTGTATTACTTTCAAGGATAACATCATCAACCAGTATATTCAACATATCGACTTCTTCAAATACTCTACTCCAAATAGGAACACCCTCTAGTGTTTCTATAAACCAAGATGTAGCAGAATGGTTAGCTGTACCCAGTGCACTGAACCCAGTTACACTTATTTTAAATAAGGTAATATCGTGTTCAAGATCGTTACTATCCGTAGTAATAACAGGGATACTTATCCTGCTAGGGATATCATCATTGTCACCAATATCGTTAACACGTTTTGGTCTTGTAACATCAATGTTACCCCATATTGTATAACCTGTACTTAATAATGCTCTTGCTCTGGCATAGTACTTAACATTAGGGTTAAATACCTGCTGAAACATAATGTCTGTTTTATTCACTTTGTCCATAGTTGATCTGGCAACAACGGCATTAAAAGCTAAGGTTGTACTTATCTCCCAATCTGTCCAAATATGATCAACCTGGTCTTCTAGTTTAAGATCTAGTATCTCAATACGAGCAGCCATTTATGATACCTCCGCGATCAACTCTTCTATGTCACTTGTTAAAGTCATAAGGAGTGTTTTTATCTCTGTAAGATCAACGACAGTATCATTATTAAAGCCACCACCAAAGGATATCTTACCGTACCGCTTCATCGTCTCATCTGCCGTATTTGTCATCTCAGCTAGTATATTGCAGTCAGTTACGATAGAATCATCTTTAATGTTTTCTGTACTAAACATATAGACACCCGGCATATGTTCACTCTCAACACATATATTGCTGGTTAGCTCAACAAGATTATCACCTTCTAATACGATCATTTTCATAGTGACTGTTAATCCTGGTTTACTAAAAATACCTACAAGTATAGCTTTTTCACCTTTAATATATCTCATCTATCTACTCCCACTCTATCTTGTTACAAGCTTCGCTATCAGCGTCACTTACCACAGCCGTTATAACAAATTCAACATAATTATTCGTTTCTCCACCTGCTTCATCAATAGCATAACAAATACCTTTATACGAACCAGCAGTATCAACTGCTATATCGATATAACGCTTATTAGTACTTGTAGGATAAGCTGTTTCAAAGATCTTCTTATAATCATTATCAACAGGTGTCTTAAAATATAATTCCCAACGCACTCGTATGTTACTGGTAACACCATCAACATCTTCTAAATCATTACACGTTAAACGTATAGAGCCTACTGTATCAGAAGGTGCTTCGCTTACTGTAAATTTAGGAGGAATATTTAAGGTTGTTATCGTAGCAAGTACCTCAAAAGATTGTGCTGCAAAACCATCTGACCAACTTACAACACCTTTGATTATATGCTCTTTCACATATTTAACACCTAAAGATTGTTCCCAGTTCTGAGAAAGTTTCTTATTACTAACGATAAGAACATTATCAAAATAATGTTTAGCGGTAATAATAGAACTGTTAATATCTTTTATAGTACCTGTAATAATGAAAGTATCTTTTATAGTAGGATTAACAGGTTCCCATGTGTAAACTAGTACAGGAACATTATTTTTAACCTTAATATAAACAGTATCTGTAGTTGTTAATCCGGCTAAGTTTGTAATCCTAGCGTTGATAGTATAGTAGCCATTATCAGCTCCATTACTAACATAAGCAAACACATTTGTATTAGAAGTAACAAAAGAACTATCGCCCCAATCATACATTGTCCTAGCAACACCAAGTCTATCTGAAAAAATATCAACACCATCATGAACTAATGTATGATAGTGTACTACATTGTTATACTTCCACGTGCTGTTATCGTTAAAAGTTTCAACTACATCAATACTCTCGCCGACACGACCTGTATAGATTTTCCATCCAGGGTGTGAATCATCGGTTACAAGTGTAATACCATCTGTAGGTGACTGTAATGACCATAGTCCAATAACGTTAGGTTTGATACATTTTAGTAATTGAATATCATTAACATAGCTAGTTTCATTTGTTAATGTTAAACTTATCATAGCAAAAGCTCTAGCAGTTACAGTATCTTCTAAAGTTTCAACAACAATATAAACAGTGTCTCCACTATTAACGGTACCGGCAGGTGTTAACCACGCGGCATCGCCCATATTGAAGTTATACTGTGTTTCGTTATTGTTACTATACCATCCAGACCATGTCTTAGTTTCTTTATGGTACCCCCTGTATCTAAATTTAGATACAGGATTATTGTTAACATCAATAATATTACCTGTTAATAGTGTAAATAAAGCCATTAGACAACCTCACTTTCAGTATTACTCCAAGAGAATACGATATCAGATGTTGTATGTGACCACTCTTTACACTTTACCCAGAATCCTGTTATCTCTTTATGCCCAGCATCTACTAGCATAAGATCAAAATTATGCTCACTTGTAGTACTGGTAAAACCAGGTACATAAGTAAGATACTTATTAACACTACCAGGATACGCACTAACAAAGTCTATCATACTTGATGCTTCAACACCTTCTTGTTTAGCTAATCTATCTAAGAAGATATCTTTCACTTTACCTGCTTCGGGTATTGCTATCAACTGCCATCTACCACGTTGTAGTAATATTTCACCTTGTGAATAGTTGTTAGCTAATATAAACTTGCTTGGTAAGGTAATTGTTGTTAAGGTATTATCTGTTGTAACAAAGCTTTTAACAGTCTCTGTTATTAACATACCATAAACATAATCTGTTAGTTTTGTTAACGTACCAGATTTAATAATATTACCAGTATAGTCATATTGAGTATAAGGTAACTCTGTAATACTGACATCCTCACAATAGGCAAAATAAGATATAGGAGGATTACCAACACGTATAACTTCAAAGCCACCTGTATAGACTATAATGTAATAGGTATCTGCTTCAACATTTGTTAATGTGAAAAAATTAAATAACTTCTGTTTATCAACTACTAAGTCTACCAAAATAAGCCCATCAACAAGACTGTATTTATACGCTTTTACCCTAAGGTAATTGATCGCTATTGGTAATACTATAGTAGGGGTTTCGGTTACTTTAAATGTGTTATTGTAACGCATCGTATTAACCTACGGCTTTAATATTTGTTTTTGCTTTTATTGTTTCTTGTAACGATGTGATAACATCTTCTAACAGACTTACTTTATCTTCCAATGTTAATAAGGAATCGTTTATAGTAGTATCTGCAGGTGTTATAACTTTTAATAAACTGTAATCATCGTAAGTGGAACCGGTTATTTCTGCTTCTACCCAGATAATGTATTCTCCAAGACTAAAGGAAGTGGCTATCTCCCAGATATTCTCACCGCGATAGGTTGGCTCTTCACTAATCTCTTTAAAGGCCACCGAAGAACCCCTTTTCTTATAAGCAGCCTTAATCTTAGCGGTGGCATCAGCCGTGATAGTGATAATGTTTTGTGTGTTTTCATTCCATGTGAAAATTATACTGCTCATACGACACCTTTATACTTAAAAAATCACACAGGGGTTGTGACCCCTGTGTTGAAAGATTACATAACGACTGAAATCTTGGTAGAAGCGCCACCAGCTGCTTTAAGAGCTGTAACGTCTGTAGCAATACTTGATACTTTAGTATCAACACCAGCAATAGCTGTAAGGATACTAACAGTTTGTGCTTTAAGAACAGCAAGACCATTCTCAGCATTGTTCAATGCGTCGATGATTGTATTTGTTCCACCTGCAGTGTTTGTAGCGATTTGATCTAAAACAGCTCTAATAGCAACAAGACCTGCGGTACTGTCACCAAGAAGAGTTGCGTTAGCGTCAACTACAGTTTTAACACCTGTAAGTTTAGTAACGATAAGATCACGTGTAGCTTGAGCATCTGCAATAATAGCAGCTTGAGCAGCAGTGATATCAGCTTTCATAGCGTCAACAGAAGCAACGATTAAAGCTTTAAGCTCAACGTTAGTTGCTTGGTAGTTAGGGTTTGGAGTTGTACCATCAGCAAGGAACTGATCTTGACCCATCAAGATCTCTTTGATACCGTCAGAAATACTTCTGATAGCATTGATAAGACCAGTTTGGGCATCTTCACTATTACCGATAGCGATCAACAAGTCTTTAAGAGCTGTAATACTTGCAACTTCAGTATTACCAACCATATTGCTTAATTCGTTAAGCAATGAGATAGCGTTAGAAACACCTGATTGAATTGTACTTAGTGCGGTTGTATCCAAAGAGTTAACTTTGTCCTTGATAAGACCGATCTCTGTACTTGCAGCAGTAACAACGTCATAAACATCATCAATACTTGCTTTACCAATAACAAGAACCATAGAGTTACTATCAATGCTTGCATCGCTAGACTCTAGAAGAACGTTGTATGTACCAACAGTTGTAAATGTTGCAGCAAGTTCATAAGTACCTGGTTTAAGTTCAACAAATGTACCTGGTAAAGTTGTCCATTCACCTGTTGCATTTTGTAAACGATATTTCGCTAGGAATGTTGCAGCCAAGCCAGTTGCATCTGGTGAAAGTTCGATAAGAATTCCGAAAGGGATATTTTGTTTTCTCATTGTGTCATACCTTTTAAAAGAGTTTTTTAAATTAAATAACTTTATAACTTTATAGTAATACCATTACGCTTAAGAATAGTATCTGTAGCCGTTACTTTATCACTCACTGCTAATAAGATTGTATTAGTAGCATTTGAAATAAGACCTAGATCTTCTTCTAACTTCGTATTAGCCGCCATAACAACACTTGTAAGCAATGTCGCTAAACTGTCAGAATTAATAGTCAACTGTGGGTGCATAATTAAAGGAAAATCCTCTAAGTTATCAGTCATATTAACAATTGAAACTATATCCTCACCGTTATAGGTAACTGTTACTGTATGCGGCGTAAGGTACTCTCCAACAGTTGGACCTGCTAGATCTTGATATCGGGTTAGCCACACGTCTATGGAACCGTCATCACCTGTGACACCACTGAATTCAACAACCCCTAACTTGTTTTTAATAACAACAGGTATCTTTGTTAATCTAACACCATCCGTATTTTGAATATACGGTGAAAACTTTAACAAATGATAAAAGTCATTCTTGTTAGGATCCGATCTAGAAATGTTATACCCATTATCAACGCTTCCGCCATATAACTTAATGGGTTTACTTACTTCTGAATCCAAAACAGTTAACAAGTCTGAATAGGCATATTTCGCATCAACATAGTAAATATCTATGCTCGACGATGTCGTGCTAGTATTACCATCTAATGTATATAGGTTTCTTAAATCCGGTAAATCGTCAGCAACATTATAAGCATCAACGTCTAGAATGGTTACATTGCTGTAGGCTGCTATATTATCAGAAGGTAACAAAGCACCGTATTTACCATGAGCACGTCTAATAGTTACTGTGCGTAATGCACTAGTAGGACCAGAGACCCTACCATAACCGTCAATCGTAGACTGAATGATATCAACAATGTTAGTTCCCTTAAAGAAGCTCCAATAACAATAAGCATCTACTATCGACCCATAACATAAAAAGTTACCGGAGTTAGTCGGATCAAGACCTCCAAAGCCATATTCATTTATGAGGTTAGGCATCGAAATGGTACAGCCATTGCCTACAGATGAGTTACTGTATTTGGTACCGACTTGAAACGTAGACCCATATTGTATATCGAATGACTCGCCTAGAATAGAGACCGTTTTAGAGGTATCTGATAACTTAGCATTATTCTTTAAAACAATATTAGCGTTAACCACATAAATACTACCTGACTTTGTAACTAACGTATTTCCTGCAGCTTGTGATGCGCTATAGAGTCCTGCGAAACTAGTACTTACACCATCAACAATAACTGCCTCAGTAGTAAATGAAATTCCTGCCATTTCTCACCTCTTTTTAATCATAATCATTACGTAATGTTAGACAATATGTCTCATTTAAAATGGTTTAGCTGTAAACCGTATCCTTAACCTTACCTTTAACTCTTACAACGGTTTTAGTTAACCCTGTTGTAAGACCAGTATCCCCTGCTAATGTTTTAACAACAGTGCCTTTAACACGCCAATCTGTTGTTAATGTAATTGTTGATGTTGCTGTTATATAGAATGTTTTTACTTTTAAATTAGCTTCAGGATATAATTCTCTAGAAGGAAATGCTGCTAGGTTTTGAGCTATTGTTTCAAAGTTCGGTCTACGTATACGTGTAGTAACATCTACTACACCATCTGTTACTCCTACAGTTGGATCTAATCCTGTTGCTGAAGAATAAGGGTAATTATTTTCTACAGCTGTTTCAGCTGCAGTTGTTGTTGTGGTTACTGTATCACCCATACTATTTCCTTATAGTGCTAATAAGTTATCAACACGATTAAACCAACCTTTAATAAAGGTACAAAATTTATCAATATTACCAAGATATAATGTAAGGTATCCTGTTTTAACATGGTGAAGAATCAAAAGTCTAAAAGAGTAATTAACATCTTTTGATAATCCATCAATTTCAGTTAGTTCACTTTTAGTACCAGAACCAACACCGCCATCTACTTTAAGAGGGCCATTATCAAGATGTATATAATTCTTAACACCCATGGTGTTAACCGCTTTTTGAACTGATGTGTTACATAGCAATGGACTATTAGCATAAATACTAACAATAGCAATAGCTACTTCAGCATCATAATAATCTAATGCGGCAGATTTATAAAAATCACTGTAATAAAGATATGCTAAATAATAACATACTTTCTTATCTACTAAACTATCTACCTTAGCAATAGTAGAAGCGCTCCATGCTGTTGATGGATCACTTGTTACTGCTTTAGCAACACTATCGATGTACACAAACACATCAGCATTAGGATGTTCTTTTCTATAAACACCTAAAGGTGCAGTAATATCAGATTCGCCTGGATTACGTTCAACAACATTACCTTCTGCATCTTTTAGATAATCTAAAACATATTTATACTTGTCACTGATGCTAGCTATCTTACTATCTATATTTGTAATATCTACCATTTTACTTCCTTTATATTAAGATTAAAAAATTAAAAAGAGACTATAGAGCGCAGTTGCGCTCTATAGTTACCCTTGTTTAGTAATAGGAATATTAACAATCTCAAGAGTATGATTGTTAGGAACTTCAAACTCAACAAGAAGTGTTCGTGTACTAATAAGCTCACCCGCAGCAAATGTAGTTGTCATAGTTAAACCATCATTACTATAAGTAGAACTTAGAGGTGTCGCAGACTCATTATTAATGACCACTGATGTTAATGCATTAATAACAGTAACGCCCTGGTCTAACGGATCATTTAATGTTACCTTACCATCAACATCGTTAGTAGTAGCTACTAAATAAGTATCAAGATTAGTATGCAATACCATATCCACAAAAGGTTGAATATTTAACGTTAATGTTTTTCTATCATCTGATACTGAAACCAATGCGTTACTGGTTGATTCAGTTACGGTAAATGACCCAAAGCCTACAAAGTCTTTTTCTGTAATACTTTGCATAGCGATATTACTCACAGCTCGACCATGCTTTAAATAAAGTGTTAACGGAACTCTATCTATAGGTATAGCAGGAACTATCCAATAGGTTCCATAATACCCACCATTAGTATTGATATAATCACCAGCAAACTTAACAGTGCCAACAATAATCTCATTTTTTAAATCATCTATAAGAATATCACCTGGTTTAAGATTAATAAGTTTATTGTTAATCCAAATAACATCTTTAGAAGAAACAAGATGATTATTGAAAATATTAATATTCTTGTTAAACGTCATACCACTAGTAACAAAACTCATATTTGTTTTACCAATAGCTGTAGAGAACGTGGTAGGATCAAATACTAAACTAGTATCAGCTACAAAAGCTCTATTAAGAACTCTGATTTTAAAATCAGTATGTGGTGATTCTAAACTACCTGCTATAACATCTTCTGCAATAACAGATAAAGTAATGTCAGTATCATTGTCAACATAGGGTAAAGTATAACTAATGACTCCGCTGTCTATAACGTAGCTACCTGTTTGTTTTAATACCGTATACTTATAGTTAGGATTAAAATTGTTAATAATAACATTAACCGTAGTACCCTCTACGCCATAGGCTGGACCTGTTACAACTGGGGCAATTGTTATAGCCTTTACAGAAATAATTACCGTATTAGACCACCCGCTGTTATAAAATTCACCCATGTATTTACATTTGACATAGTAAGTCTTACCTCTAAGAAGTTCAATATTAATAGATCCTGTTTTACCTAAAACAGTTGATACTAAATCTGTTGTTTTAACATCATACAGAGTTGTTTTAAAATCACTGTCTAAACTAACAACCCATCGTGTTTTAATATGAGCTTCCATATCAACGTTAACAGGTGCGAATACTGTTCCGTTAATAGTAAACAAATGATTACTAGCATCACTGGTATCCGTTGCTGTTAAAGCAGGAGTAGCAATATAGGCATTCACCGTTGTGACTTGAACAGTATCAGACCAATCACTGGTATATGTACCAGATCTAAATCTACATCTTACATATACTTTATAACTTGGATCTGTTATTTTAAATGTATGTGCCGTTAAATCAGTAGCATTGTTATAACTACTATCCATAAGATTTACAAAATCTGGATCTAAACCTAACTCCCAATCAGTATTAACATGTTGACCTTTATAAGATCCTGTTAAACTAAAATCATCAGTTTTTACATAACCTGTAAATCCTAATATACCAACAAGGGGAGTTATGATACTTGGTTTAGATATTCCACCTACTTTTACTAAAACATCATTTGTTCGTTTCACTACTTCTAAAGCAGCAGAATCTTCTGATACTAAATTAGTAGTTGGGAATATATAATCCCCGCCTGCTGCTGGAACAATAATAGTTGTAGTGTTTTTATTATTATCTCCGTATAAGAGTATGTTACCCATATTACACCGCCTTCTTACAAATTGATCCAGAAACATTCATAACAGTGTTTCCAGTTAATGTCTCGACAATAAGTGTTAATGAGTACGTCTCTTCTACTACAAGTTCACCATAGTAAGTTTGTAATAAACCATCAACATAAGAAGCTCTTACTATAGTAGCTGTATCTATACCTATATTCATACTAGCAGGTTTAAATATCTTACTGTAAACTGCCACCTCATTGTTAACTGTAAATGTTTTATTCTCAATATCAACACTTAGAACGTATAACATTGCACTCGTATCTGTAAAGAGAATATCACCTGCTTTAGGAATATAGACACTTTCATTATAGTTAAAAATAGTCGTAGGCCCAAAACTTCTACGTAACGGATCAAGTATCGTAACAGCATTTTCGACACAGATAATATCTCTAACAGAAACAAATGGAGTATCACTTTCTGGTTGATCAATCGTTTTTGTTGTTATAAATTTATTCATACCTGAAACAGCAGAATGAAATCCATTTACCATAACTGTAGGATAATTAAACAAATAGTCTACACTGGCAGGAATATTCATTACCAGCACATCATGACTTGTAATATCGCTTAAGCCTAATGAATCTTTGAGATTCAAAGCTACAACTTGTAAAGTATGTGTTTCAGTATAGGTATCGATTGTAGTATTAACAACAGGTAACTTCCAATTTATCTTATCACCATCTTGTTCACTGGTTCCACCTGTTAAAGATATAGAATATAACAATTCAGGGTTATAATTAGTAATCGTAATAACAACTACGTTGTTTTCATATCCTGATGTATCACCTGTTATAACTGGCTTCTCTGTTTTAAACATTGTTGTAAAACTAATAACATCTGACCATTCAGATTCTAGTGTCTCTCCAAGCATTTTTGCTTTAACAAAATACTCAGTACCAGGTGTTAATGCTTCTAAGGTAATCGTTGGTGTTGTTACCGTATAAGGTACGCCATATGTAAAGTTACTATCTTCACTTACTAATACAGTAATAGCCTTAAGAGTATCTGTAAATCCTTCAGCTCTAAATGCCGTAATTGTTAAAACTGGTGAGAGAGTTGCCGCGAGTATGTTAGAATCAACAAGTGTTATGGTTGGTGTTTGTATATACTTATCAGTAATACTAACTTCTTTAACAATAGACCAATCGGAGTCATAACTCGCACTATGATGTTTTGCTTTAACAAAATACGTGCCACCATAGTTTAATAAACTATTAGGAAAATCTGTTAAATAACTTGTTGATTTAGCAACATTGGCGATATCACCATTTCCAGCAGTTGCTTTATCTAATGTAGAACTAATGATCCAACTTGTACTAACATGGGGTTCTACAAAACCGTCGCTCACAGCATAAGAAGATGTAGATACATATCCTAATTTCTCAGAATCAATAATCTCTGGTTGTGAAATAGGAGAAGTCACCACAGTATTCTTTATAGTTAAACCACTAAGTTTAATACCCAAAGTACTTTTAGTAATAGGAGATATCGAACTTGAGCTAAAAATGATCTCTCTATCATCTGGAATAGATCCGATATTGATGTTTGAAATGTTTCCATTTGTTTTTATTTGCATATATGATCCTTAAATTATAGCGGGGAATTACCCCGCTAACTTACTGTATAGAAAGAACAATTTAAACTTGTAATTGCTGCTTTACGATGCGTTCTAAAGAATAATCTAGCAGCCTCAACTGGAGAAAATTCGGTAGTAGCAAATGTTGAAGTAACAACACCAGAACTAGTAACGGCACCTGTTATACTAACTGTATCCACGATACCTTCTATTTCCATCTTCGGTAAGATGTGCAATGAAGTTGGTATACTAGGGAATGGTGTATCAACCGTAATCGTATAAACACTGTAATACTTATCACGATAATTAAATTTCGCTGTAAGATTACTATCAGGATCCGTAAGAGAGTTTGTTATTCTTTTAAATGGCTGTGACGTAGATGGTCCAGTGTTACCTAGAAGTTTTGAACCATTGGTACCAGATCCTATAATTTCTCCAGTATAACTAGCAGCAAACATGTTATAACCATTAATATTAATAGTTTTAATACCAGATGCCACTAATGTATATGTAGATAGTATAGTAACGGTATCACATATATTAGTATTTATAATAGCACCGGCGGTATTACTGCCAGATACGTAAAAGTCATCAGTATCTGTAATATACCCAGTACAACTCTCGCCCGCTACTATATATTTAGGTTTAATACTAGTAGTTATATTAGAACTATACCCTTCTGTAGAACCAACCCCAAGATATTTACCAACGCCTGTGCCGACTAAAAAACCACTTTGGTTTATCATCACTAGGTTATGCCTGCTTAATGCTATAGCTGTTGCTTTAAATGGTAGCAGTGTTAATGCGGGATGATTATCATCATTGCCGTTTGCAAAACCACTATTTAAAAAAGCATTATATTGATTTGATCCGGCAACATAAACATCGCCAGCTGTTCCTATCATAGCAAAGTTATTATACCCTGCGGCTATAGCTGTTGCTTTAATACTTATAGGTGTGAACCCGTATACTGTCACGGTATCGCCATATTCATCAATAGCATTAATACCTAATTCACCATTATCATTACCACCTGTTACATAAACAGTCCCGTCCCATTTAAGTACAAATGTGGAAGTGTAACTTAAACAGAAATCTACGACATCAGTCATACCAAGTGGTGTGAAATTAGTATAGGTTAATGAATATGGCCCGGCACCTAGTCCACCCTGCATATTTGAACCCTTACCGTATAAGACACCATCCGTAGTAAGTGCCAATGTAACGTACTGATTTTTCATTATTTTCTTAAACACTAATGGATAAGGAGATATACCTTCTACAGATCCTTCATCATAGTAGCCATTTGTTTTAAACTCATAAGTTTTATCACTTGCAGATATGAAAGAATTAAAATCTGTGGAGGTTATTATGTTTTGACCTATTGATGGACAAAAAGGTTGTTTTGTCAAAGTTGATTTAGAAACAGCCGCAACATTACGTATGTTACCATTGACATCTACAACTCTATCCCCTACATTAACATCAATCTCTTTACCATTCACCCTAAAGCTAGTTGTGGTATTAGTATTCGTTACTGTAAGCGGATATTTATAAAGAATATTCATATACAGTTCAGAATAAGAACAACCAATCTGTTTAATATTGGTAGCAGTATTTGTATGTTTATCAACATAGATGTTGAACTGTGTGTCTGCTACAAATAAACGTTTAGGAACTGCTGCGAAGTAAGGTGTTTTAGATGTTACATATAAGTTAGGCTTATAAGGATTTAAATCACTTATTCTACCGAATACCCCTGTTGGCGTAGTGAAGTTTGCGTTAGGAGTTATTTTATAGTTAGCTCTTGAGTCACCTTTACCATACCAGCAACCATCTCTGGAGCTATCGTTAGCATACCAATATCCGTCGCTCATTAACGCAGCGTATGAATTCAAATCAGTACACGCTAATGCCGTTGTTTTCCAGCCTATGGTAGAATTATAGGTAGCGTTTACAGGATCTATTGCGTTAGGAGATATGTATAAACCATTTGAAACAGTTTGTAAAGCATGGCCATAAATAAGATAATATAAATGGGTAGCGTGTATACCTAATGATGTAAAGTTTAAATACGTAGTACTGGTCGCTAATAACGCACCAAATTGAAATAATGAGTTAGTACCGGCTACTTTAACGAGATTCGTTGTTTGTTCAATACACACGGTACCATAAATATTGTTTTCATCTCCTACGAAGACAGCATCTACTACACTTAGTCCTGTACTTACAAAATTTGCTGCTGTTGTATTATTACCTGTACCTAACTGGCTATAGGTATTAATACCTTTTACATATAATGTATTTGCTTCTGTACTAATACACCCTATAACAGGTAAATCTGCATTTGAGCCTCTTACGATTCTCCAAACACGTACAGCAATTGCTGTAATATTAGTAGCAAACACATCATACATATTATTGTCATTACCAATAATCCACCTGTTGTAGAAATCAATAACGATCGTTTGAGTTTTTCTCCATGTATTCATAGTTGGTGTTGTATACCCTGTGGCATAGAAAAACGGAGCTGTGTTACCTATAGTCCATAAACAACCTGTGCTATCAATAGCATAACCTGATCCAGCTATATGTGAATTAAAATAAACATACTTTGCTTTAAAAGGTAACTTAATAAAGTTACATGTATCATCAAGATACTTTTTACCTTCTTCAGCATTAAACTGCACACTAGGGTTATACTTAGTAAATGCACCATAGTATAGTGTCCCATCACTCTTAACAACACATCCTGTACTTGCAGCATTACCATGAGTATTATCTGCATATATTTTAGAAGTTGTGTTATCAAAAACATACTCTCTCACACCATCATCAACAACCGTGTCAACAATAACTTCATCGCCTATTTCATTAATAAGCATATCACCTGATTTGATTTTAAAACCTCTGTCATCTACATATAATGTACTGGTAGTAGATGTTTTAGTATGGTTTAAAATATCAACCATAGCAGCACCTGCAGTAGCACCATTATGTGTATCAGCAGCTGTTCTAGCAATAAGGTTACCTGATCTAAGTCTATAAACATCTTCAACCCAGTTGGTTGTTATGGTACCATTGACGTTCTTAGCAGTAATAGTTTTACTATAAACAGGACTTGTCGCTACAGCTGAAGTTAAACTATAATTACTGATAGTTATAGTCGCTTGAGTATCTGCTGTTACAGCTGGGAGTGACCATTTTAAAGTATTGCCTGTTCTGACGATTGATCCAAGAGTTACATTAATGGTATACCCTTGTAGATCTGTTTTAGAAGAATAATTGCTTATTGTCAATGTAGATGTATTAAACTCATATCCAATTGAATCACCTGCTACAACAGGAACTACTAGTTGTGTCAATCCTGTAATAGTAAAAGGTGAAGAGAATTTACCATGCAATACTGCAGAAGCTCCATAGACAGCTGTGTACCCAGCAGCAACATACAATGTTTGATTATAATCAGGTGTTATAACCGTACTAACATAACTATTTGGTACTATCGTCATGTTATTATTGACAGGACTAAGACTTTCCCATGTTGCAGTCCCGGCATCAAATGCAGCTATCTTAGTATTAAGATCAGCAAGAGATGTTCCATAAATAAAATATAAACCATAACTAGTTAGCGCCACGCCATCTTTTTCAGTATAACCGTATCCTGAGATATCCCTAAAACGTACATCTTTATAAGGAAATCCATTCTGATCAATAGCTGATATAGGTACAGTATTCAAAACTGGAGCATCTATAATAATACCTTTACCAGTAGCTGAAACTACGCCGGACCATTCACTAACATAGAGTGGAGTATTATATCTACATTTGATAAAGTATTTTACACCTATACCTGCCGCTATTGTTATAGCCTCAAGATTAATAATATCTGTGCTATCTAAAACCATATTGGTAAAGTTAGCATCTAATGCTATTTTCCATTCAGTTGATAAATGTTGACCCTTATAATTACCGATAGTCTTAAAAGGTGTTGTTGTTATCACGCCTGTAAAATCAATGGCGTCTAACAATGGTGATGTTACAGCTGGTTTTTCTATAAAGGCAACACTACTAACCGTAGTTGATACAATAGCATCAATACCCGCTGTAAGATCACTTTCTCCTGCTAAGTCTCCACCATTTTCTGGTAACGTGATGACTACGTCAGCACTGTCACTAGGTTTAATAGTAAGACTACCGCCACCTACTGACTTAATTTTTAGTCCTTTACTCATTCTCTTTCCTTTTTAAGTCATAACTACAAACGTAATTATTCTTTACTGTTTATTTATAATTAAATAACATTCCCAGATAACCAGGTGATACATTATAAGCTTCTACATCTTGTACCTGTGGATATCCTAGAAGTTGTAATACACGTGTAGCCATCTCTGAACAGAACCAACGTTTATCACTTTGAATACCTATAGGTATAAACTGTGACATAACAATAGCTAACCAATCATATTTCATATGCTCATGATCTTTTAACCAATCTAACACATTATTATACTGTTCTCTTGTTAACACAACATCCTCAATATCTAATACGTTCCAATCACTAAGATCCTCTTTAAGAGCTTCAACATGAGTACCCTTACCAGTGGATGATATCCATATATCACCAATTACTATTTCAACATGATAGAGTTCACTCTTAGTCCACCAGCAAATTGCTTTATGGGCAAATTCTTCATGTTTATTCTTGTTAATACGTTTAAAAGCTATAGAAACAGGTAGTTTTAAACACTCCATTTCTTGTTCAGCCCCTGTAAATAATTCCATAGGTTAACCTTTAAAAAAAAGTGGATAGAATATGATAGGACTCAATGGTCCTATCATATCCATAATCTTAAGATGTCTATTTAGTAACAGTTGTTACAAACTTTTTAATACTGTTTACAATGTTCGTGATGGTTGACCAGCGTGTGAAGATGTTATCAATCATAGTAGTACCTTCACTTGACAACTTAAGATCTGCTGTTGTATTTGTCTCTAGATGTTTCTTAAAGACATATTCAATAAGAGTTCTATCAGCAGGTAACAAATTTGCTTTTTGTTCTTCCGGCATAACGCCGTACATTCTAGATGTTAATGAGATCATGAGTGAAAGACTATTCGAGATGTCTGCTAATACGTCCTCAGGATCAATTCCAGCCGCTACAAGAGCATTTCTAATCTCACCCTTACTCTTGCTAACCCTAACACCATTGCTGTTCTCATAGACAACTGTGGCTAAAGCACCATTCTGTTCAATCTTTTTTTCATATCCCATGATATATTCCTAATGTTTAAAATTTTTAATCAGCTTAATCATTATTTGTCATTAAAATAGCTAGGGGTTTAATCCCCTAACTAACCGTAACTTTTGAACCTATTTTTTCTAGATTCGCTGTAATCAATGTAACTAAGGCGCTTTGTTGTCTCTCTACTTTTGTTTCAATAGATCGACATAAAGGTAACTCTATATCGTCATGCCAAACACTAGCAACACCATTATTTATTATACCCGTATTAGGTATAGCTTCTATTCCGTTAAAATAGATGTTAGCTAATGGATAAATAGCCGTTGGAACATTTGCAAGTGTTTCTTTAACGGTTATCCATTTATTAACTTTATAAGATCCACCTAATGGATAAGCATAATCAAGTGTGATAGGTGTGCCAGCTGGGTACATTCTGTTATCACCTCTGTTATAATCAAATCTGTACCCAAACCCAATGATTTTACCAGTAGTTAAGAATAAAGTAGCGCCAAAACTACCAACACTATAAAATTTACATTTGTACCCAGTAGAGTGAAACCCGTCTAGTACATCACTAGTTGTACCCAAACAAAGTTTTCCAAGTAGATTATTTCCAAAAGTATAAAGATAACCTTCTGTATTAATGGCGTATACAGATGACTCATTTACTTCAAAAGAAACTATATCCGATAACCCTGATATCTGCGTGTATGTAGTTACAATAGTGCCGGGAAGAGCATTAAGAAGATATCCAAACAACCCAGCATAATAAAGTAACCCATCCAGTTTTTTAATAACAAAAAGCTCTCCAACGCACTTAACATCAGTTGCGTAAATATTAGTAAACGTAGGGGTAGTCTTAGCAATCGTATTCCCTAACCCAGCCTGGCCATTCGCATTCCTACCAACGAACATTAACTCATTTGCAATCGATATAAACAAAGTATTATCATAGGAACATGCTACGGCTTTTACAACATAGCTAGTAGGTGTAAATACCGTTGTATCAATGGTGTTATTTAAACAAAGTTGCCCAACTGTATTATAACCAGTTGAATATAGTCTACCGTCTTGTCCTATAGCTACACTATGAGAGCCTGACCCAGTCATGTATGTTGGATTGGTAATACCAACACATTCTGTTAAAGTTGTGATAGCTGCTGTTGTGTTACCTACACCAAGTTGACCTGCGCCATTCCCACCAAAAGCAAATACTTTTCCATCATTTTTGCGCACAACAAACACACC